GATCTTGCTGCTGCTGAGTCAACACCTGTTGCACTCACCGCACCTTCTATCGGTTAATATGGAACCTGGTAGTTTTCCCCCCATCACAACACATGTGGTGGGGTTTTTTATAGCGGTATTATCAATTGCCGTTCCAATCATTTGTGTTCTATTATGAATGTAAAAACTAACGATTGGTTCACTTGTACTTCAAAGGAACCATATGATAGGCATCATTACCGATTGAATTTTTCAGATGGTTCCTATAGAATTTTCGAGTCTTGGGATCTAGTTCAAGCAGAATGGTACCAAAGACTTCCAACATCACTATCACATATAGATGTGTTGGACATTAAACAAAACACGAAAAAAACAAGTGGAGGATTTAAATAGTGGTAGCATCAACTTTACAACAACAAAGGAGGGGATGGTTTGATATCCTTGATGACTGGCTTAAACGTGATCGCTTTGTCTTTGTGGGCTGGTCTGGACTTCTTCTTCTTCCCACTGCTTATCTTGCAATTGGTGGCTGGATTACAGGCACGACGTTTGTTACGTCTTGGTACACCCACGGACTTGCAAGTTCGTACCTCGAAGGTGCTAATTTCCTTACAGCAGCTGTGTCAACGCCTGCTGACGCTATGGGTCATTCTCTTCTTCTACTTTGGGGTCCTGAGGCTCAGGGAGATTTCGTCCGCTGGTGCCAACTTGGGGGACTCTGGGCTTTTGTGGCTCTCCACGGTGCCTTCGCCCTCATTGGTTTCATGCTTCGTCAATTCGAGTTGGCTAGGTTAATTGGAATTCGTCCGTACAATGCTATTGCGTTCTCTGGGCCTATCGCTGTTTTTGTCAGTGTGTTTCTCATCTATCCTCTCGGACAGTCCAGTTGGTTCTTTGCACCGTCGTTTGGTGTGTCTGCGATATTCCGCTTTCTACTCTTCCTACAGGGTTTCCATAACTGGACGCTCAACCCTTTCCATATGATGGGGGTTGCTGGTATCCTAGGTGGAGCATTGTTATCTGCTATTCATGGCGTAACTGTGGAGAATACTCTCTATGAAGATGGGGATCAAGCAAATACCTTTAAGGCTTTTGACTCTACGCAAGAGGAGGAGACTTACTCGATGGTTACTGCGAACCGTTTCTGGTCACAGATCTTCGGTATTGCTTTTAGTAATAAGCGTTGGTTGCATTTCTTTATGCTCTTCGTTCCCGTCATGGGTCTCTGGACAAGTTCTATCGGTATTATTGGACTCGCTCTTAATCTTCGTGCTTACGACTTTGTATCTCAAGAGATTCGTGCAGCAGAAGACCCTGAGTTTGAGACTTTCTATACAAAAAACATTCTTCTGAATGAAGGACTCCGTGCATGGTTAGCACCAGTTGATCAACCACATGAAAACTTCATCTTCCCAGAAGAAGTTCTACCTAGAGGTAACGCACTGTGATCAAAGCATTCTTCAGTTTTATATTTGCTGCGGTGATGTGGGTTCAAGTCCCACAGTGGAGCGATGACTGGAGTAAGTGCGCTGTTGATGTACCAGACACAGCATGTCATTGGTACATCACAGCACCCGATAACACCTTTGGTGAAGGATTTAGTTGGGCAAATGCCCCTTGGTTTAGTGCTGAAGGTCTCCGAGACATTGGAGAACTTCACGACACCATGACATCCCTACAAATAAATAATACTACCGATAGCTAACAGTAAATGAACGTAGTAAAACTTTTAGGCGAAGCAACATTGCTTACAACTACGCCAGATAATATTGACTCTGGAGAAAGAATTCTCCTTCAACATAATCATGTTGGTGGTAACGCTCACCTAGTAACACTCAAGAATGTTGGCGGCGATGTAATCGGTAGTGTATATGTTGCTCCCCATAGACCACTATTAATTGACAAAGAAAAAACTGATACACTTGAAGTCATAAATGGCGTCAGTGATTTATATGCTACATCTGTTGCACACATGGGATAACTAAATGAATAGTTTTGAAGTCTTTCTTTATTTCACATGCTTCGCTCTCATTGCTGGTGGTGCTTTTGCTATGATGTGGGCAAACATTCAATCTATTAACATAGAGATGAGGACTCCTCCCAAACCAAAGCATCCTGAAGCACCACAAGCAGGTGAAGAACTGATGTATGTAGATTTATCTAGAGAAAAACTAGAAAATCTCTACAAGGACTAACCTACCTCCTAGACACAATAAATAATCTATGATATACTAGGGGTCTTCGGACCCCCTTTTTATTATGGAAGACTACATCTTTCCTATCAAACTTGTGTCGGAAAGAGTAACTGAATCATTCGATCTTGATAAATTTAAAAATATTATTCAAGATTATCGACAGGAACATCCGAGTGTTCAGAAAAGTAATATTGGGGGATGGCAGTCACAATTATTTCCATCTGACGAATCTATTTCTGATGTGGTGCGTTCTGTTGCAGAGACTTACAAACGTGGAACTAGAATTGCAGAACTTGGTTTAGATTTAGAACTTAGTACATACTGGTTTAATGTAAACCCACCTGGAACATATAACAGTCTTCATATTCATCCAGGTGCTATTTTATCTGGAGTCTTCTGGGTATCATGTCCAGAAAATTGTGGTAGACTTATCGTAAGACATCCAAATGAAATGGTAAACTATTACCTAGGACCAGATGAATTATCAATTGATCCACATGAAGGTCTACTAGTTTTGTTCCCGTCTTACCTACCACATCTTGTAGAACCTAACCAAGGTTCAGAAGATAGAATTTCTATATCATTTAACTTGACTATTAAACAATGAAAATTACTGCACATACTATTGATGGTTGCTTTTATTGTAACCAGTTGAAAGAACTTCTCAGACGAGCAGACCTACCTGCAGAGTTTATTTTAGTGGAAGACAAAGAAGAGTTTGTTAGCAAGTATCCAAACGCCAAAGGATATCCTTGGGTAATTATTGATGATGAAGAGGTTGGTGGACTGGTAGAAGTTGCAACTTTTTTAGTTAAAAAGGGTCTTGTGTCTTCTAAAAAATGACTATAAATAAAGGAACAGAGTTGATGCTTAGGAGGACACCCAGGGAACCTGAATCAGAGTCCCCAGTGCTCAGAAGACTGGGAACGGAGATCGCATTCTCCCTTCTACGTAGAAAGTTTCTATTTAAACTAGAACTTAGTTGGGAAAAACTACTAGACAACTAAGGAGTACGACATGGAAACGGCAACAATCCTATTCTTCTCGGCAACAGCATCATTTCTCTTTCTATGTGTCGGGATTGTCGCAGGGTGGACAGCAAAGGATTTCATGCATGATTACTTCGTATACGAAGAAGAACAGTTAACACATCCTGAAATGTATGATCAAAATGGTCAATACATAAACGAAGAACTATTATTTGTGAGATTTTTAGAGGAAGACGACGATGAGACTTTTGATGAATGAGGTACTGCAAAAGGTATCAAACGCAAAGACCAAGAAAGAAAAGATCGTGTTGCTGCAGGAGTACAACACTCCTGCACTTCGTTCTCTTCTAATTATTAATTTTGATGAGAGTATCATCTCCCTACTTCCCCAGGGTGATGTACCATTCATTCCCAACGATGCCCCAGAGGGCACAGAACACACCAAACTAGAGCACGAGCATAGAATTCTTTACCACTTCTTTAAGGGCGGTTCTAAGGTCGCACAACACAAGCGCGAGTCCATGTTCATTCGCCTTCTTGAGGGATTGTCTGAACCAGAAGCGCGTATTATGATTCTTACAAAGGACAAGAAACTTGGTAAGCGTTATAAGATTACCAAACAATGTGTTGTTGAAGCCTACCCATCAATTGTTTGGGGAAATCGATCTTGAGTAAAGTAAGAGTAATTCGTGAAGATTGTGATCCAGAATTGGCGCAAGACAGAACACTTCCTAACACCACATTTCTAATAGAGTATGAGAAGGATGGGAAAACTTGTTACGATATTTCTATTCCAAGAAAGATAGTGGACATGTTTGATTACTACTGGGACAAATATAAACATGGACTAAAGGGATGGACTCAAACTGAAGGAAGATCTAACCCAAAACTATGGGTAGATCCACAAGATAAGAAAAAATAGTGCTTTATCAAAAAGAATATACAAGTATCTTCCACGTTCACATACCAAGAACTGCTGGAAGATACATTAGAAATATCTTTCTTGATAATAAATTTGATGGTAAGTATCTATCTTATGATGAATTCTATAGAGGTATAGAAGTTCCTCACTTACATTATCCATTGTATAACGACCTTTCATATGTTGAAAACTCCAATCACTTTGCTGTGGTAAGAGATCCATTTGAAAGATTCAAGTCGTCAATGCAATTGATGATTAGAGCAATGAATTATCCAGTCGAATTGTATGATAAGTTAAAGGACAAAGATTGGTTATTTAATTTTCTGAATCACTCTCGTGATTACAAACAGTATCATCAAAATCATTTTAGAAAACAATCTGATTTTATATCTGCAAGAACACACGTCTATAAATTTGAAGATGGATTAGGTATAGAACTCATAGACTGGTTGAATGATAGACTAAACCTAGATCTAAATCGGACTGAATACAGGTATGAAATCTTCCATCCTCATTCGATTAGTGGCGAGGAGTTACCAAACAAAAAAGATATTGATCCCATAGTTGAGAATTGTATTAGAGATTATTACTCAGATGATTATGAGAATCTTAAGTATTAACACGGTATTTAATGTTACTATTTGCACACACTAAATAGATATGGTATAATTACCATACGTTCATCCCCCGCAAGGAGGACGCAAGTAAGTCGCGGAACGGAGCCGTTCATCCTATGTTAGAACTATTATTCTATTCATCACTCACCTGCCAACAAGCTGATACAATCATGCTGAGGATGGAAGCAAATGAGAATATCTCAAATGCTTTTAAGGTAGAGTTGATTGAGGTCATGAAGGAGTCAACTCCTGATTGCTATCCATGGGACGCACACGACTGAAGGAACGGGGATTAAAAACCCTAACTTCAGGAGACTGACAAATGAACACACTGCAAATGATCAAGAAGCAGATCAACAAAGCATCTGCACTTCACGACGCACAGATTACCCACACTTCATATCGTGGTGTTGAGTATACTACACGTTGTGTCGAATTAAAGGAACCCCACGGCACATTCTGTTATCGTGGTCGTACCTACAGTAAGTGAGTTACTTGTAAACTTGTAAACGAAGGGTTAACACCCTTCTTTTTTTGTGCCTATTTATTTTTAAGCATATTTACGGATGCTAAAATGTTAGCAAACCCTTATAATTAGATATAGAAATGAGGATTAGTGATGTAAAAAATAACTCTTAGTTATGATTTAGTTTTATTCTATACCAAGGAGGTTTATCATGCATAATCTAATACCATTCAATCAACTACATGAGTGGAGAAATTTTGAATCATCTGTAAAACAATCACAAGAGGAACTAGAAACAATTAATGAATACTATGAATGCTTAATCGAATGTCGAGAAGGTCAGTCATTGTGTAAACGTATTTGTAGGAGAATCTTAGCATAATATCATCACGAGGGGTTGCGACCCCTCTTTTTTTGTGCTAATATAAATATCAAAAAGAAGAGGTAGCATGGAAAGAGAAAGACTCAAACTCATCTACAGAAACCTCAAGTCCCTGCTCAATGCTTTAGAAGCAGAGATTTATTCAGACCCTGAATCCTATAAGTCTCGCCAAAAAGATGCTATAATAGGGTTTAGTGTTTCTTCAGACGATGATGACGGATACCCAGACTAAATGACCAGACTCAAAGACCAAATTAGATTAGCGAAGATGGCTTTAAAACAAGCCAAGAAACACCCAGAACTGTATAAGAAAGAAGAACTTTTGTATATGGCAGTTCAACTTAAACGTGCTAAAATAGCACTAAAAGCAAAACAACAACGTCGTAGACAGGAGAAAGGTTTTAGTAATGACGCAAGTGAATCTAGTATCAATCACTCCCGAAGCGGAGAAGATGATGGGGTACGTAGCGAGGGTATCCAATCCAGCAAACCAGGAGAATCCTAAGGTTGCTGGTCTTCTAAAGTATTGCATTAAGCATCAACACTGGTCTGTCTTTGAGCAAGCATACATGACGCTTGAGATCAACACCACCAGGGGACTGGCGGCTCAAATATTACGTCATAGAAGTTTTACATATCAAGAGTTTTCTCAAAGGTATGCTGATAGTTCTATGTTAGCAGACAAGATTCCTCTACCTGAACTACGCAGACAAGACACTAAGAATCGTCAGAACTCTATTGATGATATCGATCCTTTTGTACGCCAAGAATTCCAAATCAAAATGCAAAAACATTTTGAAGATGGAATGAAACTCTATCAAGAAATGCTTGATAGAGATATTGCAAAGGAGTGTGCTAGATTTGTGCTTCCACTCGCCGTACCAACAAAAATTTACATGACGGGATCGATCAGGTCATGGATTCATTACATCGATCTGAGATCTGCTAACGGCACACAAAAAGAACACATGGATATTGCGGAGGGAGCACGTAATATCTTTGTGGAACAACTACCTATCGTATCCGAGGCATTAGAATGGCAATGACTGACCCAATTACAGTAGAAGATTACAAGTGCGTGAGTGACGAGTTCTTTCAGAAGTATAACTATGTTGTAGAACGCATGGGTTCTGTGCCCCCAAAGGCAGAGGATGTTCTGAAGATTATGGAAGCACTCAGCGCACAAGTTATTAAAGAGAGAGTCAAGAGTAAGATCGGACCTTTTGGTTTTAACAAATGCAAAAGTGAAGATGCGAATCCATAAATCTGGATAAATTTTTCCCGCTAAAAAATGACCTAAAACCTTTTTCATATGCCTACCTATCCTATAAAACATAAAGAAACTGGAGAGAAAAAAGAACTCTCCATGACAATTGCTCAATACGAAGAGTGGAGAAAAGAAAACCCTGACTGGGATAAAGATTGGTCTGCAGGTGTCGCAGGCGTCGGTGAAGTCGGGGAGTGGCGTGATAAAATGTCGAAGACACATCCTGGATGGAAGGATGTGATGAAAAAAGTTCAACAAGTCCCAGGTTCTCAAATTAAAGGTTGGTAAACAGTATGCCTAGAAAGCAAAAGCAGTACACGATTCCCGTTCCTCCAGGTATGAGTAAGAAGCAGATGAAACGTCGTCGTCCTATCAACAGCGGGTATCTTCTCGACATCAATCCACTCACAGATAATCAAGAGATTATGTTCACTGAGTGGGAAGACAATAAGAACTTGTTTGTCTATGGTTGTGCTGGTACAGGTAAAACTTTCATCGCACTTTACTTAGCACTGAAGGAAGTTCTTGAAGAAGATTCTCCTTACGATAAGGTGTATATTGTCCGCTCACTAGTTGCTACTCGTGAGATTGGGTTTCTTCCTGGAGATCATGAAGACAAGTCATCTCTCTACCAGATTCCTTATAAGAATATGGTTAAGCATATGTTTGAGATGCCTGACGACAATAGTTTTGAGATGCTGTATGCAAACCTCAAGAGTCAGGAAACTATTTCATTCTGGAGCACATCTTTCCTTCGCGGCACTACTCTAGACAATGCTATTGTCCTCGTAGATGAGTGCCAGAACCTGAACTTCCACGAACTTGATAGTCTTATCACTCGTATTGGTCAAGACTCCAAAGTTATTTTTGCAGGTGACGTTGCACAGACTGACCTACAAAAGAGTGCAGAAAAAGATGGCATCCTTGATTTCCAGAGGATCCTCAGAGAGATGGATGAATTCTCTATGATTGAATTCGGTATTGAAGACATCGTTAGATCTGGTCTAGTGAAGTCTTATCTTGTGAACAAAATTAACCTCGGTCTATGAACATTTTCAATCACGTTGGTGACTATACTCCAATTCATATGGAGGCGCAGACAGATAAAGAAACTGGTAAGCGCATCTACGTTACCCCTAGCGGCAACAGATATCCATCAGTCACCACTGTGATTGGTAGCAATAAGAAAAAGATGCAGTCCATCATGCGGTGGAGAAAGCGGGTTGGTGCGGAAAAAGCAAACAACATTACCACTCGCTCCTGTAATCGTGGAACAAAGTATCATAGTATTGTTGAGGATTACTTTAACAATGAACTAGATCTCAAGAAGTACAGCAAGTATCCGCTTCCTGTGCTGATGTTCAATCATTCTAGGGGTATACTTGATCGTATAAATAATATATACTTTCAAGAAGCGGCGCTCTACTCAGACAAATTAGAGTTAGCAGGGCGTGTTGATTGCATTGCAGAATTTGATGGAGTATTGTCCATCATTGATTTTAAAACATCAGCATCTGAAAAAGCGGACAATAGACTCTACGATTACTTCGTTCAGGAAACAGCATACGCCTGCATGTTAATGGAGGTGCATGGTATTAGAGTCTCTCAGTTAGTTACAATCGTCGCTTGTGAATCGGGCGACACGCAGGTTGTTATTCGTCCACTTTTGAAAGAATATCTAGATTCCTTACTTAAGTACATCGACGAATATAAAACTGCCCATGGACAAAAGCAAACTATTAGAGGATAAATTTATGACTGCGGCTAGATTCTCGCAGGAAGTTGAAAAAATAGTTTTGAACAATAGAGACATGAACTATATTGATGCTATAATTCACTACTGTGATTTGAATGAGATTGAGTTGGAGACTGTTCCTAAACTCATTTCTAAACCATTGAAAGAAAAACTCAAGTTCGACGCACAAAAGTTGAACTTTATCAAACGCACTTCTAGAGCAAAGTTAATGTTAGTATGACTGAATTCTTTAAATCGGAGATGGTCCGAGGTGACTTACAAGACATGATGGAACTTCAGCAGACCTGCTTCAGGTATGCATCTAGTTTCCCAATTCTAGATACTGAAAGGAGACTTGAGTATCTGGAAGCGTTGATTATTTTGCTGGAAAAGCAGAAGATCATGTATCATCGCATGAACTTAAGTGATGACGAAGAAGCGAAGTCCGTTGTTGAAAACATGCGGACTGCTGTTGAAATGCTGGGTGGAAATCCAGAATTAACTGTAGAAGATATGTTTGCTGACCTTGAGAGCAAGGTCAACATCATGATAGACAAACTACAAAGCGGCACATGGGGTTGACGCCCCACTCTGTGTCTGATATTATATCTTTGTTGGGCAGATGAGTCGGGGAGACCCGCCTGTACGTAAGACCCAACGCATAAACCAAATCCAATTATATCCAACTAAATCCAATGGCATCTATCCACGATCTAAAGCGCAAGTCCCAGGCAAACTTCGCTTTCCTGCAGAAGGAAATCGAAAAGTCCACTACTCAAGGCAGTAGCGACGAGAGGTTCTGGAAGCCCGAACTTGACGCTAGCGGCAACGGTTACGCTGTTATCCGCTTCCTTCCTCCCCCTGACGGTGAGGATGTTCCTTGGGCAAAACTGTACTCCCATGCCTTCCAAGGTCCTGGTGGTTGGTTGATCGAAAACTGCCTCACTACCAAGAACGAGAAGTGTCCTGTCTGTGCTCACAACAACGGATTGTGGAACAGCGGTGTGGAGTCAGATAAAGAAATCGCACGTAAGCAGAAACGTAAACTGACTTACTACACTAACATCTATGTTGTTCGCGATCCTAAGAACCCTGATAACGAGGGTAAAGTCTTCCTCTATAAGTTTGGTAAGAAGATCTTTGATAAGATCATGGCTGCTATGCAACCTGAGTTCCAAGATGAGGAACCAGTGAATGTCTTTGACTTCTGGGAAGGTGCTAACTTCAAACTTAAGATCAAGACTGTTGCAGGTTACTGGAACTATGACTCCAGTGAGTTTGATCGCGTCTCTGCTCTCAGTGCAGACGATGAAGAACTGGAAACCATCTATGGTCAGCAGACCAGTCTAGAAGCGTTCACCGCTCCGTCTGAGTTCAAGACCTATGATGAACTGGAATCACGCAAGAACATCGTTCTAGGCGCTGCTCCTGCAGTCTCACGAGCACAGCGAGAGGAAGAGTATGAACCCGCTCCCATGAGTGGTGGATTCAACGACTCCGACATCACACCTAAGTCTTCTTTCCGTGAGAAGATTGAGAGCAGTTCTTCTACTGCAGACGAGGATGATGATGCACTGTCTTACTTCGCACGTCTGGCGGAAGACTGATCAGTGAACAAGATCATGCAAGTCCTAGGACATCCAGTCACACTACTTAATTTGGTGTTGGTTGGGTTCCTAGGAATGATTGAAGTAATCCACACCAGAGCACACCATACTATGGAGATGGATGTTCATGGTCACGTACATCAGTTCTTGAGAAAAAACCCAGATATATGTAACAAAATGGAATATTGAATTCCATAAAACAGGGAAAATTTTTCCCTCTAATTTTTGATCAAAAAAGTCGCGTCACTTTAGAGTAGACTTCAACTTTTTATTCACATAAGCAGAGCACTTCTTGTAGGTGCTCTGCTTTCTTAGTTCTGAGAGAAGTGGTTCTATGTATGGTTGCTTTAGAATGTAGATTTCTCTTCTTGCCTCATTTTTCCTCACTTCGTCTTCCCAGATAGTTACGGGCACAGAAATGGTTTGACCGCTAACTGTGATTGTCGTATTGGAAATATCTCCATTATTATATTCGTGATTTGAGTTATAGAACTTCAAATCAACTTTTTGCCCTTTTTTGTAAATTGCGCCATTTTGAGAATTTTTCACATCGCTTGAAATCTCGTAATATGCGATCTGACTGTAAACATCGCTTTCATAGGCAGATTCTGCCCATTCTTGCAATGCAGAATTAGACATCGGCCAATCTTCATACACATTAGTCATATTATTGACTAAAGCGACAATCCAGTCTAATTCTGGATCTCCATATGCATTTGATGCAACCCAGTCAATTCTTTCACCGTCTTTTACGGCATATTTACCATAATATGTCGCATAATCGAAAATATCCTCACTGAGCGTATAACGCCTAAAGAAGTTATTGACCATAACGAAGTCTGCACTCGAAAATGGGAAACTTTGTGGTTTTAGGTCGTAATTGATGTTTGGTAAAATAGAAAAATACATTAGTAGGTCCAACCGCTTTTATTGAGATCGTTTCTATATACGATTTTAGTTTCGACAAATGAGACTCTTAATTCCACGGCAGATGGAATACCATCAATCAGAGTAGAATAAGAACCATCAGGTGTGTAATTGATATCGACGTTTGTAATTGCGAGTGCTTTATATTGAGACAAATATGGATGTTTTGCTCCACCTTTCATCAATTGCATCCTACAAAGATTTGGAACGGTTAGATATCCAGCTTGATAATCAGTTGCAGCTGCAGATGCAGGTGTTGATGCATTACCTTGTATATCCAGTGCGGAGTTCTGTGTTCCTTGTGCAAAATTACCAACGTCATTAATAAATCCAGCAACACCTTCGTCTAAAGTTGGGCTTCCGCCAAAACTAGCAAGTGATTGTTTTTTGAAAATATTGCATATATTGATCATGTCTACAGCTTCTTCTTTGTTTCGACCAAACATTTTGAATGCAAATCCAATATTACGAATTTGAGGTCCACCAAAGAATAATTCTACATTTGGGTTTAGGATAACCCCTTGCGTGGTGCTCAAAATATCATTTAGAGTCAGATTAGTCTGCATTGTTTGCAGACCCATTCTTGCTAATTCGCCACCTAGAGCAGTTGGAAGTCTTACTAGACCTTGGACACCTTGGGCAGCATTGTCTGCTAAACCACCAAGATTTCCGTTAGTGATATTGGCGTATCCTGATAACGCTCCTGCACCAAAGTTGGATAATTCTTTACCACCCCATGATGTAGCGTATGATGTGCTAACATCTTGAGGCATGTAAATATTAATTGAGTCAAGAGGACCACTACCAAAATTACCATCAATATCATTGCCCCCAGTTGAATTCGTCTGATTATAACCACTGAGACCAGATCCTCCTCTTTTTAGAGGTGGTTTATAGGTCCAAAAATCAAATTTGATATAGTCGGTTTGATCCGTAACGATCATATCTCTTGGATACTTTAGCGTCATATTTTGGTCTCGTTTGTGTAGCGTTCAAATATACGTTTTTCTTTGAAGATATCCATACGTTTTTTGTGGGTTTTATCCCAAACGTCATTCTTCTTGTAGGAGAAGGTCCGACCTCCCCTCCCATAGACAAAATTATCAATTGGTAAAAGTATAGCGGTATCCCACTCTTCCTTTCCTAGGTCAAGAAATCGACCTTTTACGTTATCATAGAGATATTTATGGACAATACTTGAAGGAACGAGAATTTGGTTGTTTTCTAGTAGATTTGTGATGATTTTGGCGCGGTGCTTTGGTTGCACATAGTGCAAATTTGCTCCTATAAAACCATCCTCCTCTCTTCCAATTACGTAAACTAGAGGATTTGTGTCGTAGTAAGGTAATCGTTTTGTAGTCGCTTCATACTGGAAAATGAAGAGATGACCGCGTAAAACTTTAATTCTCATCTCGTTATCATCTTGAAACTCATCATTTAGAACAGTTTCAACTTTTTCGTCTTTAAACATCTTTTTGACTTTGTAATTTGCAGCAATAGTCTGCACCTTGCGACGATACCAAGATGCTCCGTAGGATTTGCCCTGTGTTTCTTCTTTTATTTGCTCAAATATTGTTTTTCTAGACATTAAGGTGATCCTCTGTGAGTATCATGAAATTCATTCTTCTATCATCACAATACTCTTCTGCTGCTTCCCATTTTGCTCTATTTTTTGCATAAGTCATAACTGATCTTTTCCATGCAGCAGTTTTCCTTTTGGGATTTTTTTCTGGACCAGCAACTTGTTTCTTTGGTTTTATTTCAACGATGTACTTTTTATATTTTTTTTGTTTATCAACAACTTTAACGTAAAAGTCAGGATAATACCTATGAACTCTTCCGTCAGTTGGGCAACGATATGGTATAATAACTTCTTCACTACCCCACTCCACGATTGATGAGGTATGGTCACAAAAGATCATAAACTTTTTCTCCCACATAGATCTATAAATGATTCTTGTGGGATTGCCTTTGTACTTCTTAGGATTCATGGGTTTATAGATTCCCGAATAAGCCATAAATACAATTGCTCACTATAATTTATTTAGAAGTGCCTTACAACTCGATTAATGATTATATCAATATGATCAGTAGCCAGGGTGGTATGGCGCTCTCTACTGGTTATATTGTTAGTTTTACATTTAACAGTCCAGACGGTGTAAAGACTGTAATTGATTCTCTTACGCCAAGTATCAGTAAATTATATGAAACTTTTTGTGATGAAGTAAGTCTTCCACCATCACAAGCAGCAACTGGTCAAGTTACTGGTGTAAATTTAGGTGAAGGGATGCGATCTTACGCACACACTAAAATGTATACTGATTTTAGCTTGGGGTGGATGTGTGATGCTAACATGGAACCATATAAGTTTGTCCAATCATGGTGGCAGTACATTTTTCAAGAATATGATGCGGCGGGGGAGATTGATACAACATCTGGATCTCAAATAGGTGCTAGTGAGGGAGCAATGCTGGGATCAGCACCTCTAGTATCAAATAGAACAACAAGACTCAGATATCCCGACGATTATTACTGCACGATTAAGATTGCTAAAGCAGAGAAAGGACCTAGTGGAGCTGCATCTAGAGTATCTGCAGTACATATTCTTCAGGATGTATATCCATATCAAATAGATGCTGTTCCTCTCTCATTTGGACAGTCACAACTTACAAAATGTACTGCTAATTTTTACTATTCTAAGCATAGAGTAGTGTATAATGATAATAGAGGTCCTGGACTACTAGCATTAAACTTCTTGGATGGATTCGGATCCCAAACTATAACATAAATACTTAAAATCGGATTTTATTATGGCATTACCAAAGGTTACTGCACCAACCTATGAGTTGGAACTGCCTTCTACAGGCAAAAAAGTTAAGTATCGCCCATTTCTTGTAAAAGAAGAAAAACTTCTCCTTATCGCTACAGACTCTGGAGATGAGAATCAAATCACTCAAGCAGTCATGGATGTTATGAGTGCTTGTATAATCACTCGTGGCGTAAAACCAGAGAACCTAGCAAGTTTTGATCTTGAATATCTTTTCTTGAGAATTCGTGCCGCTTCAGTTGGTGAGGAGATTGTTCTCAATGTTCGTTGTTTAGATGATAACGAGACTGAAATGAGTCATACCGTTAATATCAATACGATTCAAGTGTTCAAACCAGAAGGACACAGCGATAAGATTATGCTGAGTGATAAAGTTGGTGTAATCATGAAGTATCCTAGTGTTTCTCAGTTTATTAGAACTGGGTTTGTTGCTGATCCAAATGCAGATCCTTTGGATATTGTTGTTGAATCTCTTGATCAAATCTTTGAAGATCAAGAGATCACAGAGGCATCCGATTGCACAAAGAAAGAACTTCTTTCCTTTATCGAGAGTATGACTCAAGAACAGTTCCAAAAACTTACTGTATTCTTTGAGACGATGCCCAGACTTCAGCATTCATTTGAAGTCAAGAATCCTAATACAGGAAAGACATCTAATTATACTATCGAGGGCTTACAGAGTTTTTTCGCATAGCACTCTTCCATACATCTTTGGAGGAGTATTACCAGACTAATTTCGCCCTGATGCAGCATCATAAATACTCTTTGACCGAGCTAGATAATATGATACCTTGGGAAAGAATCGTCTATTTGGCGTTACTTACCCAATTCATTGAAGAGCAAAAACAACAACAATCTAACTTCTAATGCCTTCAGGAACTCAGGGTTATGAAATTACCTCTGGTAGCATAACCGAATCACTAATTGATAGATTTAGAAAACGAAAGGACAAAACCAAAGACGAAAAAAAGTCTGGTTCTGGGAAGGGTGGAGCCTTAGCGCCAACTGGTATGCCAACTGGTGGCGGAGGAGGGGGAGCGGTTCCTGCTAGCGTATCTGTTGTTACTCCAAATCAGAAGTTATTAGTTTCTGGACAAGCAAATGTATTAGGTGCTGGAAGTAGTGCGATTGTTCCTACAGATAATGGAGCAATCACAAAGAGTGATAATAAGTTAGTTGAAGTAAACGTAAGGATATTAGAAGAACAAAAAAAGCAAACTAAGTTAATTGCTGCTCAAACTAGTTTACTAGCATCATCCCAAAAAGGTGGAGCACTTGCTAAATTTGCAAGTCAAGAATCTCAGTTAGAAGAAATTGAAGATCTCTCAGGAACTCAAGATTATTCTAGAGCGAAAAGACCTAAGTGGTTAGACTTTTTGATGGGTCTAATCAAGGGTGTATTAGCTGCTGTTAAAGCATTAGCGCCAGTTATTATGAAAGCGGCAGCATTAGTTGCTGCAGCAGTTGCTGCTGGAAAACTGGCGGGTGCTCTTGCTAATGCTCTTAGAACCATCCCAGTAAGAGTTACTGAGATACCTAGAGCAGCATTGCCGCCCGCGGCTGCTAGAGCAGCATTGCCGCCTGCAGCAGCTGTTAGACCATCTGCACTTCCTAGAGCAGCAGCAGTATCTCCTAATGCGAAATTATTACCATCAACAACAAGTGGAACTTCATTAAGTACACAAGCAGCATCGGGACAGAGAGCACTTCCTCCTGGTCAAGGTACAGCATTTAATCCTGAAATAAAACCACAGACTAGGGTTCTAGAACCAGTTGAGGTTGGAAGAGGAAACTTCAAAGGAAATGATAGAACATTTGAAGCACTTAGACAGCAGGCTCAGAGAGGAGTACCTGAAGAAGCAGAAAATGCTAGAAGAATCCTACAGAACAAGGGTGCTAATGTAAATGTAAAACCAGTAACTCCTGCTATTCCAAAAGGTGCTGGTGCTGCTGACGATATAGTTGGTGCAGCGGGTGATATTGCTAAAACTGGTAAAAAATCTGGACTGAGATTTTTGATTCCTGGCGCAAGTGCTATTACAGCAGGACTGTCTATAATCTCTGGAGATTACGCTGGTGCTATTGTTGATTCTGCCGATGCTGCAGGTGATCTAGCAATCGCAACGGGTGCTACAGGCACTGCTGCTACAATCGGAACTGCTCTGAGCGCAGGTGCTGCAGTCATTGGTACTGGTATTACAGCATCTTACGTTGGTGAGTGGACTCGTGGTGTTGGTGATTGGGTTCGTGGAGATGGTAATAATGCTGCATTGAACGTTGTAAGTAGTATTACTGAAGGACTTTCTGCAGCACTTGAGACAATTGGTGCTCCATTCCGTGCAATCTTTGAGTTTATCAACTCTGGATTTAACATGGAGAAATCCAATGATGTGATGGCGGAAGTTGATTCAAACATCCGTGAGTCCACCAGACAAGGACTCAATGCTATTGACTTCTTAAATATTATTCCAGATGATGCAGGATCGTTTGGTACACTAGGATTATATGGCGACTCTGCTAAGAGAGCAGACGCTAAGATGCGTGGTGAAGGTGATGTTAAGAACGCTAGTGGTGGTTCATACTTCTTAGACAATCCTTCTAGCTTTGGACCATTCCAAGGTGGAGAAGCAGGTAGTGAAGTTGTTACTTTTACTCCGTTTGGAGGAAGGAAACTTGTTAATGAGATGGGATCTCATATGACGACTGCATTAGAGCAACCATTTAAGTTCGCAATCGGTGGTATTGCTGTCGCTATTAATGAAGTCATCAAAATTCTTGGTCCCATTGGAAATCTCATGGGTCCTGCAATCAGACCAGTTCTTGATAAATTAATTAAAATTAGTGGAATAAGTAATCTTCAATTGACTGGAGTCAGTGGTGGAGCATTGAGTCAACTTGGTGGAATGATGAACAGTCCTGGTGGAGCGATGAATAATATGTTCCAAGGAATTAGTGGAAACTTCCAAAGAATGATGAGAATGATGGGATTAAACACTATGCCTGGTGTAACTCCTGGTGCTCAACCTTTCACTGGTCAAACTACTGAGAGTGATTTCTCTGCAGTTCTACCACAAGGAGCTCCTCAATTTACTAGTGGTTTTGGTAAAAGAGATCTTGGATATGGATCTAAAGATCATGGGGGAGTTGATATTGGTGTTGATAGAGGATCGCCAGTTACCGCAATGGAAAAAGGAACTGTTAGTTCGATTATTCCAGACTTTATGCATGGATCTGCTGTTGTTGTAACAAGTCCAGGTGGCGCTGCTACTTTGTATGGTCACGTTGATCCAACAGTTGCTCAAGGAGATGAAGTAAATAAAGGTGATAAGATCGCTACAGTTAAATATTGGCCAGGCACTGGTAATATGGCTGCTGATAATACACACTTACATCTAGAAAGACATCCTGGTGGGTATAATGGAAGATCCTCTGCTGTAGATCCTCTGCAGTTTACAAAAAATGCATCTAAGGCAAAAAATACAGAACTTTCCGCTGCAGCAGCAACTCCACAAACTTCGGCACCACCGTCAACAGCATCCCTTATGCTCCCAACTATCAAAGCAGCAGCAAAAGATAATCCTCAAATGGCGGCATTGGCTAAGATCGTGGAATCCAATATGGCTGCTCAGCAAAGATCAGCACAACCTCAACAACAGCAATCTGCTGGTCTTGGTGCAAATCCATTCGTAATGCCTTTGGCTGATCCTAATGCTGCGAACCTAGCACCACTTACACTGTTTAAGTTATCGCAATGAAGAATACTAACAACGCTGCCTCTTTCGTATTTGAAAGTATCACACTTACCACAAATACTGGTAAGGCGTATGGTATTGCTCCTTTGGTCATGGGATACAGTTACTATGAAGATATTTCAAAACCATTCATTACTGCGAATTTAAACGTTATTGACTCTGGTATTAATATTATTGGATCTGAAGAAGATGGTGGTATCACTGGTGGTGAAAGTGTAGAGATTAAAGTAAAAGGACCAGACGAAGAGACATATACTTACAACTTTATTGTTTATCGTGTTGGTGATCGATTTGTTTCAAACAAAATTCAGAGATATAATATTGGTTTGATTAGTGCTGAGGCACTTATTAATGAAGGGCGTAAGGTCAGTAACACACAAGAGGGATATCCTCATGAAATTGTTGAGAGTATAGTAACCGAGTTTATTGGTACGGAAAAGGAAGTTGTATCTGACCCATCACAGAATAGACTGAAAATTATTCCAAGTGGTAAGAGTCCATTCTCTGTAATTGCATCCATTCAGGATAAAACACTACTAAGCAAGTCATCTACAGCAGAGCAATCTAGTCAGTCTGGAGAATTTCTATCTGGAAGTGCGGGATATTTCTTCTTTGAAAATCATAATGGATACAACTTCAGATCTATTGATTCTTTATGTGATTTAAACGGTAAATTTGGTAATACACAAACTGAAGTAAAAACGTTTGTTAATGGGGTTTCAGAAGATTCATATAACGATACTCTCTTATCAGTGCAGTTTCTTGGTGAGATCAATCTCATGGAAGGATTGAGACTGGGAGCATATGCATCTAAGGCAGCTTTCTATAACATGTCTACAGGAGAGTATGAGCAGAAAATTTTCTCTGCAAAAAAATCATTTGAAAACCAAGCACACCTAGGATCACAAGATAAACTAAATCCTGAACAAGAAAGACTATCTAATTTTCCAACTCGACAGATCTCTGCTATAATTGATCATGAGACTTTTTATAGTGGTCAAGACTCTGCTTCTCCAAATGGAGATGGAGACAATCAATTACTAGACTGGAGTCGTGATGTTATATGTCAGTCTATCTCTAGAAATTATCTCCTAAATACTCAAGGATTGCGTATCGAGGTCCCAGGAAACCTTGATTTAGTAGTGGGCGATAAGGTGCGCGTCCTGCTTCCTAATTCTAGTAATCAAGAGGACAGAAAAAATAATAGTGTTGATAGACTAAACAGTGGATATTATTTAATTACTCAGATATCCAGAGCGTTTGCAGTTTCTAACATGCAGGTTAGAACATCATTAAGACTCCAGAGAGACTCTCTTGGAATGGTAGAATAGGAAATCACGTCACATACAAACAAACTATGGAAAACATCGAAACCCATATTGAAAAGGATAAGGAGATTCTTGAGAATCCCATGACCTCTCCCCAACAGCGTCGTCACGTTGAAGGAGAACTGCATGATCTAGAAGAATACGTTGAGCATCACAAAGAAGAAATCGACGCAGGTGATCACCACGATCCCTCTCCATTAGAACTCTATTGTGATCAAGAACCAGGCGCACCCGAGTGCAAAATCCATGATAACTGATTAGTATGGATCCATCTATCCGATCTCTATTACCAACCAACCAATTAGGATCTGACGGTGCTGAATGGTGGATTGGTCAAGTTGAAGAAATTGATCAACCAAAGAAATCTAACCGTTTCAGAGTTAGAATCGTTGGGGTACATGATGCTGACTGCAAAAATGTAAAGACTGAGGACTTGCCTTGGGCACACACTGCTTTACCAGTTACTGTACCTTACAAAACTGGTGGATCTTCTGGTGCTTCTGCAAACCTTGAAGAGGGAGATTGGGTATTTGGTTTTTGGTTAAATGTTGAGAAAACAAAACCACTTATTCTTGGATCTATTGGACATACTGCTAACTCAGCGGATTCACCTCCTGAGGATGTTATATCTACTACTTCTGAAGATAAGTGCTTAAGTTTTAAGGTTGCTGTAAATCCAAAGACAAACCCTACTGCTGATAGTAGCGCAAATGCATCTACAAATAAGAACCTAGCATCTGGTCAACTTGCTGGTAACTCTCAAACAACTATGTCTTCAGCAGATGGAGCTCATTCTTCTGAGAATAGTGCAGCAAATCCATTTGGTACACAAGTTTGCGTATCCACTGCTCAAGCAGAATGTAATCCTGATACGAAAAAAGAACTTACCTATGTTCTTAGTGAGTTGTTTAAAATGGTTCAGGATAGTGGTGGAAACATCGGAGATTATCTTGTCGGTAAAGTAAATGGTGAAATCTTCAGCTATACTTCAAAAGCACAGGGGTACATCAATAAAGTTCTGAGGATTGTTAAATCTTCTCTTGCTCGCGTTAGAGGCGAGATTATCGCTAAGTTGAAAGAAGGTATTGAATACCTAGTAAAACTAATTTTAACCCCCTTTGAGGGCATTCTAGAGGGCGTTCAGGAGTATCTGGAAACAGTATTAGAGAAAATAGGTTGTAGCATTGAAGATATCTACGAGAGATTGGTTGACTTTATCACTGCTCTCATCTTCGACTATCTGCTTAAAGTATTCAGAGCAGCAACATGTCAAGTTGATATCTTCGTTAACGCAATTATTAATAAGATTACTGGATTTGTAAGTCAACTTCTAGATGTTGTTTTAGGTCCATTGCAGGCAATTTTAGGCATTGCTGGTGGTGCTCTAAACCTTGTCGGTGGAGCGATGTTTAAGATTATGTCTATCTTAGGTATTTCTTGTGGTGGTATTGACTCCGCTTGTGGTGGTGAAGATAGTCGCTGCAATAAGAAAAAGAAAGATGAAGTCGATGATTTCTTGGATGGTTTACTTGCTGGACTTGAAAACGGTCCACTAGATTATGGACAGAGTGTATGTGATGATGCAAGATCTTATGCTCCACCAGAATTAGCAGGTGGTATTATTTTTGGTGGTCTTCCTGATGTTCCTACTGGTGGTGGCAATAGTCCTATCTATCCTGGTCCTGGAGATCAAAATCCCCCAGGCGGATCTACCTTACCCCCAGGAGAAACTACTCTAACAGGTCCTCCTGTAGAAGCAATTACTTATGAAATTAAAGATACCAATGTCTTTGAGGGTAATATAGCGCAGGTAAAAGTAATAAGATCTGGAAATGTTCAGGCATCTAGTTCTGTTACTTTCCAAACTTATGAACTAAGTGCAACCAAAGATGTTGACTATCAAGATGTTAGTGGTATTTTAGGATTTGGACCTAATCAAACTGAAAGAGTAATTTCTATCCAGACATATCAAGATAGTGAAAATGATACTCCTGAAGAGTTTGAAGTAGCAATCACATATTCTACAGGGACACAAGATGTATCTTTCATTCAATCTACTGCTGTCGTTACTATTGGATTAAAACCTTCTGTTGACCCGAATAATAAAACTCCAACAACACCACCAAACATTATCGTTGGTCCTACACCCCCACCACCACCAGGAGGAGATGGAGGAACTGGTGAACCAGAATCTAATGATCCAGATCCAGATGCATTAATTCCTGAGATTCTTATAGCTGAAGAAGTAACTGTAATTGTTAAGAGTGATAAGACTCAAGTCAAAGAAGGAGAGTTTATCACGTACACTATTACAACAAATGGTATTCCAAACGATACTGTGTTGAGCTATAGTTTGTTTGGTGTGAACATTAATCAGGATGATATTATTGGTGGAAACCTATATGGAACCTTCACAATTGTGAATAACCAATCAACAGTTGTTGTTGGTGTTAGAAAGGATGCTGAGATTGAAGGAACTGAAACACTTGTATTTACTGTAAATGGAACTGGTGCTAAAACTTCAGTCGATATTAGCGGACAATCTGAGTCACCAGTAAAACCACTAGTACCATCATCACCTGAAGATCATAAACCACCTACCATTGGTGATATTATTGTTGATATTGATGGTAAGATTCTTGATATTACGATTGATGATCCTGGAGATCCATACTTGCTACCACCACATATAGCAATCACTGGTCAAGGATGGGGAGCACTTGCAGTTCCTCTTCTTGATTCCAATGGATATGTTACGGAGATTCGCGTTACTCAGAGAGGAAGAAACTTTGTACCAAATAGACCAGATGATATCAATTGTGTGCTAGACTCACTAACACTAACTAGACCTGGAACTAACTATACTTCAGTACCAACTGTTTATATCAATGGAGATTCATCTTTAGTTGTCGCTAGAGTTAATGCTAGTGGATTTGTGATTGGTTTTGATGTCTTAAATAGAACAAAAATCTTTGATACTGCTCCTACGGTAGAAATTGTTGGTGGTGGTGGACTAGGTGCTAAGGCACTTGCTAGCCTATCATGTCTAGATAGTGATACTCGCGATCTACTTGGATATGCGAAGATTGGAACTGGTCGTTACGTTGATTGCCCATCATGAGCCTTACAAAAGAAGCACTAAAAAATTATCTAACAAGTTTATCCAACTTTATTTCTGATCTTCCTGATGGTGGTGATATAAACGAAGCAGTTGTAACACCACCACACTCAGCAGATCAGAGATCGACATCTGTTGATAAGATCAATGGTGTAAAGATTACAAAAGCACAGAATGAAGAAGGGAGAGTTACCCTAATCATATGTACTGATAATGGACAGTCCATTCACATGGATGATACTGGAAACATTTTCTTTGGATGTGGAAAGATTGGTGAAGATGAGACTGGTGGTCAAATTACTATGAGACCACAAGGTGATATGACTGTGAAGGTTGGCGGTAGATTCGCCATGGAAGTTGAAAACATGCTCGACGAAGAGAAACCACTCTCCGTTGTGTCTTATGGTGATATTAACGTAGAATCTAAGGGTGGAGATGTATTTCTCAAAGGAGATAATGTAACTATTCGTGCTCTAAAAGATCTAAACTTATCAGGAAGCACTGTCAACATTCAAGGTGGAGATGGTGCTGGTGGAGCAGTCTCTCTCGTAGCAAATACTTTCAAGACAGATACAGTCTTCATTAATCAGACAGTTACTGGTGGTATCACACAGAATGTTCTTGGTGAAGCAACAATACGACAGATTCTAGATCCTAGAGCATGTCATACTATCTCAAGTGCTGGACATTTGAAACTTACTGCAGCTGGTGATTTTTCCATTGATGTCGGTGGAAAAATGGAGGTAAATGTTGCTGGTACACCACCAAAACCAATTCCGACAGTTAAAAATCCCAGTACATTCTCTCTTAGTGTTGCTCAGGGAAATGTTACGCATACTATCGTTGCTGGAAATCTAACCGAGAAGTACACTGGTAATGTTACTACTGCAATTGAGGGAAATGTTACTGAACAAATTACTGGTAACTTGACTGAGAGTGCTACTGGAAACTATTCAAACACAGTTGAAGGTAACTTTCTTGAAGCTATTACTGGTAATGTTACAGAGACTATTACTGGAAATAATACTGTAGCAATTACTGGAAACTATACTGGTACAGTGACTGGTAACACTACAGAAACGTTTACTGGTTCTTATGCAGGAACTTACTCTGGTAATATGACTGAGACAGTCGCTGGTCTGATGACCACCACAGTCGCAGGTCTCGTCAATATTACTGGTGCTCAGATCAATCTCAACTGATTATGAAATGTGACCGATAACAAACTGGCACAAGGGGGCTTGCATTGTCCCCTTTTTGATGATAAATTGTATTCATGCGGTCGGGAGTCGAACCGATCCATCATCTGCGGGTATTCATTCCGCAAGTAAACACAAAGGTAATTAAACAAAATGATCAAATCTGTATTCGCAGCAACTGCTGCTCTGTCTGTCTCTGCTGGTGCTGCTTTCGCAGGACCCTACGTTAACGTCGAAACCAACGCTGGTTGGACTGGATCCGAGTATAATGGTGCTGGAACAGACCTGCACGTAGGGTACGAAGGTGCTCTTGGCGAAAATGGTTCTTACTACGTTCAGGGTGGCGCTACCGTGCTGACTCCTGATGGTGGTGACGCCGACACTGTTCCTTCTGGTAAGGCAGGTCTGGGTCTAGGACTTACCGAGCGCCTTGGTGCTTATGGTGAAGTATCCTTCGTAGGTTCAGGTGACGAAGATCTTGACCGTGGCTATGGAGCTAAGTTGGGTGTGAAGTACTCCTTCTGATATAAATAGGTTATATCGTCGCCGCAGGGAGAGTCTGGTCAGAATCAGACTTCTCCCTTTTTTTTATGCGTTAAATAGTGGTGTAGAAAGCATAACATCTGTTATGGAATTTAAGGGATATGAGGTTAAGTCGTCACACTGTTGGGTTGACTCAAGACCAGTCAAAGTATATTTTATCGAGAACGTCCCTTTTACATTTGATGCACTTGAAAAAGAAGACGAAGAAAACAAATGGATATTAGCAGAATGTTCTCTAAATCCTGAGTTTACAATGGAACAAATTTTTAAATACTCTGACTACTTAATTGAAGAAGAGGTGCATCCACTGCTATTTGAAATACCTCTCGTGAATCCTGAGTTGATGCCTGATGAAAGCGTTTGAAGATTGTCTGGAAGGACGTTTTAGTAATAAGTATCAAGCGATGAAGCAACCTACTAGGTATGCACACATCAACATCGCACACATTAGACTAGGTGATCACTTGTTTTATGGTGAGCAAGCATATGATTACAATCCTAGGCAACCATATCGTCAGTTCATTCTAAAAATACTCCCCATTGGGGATGACTACATAGTACAGAACTACGAAGTTCAGGATCCTGAACAGCACGTTGGTTGTAAGAATATAGATATTCTTCGCGAAAAACCCTTGCAAAGACGACTGGGTTGTGATATACTTTTTAAGGCGGACAGCGAGATGTACAAAGGTTCTCTCGCAGGCAAAGAATGCACAGTTCAGTGGAGAGGTAAGAAGACTTATCTCAAGAACCAAATTGAACTTGGTGATGATTATTACTGGGTTCTAGATCAGGGATTCGACTGTGAAACCGATCGACAAGTTTGGGGAAGTGAGTGGGGATTCTTGAAATTCTACCGAGAACGTGGTATACTTTGAAAGTAGTCCTGATGGATGACTCTAAAAGCCATGTAGGTGACGCCATCGACATTTCGGACAGGAGTTCGATTCTCCTCGCTTCCACTCATGGGGGCGCACTGGTTTCGACGGGGTACACGGAGCGTGACTGAAACCTGCTTGGATAAGCAACCAATAGATGCAAAAACATCTGATGTCGCTGCGAACAACATCGTAGCATTCTCCCGCAGCACCGTTGCTGCCTGAATGGGAGATCGGGGTTAGACTAGCCTTGTTACCCAAATAGTCCTCTGGGGGTGTAACGCCCCCTCCTACGCCCCTGTAGCTCAGTGGTAGAGCAGGGCTTTTGTAAAGCTCAGGTCGTCTGTTCAAATCAGATCGGGGGCTTGTGGGGAATTAGCTCAGATGGTAGAGCGCCTGCTTTGCAAGCAGGATGTCAGGAGTTCGAGTCTCCTATTCTCCACTCGATCCTCTATAGCTCAGTTGGTAGAGCACGGAACTGTTAATTCTGTTGTCCCTGGTTCGAGTCCAGGTGGAGGAGTTATGCAACTAATCAGAAATCACGTAAAATATAGAGTCACCTGGGATGATGTGATTGAAAAGATTGAGTTGGATTCGACTGCGAATTCTTCAGAACCAATTGTTATGTTGATTCGTAATCCAGATAATGCTATGCTACCATCATATCAATTAAAACATGGGGAAGCATCTAGTTTTCCTGGTGGTTTTAAGGATGTGATGGAAGAATTAAATCCGAAAAGCATGGATGTTTATATCTCACTCTCAAAGATTTCTGAGTTATTTCCTATGCATACGGACAAATTTGATGTTACAATATCTCAAATGCTAGGAGATATCTCTTATGCATTCGCTGATGGGTCTCTACATACATTATGTCCAGGAGATTCTATTATGATTCCGAAAGGTGTACCACATAAAGCAATCTTACATGGACCTAGAATTACACTAAGTTGTACTTAATTTATTATGAATTACAAACCTTATAGTCAAGAGTGGCATCGTAAAAGATACCTGAAAGAAGCACTAGATAAATACCTTGATGACTACGTTCTTAATAACGAGATTATTGATGATATCTTAGATATTCTCCATGATCGTTCGGAATCCGCTCATGCTGAATTTGTAAGAGTAACCGAACTTGAGCATTGGATTAATAAAGCAAAGGATTGACATATGCTATCTACTCAATACAGACTACGACTGGAATTTATCTGTAAGAAGATCGCTAACAAAGAGGAAGTCAAATTAGATGACATGATTTGGGCAGAGAAACTTGCAAAAGCACATACCACTGCTAGAGATTGGTTAAAGCAAGCAAGAAGACAAGCTGCTCAAGATATTGAGGAAGGTAGTACCGACGATTTTCTGAATAGGATGGGTTTAGGTGATCCCGATCCATCCAACCATAAGAAGGGATTCACTGATGCTGATGATATCAAAAATTGGTTTCAGCAAGACAAACCTGATGACTGGAGACAACGTGACTGATTATGTTTGTGTCGCAACATGGGATCCTATCTTTGAGATGATGCGGTATCATTGGGTACATAAGTCAGAAAAAGATCCTGTACAATTTGTGAAAAACCTCAACCCAGAGCAAGAAGTGCTATGACAATTAAGATCACTCCTCAAACATATATTGATATGAATAAGGAATTTGAAGATGATAATATACCTTTTAGAATTGCTATTCCCACACAACAAGTAATTGATGAGTGGGCATCTACAACAACGCCACATTATCAGGCACCACCAGCAGTAGATATGGTTCAAGAAATGTGGGATGCTATTGGAGGACGCCCTGATGAAAAATGACAATGACGAAAAGTTTGCACTTGAAATACAATTAGATAATATATGCAGAATATTAGGTGGTGAGGCAAAGTATTATTTCTGTTCTAGTAAAACTACAACTCATAGAAAACTGGTAATCGAATATGACCACAGCAGTAATCTACACGAACGGTAGTCAAGAGTGTGAGCGTATCGCAGCACTACTTAAGTCAATGGGTGGGGAGTTTCATGAGTATAACCTCAACGAACACTTTACTCAAAGGGCATTTGAAGCAGAGTTTGGATCTGAGGCTACATACCCTCAGGTAGCTATTGGTGCTAAGCATCTTGGTAGCATGAAAGAAACACTAAAATACATGAATGAAAGAGGAATGTTTTAATGACTAAAAATCAAAAAAAAGTTAAATCTGGTGATACCTGGGAATGGGAAGAGACTGAAGAAACTCGTAAAGCAGTAGAAAAACTGAATCAAACGATTCAGTCTAATCTAGAATCAACTGCATCCGACTATGGAGTCGGTAAATAACTCTGATAAATAATCCGAGGACTAACAACACCAGTATTGGTAACACTGAATTATGCCGCTAACTAGACTAGATAACCTGATTTCCAGTAAGACAGGTCGTTATCTTTATGTATCTCCTGATGACTTCAATGCTAGTGATGAACTAGACAATAGAGGTAACTCTCCAAATCGTCCATTCAAGACAATTCAGAGAGCATTTGTTGAGGTAGCACGTTACTCGTACCTGCCTGGTATCGATAACGATAGATTCGATGAGTTCACCATCATGCTGATGCCTGGTGATCACTACATCGACAACCGTCCTGGTCCAGCGAATAATTCGACAACACCAGTATTCAGTTTTGACCAGTCAAACAATGCTTGGACAGATTCTTCTCTCCTAGATCTATCCAATCCTAACAACGTTCTCTATCAGTTTAACGGCACTGAAGGTGGTTGTGTAGTTCCTCGTGGTTGTTCACTGATTGGTTACGACCTTCGTCGTACAATCATTCGTCCTCTATATGTTCCTGATCCTGCAGATACAGAGCAGGCAAGAACATCGATGTTCAATGTAACTGGTGGCGCATACATCTGGCAGTTCACAATCAAGGATGGAGATCTCACTACCAAGTCTCCTCTGTATGATTCAAACAATGGTGTTGGTAAGGTCTACTATCGCAAAGATGATACTGCTAACCTAGCAATTCCTGAGTTCTCTCACCACAAGATCACTGTATTTGAGTATGCTCAAAAGACTGAACTTGAGATTTATTATGAGAAGATTGCTAAAGCATTTGCTGAGTATCAACCAACAATTGATGATGCAAATGAGTTTGGTGCAAAGATTCAAGAGACCAGAATTGTTGGTCCTTTGTCTGACCTTAGAACAATTGATTCGATCAGAGTTACGGATTCCTCACCAGCAGGAACTGTTACTGTTCAGGTAACGACCAAGATCGCTCATGGTTATATTGTAGGACAGTACGTTGCTATTCAAGAGAATGGTCTAGATGATGCACTGAATGGTACGTTTGACGTTACTGCTCTCGACACCACTAACCGTAGAGTCTTTGAGTTTGAATTAACAGGAACTGTTGCTGGTCTGGGTCTACAAAATAACCAGACATATACCACAGGCAATGGTCTATCGACTAATGCATATGTTCAGGCAGAGGTTGACTCTGTTGAGTCTGCATCTCCTTACATGTTTAACCTGTCGATTCGTTCGACTTGGGGTATTTGTGGTCTGTGGGCAAATGGTGCGAAAGCATCTGGATTTAAGTCCATGGTTTGCGCTCAGTACACGGGTGTTTCGTTGCAGAAAGACGACAGAGCATTCATTCGTTATGATAGATTCACTAACACATGGAACCAGGCATCGCTAAGTGATGCTTTCGCAACCACACCTTATCACACTAAAGGTGATGCATATTGGAAGGATGACTGGAGAAACTTCCACATCCGTGCATCGAATGACTCATTTGTTCAGTGTGTTTCGATCTTCGCTGTTGGTTTTGCTGATCACTTCCTGATGGAGTCAGGTGGTGACATGTCTATCACCAACTCAAACTCTAACTTCGGTAACACATCACTTCATGCTATCGGACATAAGGGTTACTCCTTTAATCAGGATAAGGGTGGATACATTTCAGATATTATTCCACCAGAAAGACTAATCGAATCTTCTGCGAACGAAGAAGAAGTCGATTACTATACTTGGGATGTTCAAGCATCTCGTGGTACAAATACCAAACTATATTTTGCAGGAACAGGAATCGCTGATCCTAAGAAGCGTCCTGCTGCTACTATTAATGGGTATAGAATTGGTGCAAAATCAAATGATAAGATCTATGTTGAACTAGATCCTTACGCGACAGGTTCTGGTAGAACTACACCAACTGATTCTGTCTTCAATGCAACTCTGAAACCATCAGGTTTCATTTCATATCCATCTTCAATTCAGATCCTCAACCCCACTACGGTGGTTGTTGATAACAAGAACCAAGATTCTGCTAACAGAATTGAAGATAACAAAGAACTGATTGCAGGAGAAGCATATGGATACATCACTACAAAGTATCCTGCACTTTTAAACAAGAACATTATTATCACTAAGTGTAAGAGAGATATTGGATATCTTCTCGATGCTATCATTAGTGACTTGAGACTTGGTGGTAACATCAATAGTGTTCAAGCTGCTGAGTCATACTTTAGTGGTGGAACACTTAACTATATTGATGGTGAGAAGTTTGAAACCATTGAAGGTTTTGAATATGCTCGTGACCTAGCAATCGCATCAATGCGTAACTGGGACTTCCTACAAACAGGATGTACAGTTACTAATGGTTCTGCATATGTTACTGTTCCATCTACTGTCGGTCTATTCATCGGCATGAAGGTTGAGGAATACACTGTAGTCAACTCTAACAACACAACTGTTGATACTAACAGTCTGACTACATCAAACATTCCTGCTAATACTTACATCAGAAACGTTGTTAACTCAACAACTATCGAACTCGGTAGTGTTGTAAATGGTGTGAGAGCATATTTGGCTAATGGTCAAGCAGTTAATGCGGTTGGAACCAATAGCAATGCGAAAATTTTCTTCAAGTTAGAAGATGATAATGGCGACCGTAAGGGTATTTGGTCAAGCGAAGAAGGTACAGTAGATACAACCATCACTCAAGATACTGTTTATCCTGAGTGTGCTACTGCTGCATCTGCAATTCAATCTTTGTTTGGTCAGATTAAGACCATCCTTAATAATGGTATTAGTCCTGTTGGTGATCGTTTTGCTGACGCACATGATCTGTTGCTTTCTAACAAGAACTGGATTGCTGATGTAGCAGTCAAGGACATGCAGATTCAGTTCCCTACATTCCAAGTTCCTGGTGGTGCTGTTAATTGTTTTGACGATGTTGTAGATGTTGTTGAAGCAATCGCATATAACGTCAAGTATGGTTCAAACAACCAAGTATATGATGCTGCTAATTTCTATGTTGTAGGTGCTCACGTTTCTGGTGAAGAAGAGCAGTCTGTATATGTCTTCGATATTGCTAAGGCAATGGCGGAGAAAGTAATCCAGAACGTTACTTATACTCCTCGCGCTGGTGTAACCACAACTTACTCTCAGATCAAAGATCTAACTATCACTGTTGATCCTGCTCCTGTTGGTGGTAACTATTGTGCTGATGTTATCTCTGCACAGAATACTCTATTCGATATCATCGAAGCAGGTATTGATAATGCTGGTACTGTTAACAATGCAAACGCTGGTGTATTTGCTGCTCTAACTAAGACTTCTCCACAGCAGACAGTAGTTTCTCGTCAGAATCCATCAACAGATACATCACAGTTTGCTAACCGTGCAACACTATTCACTGTTAATGCTGGTGGTACTAATCCTCACAAATTTGAAACTGGAACCCCAATTCGTTTGGTTGCTAGAGAAAAATCAGGAACAACTCCCGATGAAAGAGACGTTCGTCTACCAGTTGGATTTGAACCAAACAGAACTTACTTTGTAATTGCTCCTGGTAGAGATACTCAACCATTCAACTACAACCAAGCAAGTGTTTACAGTGGTATCTTTGATGGTGGCGATCAGACCAAACTGATGCTCGCTAACACCAAAGAGAATGCTGCAGCAGGTATCTACATTTACTCACCTGAAACTGAGGCGATTGATGATGATGTTGAGATCTTAGTTCAACAGTATGTTTTAGATGAAACATATAATCTTCACGAGTATCGTGTTACTTTCGATGGTAGCAGCGGTACAGTATTGAAGACGGATGTTGCACATATCTTCGACAAACCAACAACAGGACTGGGTGCAGATTATATCCAGAAGATATTCTTCAGAGCAGAAGGTTCTGATGGTCAGGTAGGAACTCTACCCACACTATCGGGTATTGGTGGTACACAAATCTCTAATACTCGCGAGTATTTTGTACGCTACAATAGCGATGATACCTTTAAGATCTTTGCTACGGCACAGGATGCAATTACTGGTGCGCCAGAAGTAACACTAGTCAACAGTACGACTCAGTTCTGGTATGTCTTCGCTAACAAGCGTGTATCTCCAATGAGATTCGACCCAACGTTTGTTGATACAAGTGCATCTAGAACACCTGCAATTACTGATGGTCTCTGGTATCTAAATCTCAAAGATGAGACCACTAATGATGATAACATTCTAGGAAGATTTAGTGAGACTGACTATGATTCTGCATCTGGTCAGGTTCAGACAACTGACTCCTACTATACACGTCTTGAAGATAATCGTGATAAAGATGATAGAATCTATCGTTTGCGTTATGTCCAACCAAAAGACTTTCCTGGTGCTGTAAGAAAACCAAACAACGGTTTTGTTATCAAGATTCGTACTGATACGAAGAGAAATCTTCTACCTCAGAGAATCGTACTTGAACCTATTGGTGGTGCTCCTGCATTAGCAGAGTTCCGCAACCCAGATACAACCAATGCCGCTGAGGTTATTGGTATGTCTGTAAGTCAGTTTGATTCTGCAGTTCAGGCTGGTACTTTAGATAAGGACAATATCTATGATCCAGATAACAATCCAGTTGTTGTTAACACAGATAACTTCCTACGTTTCAGCGTCCGTTCTGCTAGAACGGTCACTATTAACTCTCAACCACTGCTAGAAGTTACCGCGTTTGATCATACTGTTGATGATACAAATGCACCACAACTTAAGAACACAGTCTTCCATACTGTAGAGATCAATGCACCTCAAGCAGGTACATTTACTGTAAGTAAGACAGCATCTACAGTATCAAATAGAGTTGAGTGGACTGGTGGATCCAGTGGTTTTGGTTACATTCATGCTTACTTTAACGTCGGTGCTAAGCATTACATCATTCTGAAAGATGTTAGTGCTCGTCCAACATATGATCCACTGGTCAACACAAGATTTGATCAAAATGGTGTCTATGCGGATCAACAGGCAGATGTAAATAGTGGTAGAGATCTAACTTCTAAGTACCTCTATGTTGTACAGGGTGCTAATGTATTCACTCTAACTCCTGGTGATACAGTAGATGACTCTGTTGGTAATACGTATAAGGTTCTTTCTGTTGAAGATGAGAATGATATCGATGATACTTTCTACATCTTTGATGCTGAAGAAATTCAAGAGCGTGTATCTGGTCAGCAAAATGGTATTTACTATCTAACTGCTGTTCGTGGTAACATCACTCCACTACCTCGTGGTGCTGGTGTTGCTAACAACTTCCAGAACTTTAAGTTCTCTCAGCCTATTTCCTCACTGTATCCTCTAGACTATAAGAACGATCCAACTTGGTATCAGGTTATCGACAATGATGGTACTAAGGACACTCTAATCAAGGATCCACAGGCATCTAGTTCTTTCGCTAATAACTATACTCACGGTCTAGTTTACGTCAACGACTACAAGCGTTCGATGACGAAAGAAGCAGTTGTTGATCTAACTGAAAGTGCATACTTTGAAGATTACACCTACACTAGTGCTAACTCAATTGCTGCACAAGATGGTAATGCAACATCTGGTTCTGAGCAAAGAAAGATTCCTATTGCTGGTGATACTGCATCTGTTCATGATCAGAAGGTTTATGTTGAACTTAGAAGACCATCTATTGCTAGATCTGGTAACCATACATTTGAATATCTTGGTTTCGGTCCTGGTAACTACTCCACAGGTCTCCCAGCACGTCAGGAAGTCATTCTAACTGAGTTCCAAGACTACTATGCTCAAGCGAAGCGCCAAGACGGTGGTATCGTCTTCTACACGGGTCTAAACTCTAACGGTGACCTCTATATTGGTAACCGTAAGATTGACGCCATTACAGGCGAAGAGGAGTTCCTTGAGAGAGCAGTTCTAACAGCATCTGAAGATGATTCTGATCCTATCGAGTCACTGGTTACATCATTTGATACTCCAGTTACATTTAAGGATAAGATTACTGTTGAAGGTATTTCTTACCTCAACAACAGAGTCATCATCAATACTCAACCACCTGCAGAATCACCAGCACTGGTCATTCAATCAAACCCAAGAAATGATGGTGGTAACGAGGATAATACTTTAACAAGAGGTAGCTTCGCTAACCGAAGTGACGGCGACATTACTATTGATCGCAATAAAATTTCCGCGGCTATTTTTGAGACAAAAGGTCGCGGTACAGTTTCCTTCCCTGGACAAACATATAGTCAGAGAACTCACTATTCATACTCTGAGCAGATCCCAACCAACAGAACTCCTGATCAAAGTTCGACATTCTCATCTGATCAGTTTGTAAGATATTATCAATCTACAGATGTAGATGCGAATCCACAACCAGGAGATATGCTGCTGAAGGGCAATTCTGTCCAGAATTCAGGTTCTCTCGGATGGGTTTATTCAAACTATTATCAAGAAATTCCTGCTGGTAGTATTCTTGATCTTGTAACTAACGGTTCTTCGACTGTTAGAATCAACTGGAGTGGTGTTCTAACGAACGCAGACACTAGCATTAAGATGAGTGTTGGTAAGACAATCCGTATTCAAGGATTCTCTCAATCATTGATTAACGGTCTATGGACAGTTACAAGAGCAGATCAGACAGGTGCTGATAATGACTTTATTGAATTTATTGTTGCTAATGCGATCACTGGTCAAACTTACAACTGGGATCCAGCAAGTCAACCAACCGCAGTTCTAGAGCGTTCTGAAGAATCGTGGAAAGAATTTGGTGTTCTCGGTTCTGAAGCACTTAGAACTGATACTGATGCTATCGGTGAGTATAAGTTGGGTGTTAACACACTTGCTCGTACTGCACATGCTGCACATGAATTTGGATTCTTAACATATTCTGCTGGTGGAACAACATATGATCAGCAAGAACCAAGAGCAAACTTAGATGTTGTTGGTAATGCATTTATTAGCGGTAGAACAATCAGCAATGCTCAGTACATGGCTGGTACTGGAACCGCGAAGGTTGAGTCAAACGTTCATGAAGCATTCTTGGTTGGTGGTAACTCTGCTTCACCACAATCTACAGCACTGTTTAGAGTTGATACAACCAACAATCGTATTGGTATTAACCTATCCAGAAGTGATCTAAGTGATACTCTAACAATCAATGGTACACTTAAACTACTTGGCCCATCATCTAATGTAGATATTGATGGTGATCTCAATGTTGATGGTGGAGACATCACAACTAACGTTGCTACATTCAATCTACTGAATGATAATGCACTTACAATCAATGCATTTGGTGATGCTACTACACTCACCATTGCTGATGATGCAACATCAGATCAAACTATCAATATCGGTACATCTGCTGCAGGACTTGGTACTCTCAATATTCATACCAGTCTAGACAGATCGGTTATTAACATTGGTACAACACCAAATAATAATCCTACATCAACGTCTGTTATTACAATTGGTGGTGGATTCCAGAATACTGCTAATTCCACACTGACTGTTAAGAATGCTCAGACAATTCTTGATGGTGATCTAGATGTTAATGGTGGTGATATTCAGTCCAATTCTTCTACCATTAATCTCTTTACGAGATCTGGATTTGGTAACATCGTCAACTTTGCAACGAGAGCGTCACAGTTCACCATTGGTGGTGTTGCTGGATCAACAACAATTAGAAACTCTCTGATTGTTAACGGCGACACAGACATGATGGGTGATGTCACCATGAATGGTGGATCAAACAGCGGTACTGTTACTGTTACTAGAGCATCACTGAATACTGCAAAGATTACTCACACTGCTGGTTCACTTTCAAATCTGAATGTTGACTTCTATGAGTTCATCGCTGATATTGATGGTGCTGAAATTCTTACTAGTGTAAATGGTAGCAATGGTCAAATCGCTGTTGCAGATAACTATTTCCTCGATGGTAATACAGTTAGATTCAGTGATACTACTGGTCTTTCTAACAATGTAAACACCACTACAACATATTTTGTCGTTAATAGTTCTGCTGCTAATGGAACACTTCAAATTGCTGCTACTGAAGGTGGTACTCCTATTGTTTTCTCTGGTACTCCTGGTACTTCAACTGGCATCACACTTCAGAACACGTTGGTTGATACTGGATCAGGCACTAACGCTTGGACTGGTAATTCTTCTGATGCTGAGTATACTAGACTTCCTGTTAATAACGTTGAGGGTATTGAGATCGGTGATATTCTAATCATCGGTAGTGAACTGGTTGAGGTTATCTCTCCTGGTCCAGATTCTAATACTAGAATCGTTCCTGTTAATAGAGGTGTTGACTGTACAACTATTCCAACCAATACAGCAGACAACACAGTTATCAACAAACTTGCTAAGTCTCCTGGTGCAACATATACTGTTGGTAGAGTTCCACAGAACTCATCAACTCCTACAGTATCTAATCTAAATGCAGTTGCAGATACACTTGAAGTTCCCATTGGCGCACTACAAGAAGGTGATGCAGTCTCCTTCAGTTCAATCGGAAGCATTCAAGGTGCTATCGTACAAGGTCCAACATACTTTGTAGCGAATGTTATTAATGATACTGCTAATAGCGTCACTAGATTTAACCTAGCAGGTGATCCTGGTGGTGGTGCTTTAGATATCACTGGTGGATCTACAACTGGTGCAGTTCTTAACTTCAGTGATACTCTGATTGCTCTTGCTGAGTTTGGTGGTCAGATTAAGGTTGGTGACTACTTGAGAATCAGTCCAAGTACCACTTGCCCATCAGGTGAATTTGTAGAGGTTATCAATGTTAACACTACAAACGCTGAGAAGTTTACTGTTAATAACGGTGCAAATCAGGATAGATTCGTAATTGATTCTGTCTTTGGTGGTGTTAATTCAACTATTCTTGGTGAGCAAGACTTCAGCATTAACCTCACTGCTGTTGCATCAACTAATGCAGATGATAACAAGTTCAGAGTTGTTAATGGAACTGGTCTCAGTCCAGCAGAGAGATTTACAATTAATTCTGCTGGTACTGTTGACTTTGTTGGTGATGGAACCACGGCAGATCCTAATGCTAGACTCAAGTCTGATGGTATGTTCTGGTTGTCTAATGACTTCAGAGTTACCAATGGAAATGGTTCTAACATTGATAGTGATGTTAATGACCTATCTCTATTATTTGATAGCAGTGATGGTGACCTAGATGTTCAGGGTCATATCAGACTTGGTGATAATCTCTCTGTATTCAAAGACCATGGTACTGGTGTTGGATTTAGTGGCGCTGATCGTGTCTTCCATGTTGCAAATGCCGATGGTGATACAATAATTGGTGAAACTGGTGGTGCATATGGTGCAGGTGATCTAACTGTTAACGGTGGTCACCTCCAATTGGTTGGTGCATCAACTACAACTCCAAGTAGTACTGATTATCCACTAAGCATCACAAACATGGGTGTAAGTGGTAATAGAAACTATAGAATCCGTCGTGATGCTGCTATTGATGCATTTGGTGTTACTCAGTTCTATAACAAGAACGGTGGTCGTAGATGGGATTACATCAACGCCGACACAACACTTGAAACTGGTAAGAACTACATCGTCGCAGTTTCTGCAGATATGGTTCTAACTTTACCATCTAATGCAGAGACAGGTGATATGATTAGATTCATCGAAGTTACTGGTTCAATCTCATATGCACAATCTATAATTCTTCGTGCTCCAAACGGTGGTTCTATTCAAGGTGATAACCAAGGTACAAACGCTGGTGGTCTTCCCTCCGCTTATCAAGGTGGTGAGTTGATCGTCCAAACTAGAAATGCTGGTTTTGGACTAGTCTATATGGGATCACAAGATGGTGGTGGTCAGTCAATCCCGACTACATATAGGGGATGGTGGTTAACTGAAATTTGATAACTAAAAATGTCTAAAAGTTACGAAACAGAAAGGAGAATGCGTGCTGCTACAATCGGCACCATTCTTCCTTGGACAGGAAGTGCAGGAGATAAGCCAGATGGTTGGATCGAATGCAATGGACAAACACTAGAAGCAATTGACTTTCCAGTTCTTGCTTCAGTTATTGGTAACACCTATGGTCCTACTAATGGACTGAATAGTAGAACTTATGGTGCATACATTCTTGGTGATCAGTTTAGACTGCCTACATTGAATGGTAGAGTCCTTGTTGATTATGAAGCAGACTATTTGTCTATAACTGCATTACAGATGGGACAAAATTACTCATCTGGTGCTGTTGGTGGTATCAATATTATTCAGGGTGAAGTTGACTTACTTAGAAGTGCTACTAACCCTCAAACAATTGCTAATGGAACTGGAAACTTAGCAAATGGTCCTGGAGTTTCTGGTACTGGACTACAACTTAGCGTAAGTTGCAACTCTGCTGGTAGAGTTGGTATCGATAACATTATTGCAACTGGGTCTGGATTTGCAGCAGGAAATCAATTTATAATTCCTGCATCTTTGTTTGGTGCAAATTCTCAAGAAGATGTTATTCTCGAAGTTCAGTGGGTTCTACCATCAGTTGCTGATGTTCTAACACCGTCTGGAGCAGGAACTACACAACTTATTACTGGTAATGGAGATGCAACTACTCCACCAACATCAGCAAATGCTACGGCAGACATCAACTTTGTTGTTTCTGATTCTAGCAATCTAACCGCACAGATTAGAAATTTTAGTATTAACCCACCAGCATATTTCAAATCATTCTATACAGTTCCTAGAAGACTTTCTAAGGATCATATGCCTTCTCATAGACATGCTAATCCTTCAGGTGAATCTGGATATAGTCGTGCTGACCCTGATGCTGGTTTTGTTGAAGGATTCCAATGTCCCTCTTTCGGATCTTCTGTAGAAGGAAATCAAAAACAAAAATCGCTACAATCTCCACGAGATTCTGTTCTTCCTGGAGTTGGATTTGTTACTACATTTGAGGAAGGAAGAACAATTGTTTCTACATCTGGACCTGCAAAATTAAACGTTAATACTATTGGTGGTGGTCTTGGTGTTGATCAACCTGTTTGGTCTGGTCCTCATCCTAGACCTTTAAGTGGTAACTCTGGTGCTAGTGGAAACTGTAATTACAGAGAAGCAGCAGCAAGTGGATTGTTTACCAATAGAAAAAACTGGTATGGTAATCAGTCTGCAAACCAAATTGCTAATGCTGGTGGTCCATCTTTAACATATCCAACAACTCTAAACCATAATGGTGAAGATCATACAGGAATTAGATCTCATAATCATTATAGTTTTGAGGTTGCTATGAATGCTGGATTCTTGAGACCACCAACAATTGTTCCTGTTAACAATTTGCAAATTGATAGCAGTTTGACTGGTGTAGCAACCAATATTGCTGCTCAAAACCTTCCATCAGCACTAAATATCAATGTGGATGTTAAAACTCCATCATTAACCATGATTTATCTCATCCGAGCTTTCTAATGAAGTTTTTACAAAAAGAAAGAGCAAAATTAGGATCTGCTCCTGGTACGATTATCCAGTGGTCTACTCCTATTTTAGATAATGATCCAGATGCATCAAATAACGTAGTTGATTTACCAGCTGGTTATTTGAAGTGTGATGGATCAATCTATAGCAGCAGGCAATATCCATACCTAGCAAAAATTCTAGGTACTGGTGGTGGTAGTCTCTATAAAAAAGATGATCAAACCTTAGATGATGATCAGTTTCAAGTTCCAGATTTAGGATCTAAACATATTGAAGCATCTGTTGGTGCAAACATTGGTTCATATAGAAATGATACCAAAGTAACTGGAACAGATACCGTAGTACAGAAAGCAGGTGTTGGTGTAGATATTTTCTCTAATATCGGTGATACAGCACAGGTGGGATTCAATGGTGTTTTTACTGTACCATCACAAAATTTTGCCCTGAATGGTAATATTGGTTGGACTTTCCCAACATCATCTGAAACTGAAAGTGTTAGTGATAGAGCGATCGGTCCTCATATGCACTATTCTTCTACTGGTAGAGTTGCAGTTAAAGAGGCACCTGGATTTGGTAATACTTCTAGACCATATTATTTGCGTCCAGAAGATACTTCAACGGCATCTCCTGATTGTAATTCAGTTGGTGAAGCATATCACAGTCGCGAAGGTCAAGGTCCTAATTTCTGTAATAATACCTGTGAGAACTTTCAGGAGGCATTTATTGGTAATGTTGAAGGATCTTCTTCTCAGTGGACAACTTCTAAGACAATCTCTACTATCACTGCAGCAAACTGGCCAAACACTGCTACAGTTAATGTAGGTAATTTGAGACCATTTGATACAGTACCACAAGGTGCTCAGATTGCATATGCAACTGCTAGAAATACTGAGCAGGTAGTTGAGTCTCCACCTGGAACAGATACTACTGACCTTACGTCACATTCTCACAGACTTGATAGAGATTTTAGTGAAACTAGTTATGAAGCGACAACTGATGTCGGAACTATCAGACCTGATGGATTGAGTGCTGCTGTTAACGTTAGAACGTCAACATCGACTAAATTTGATGATGTTGTCTCTCCATACATTGTTATTGAATTTCTAATCAAATACTAAAATGGCTGTACGATCAAAAGGTAGTTATACACATCATTATTCGGATCAGATAGGAGACTCTGGAGCTCCAATCGGTTCAATTTGTTGTGTCTTTGTAGATGATGCTAGTTCTGCATCTGCTACAACTGATGCTGTTGCAGATAATTATCCTGGTTGGTTGTACTGTGATGGTTCTTTAGTCAGTGTAGAGAATTATCCTCTGTTATTTGAAGTTCTTGGTAATAAGTATGGTGGAACAAATCCACAATCAGTGAATTTGCGTGACTGGGGAAGCACTGCGGGCAGTACAGTTAGTGCTACATTTAACCTACCTGATCTCAGAATGAAGAGATTAAATGGTCCTGGTGGTGTCGATGGTCCTGGTTCTATTACTCCTGATAATTCTCAGATGCAGGTTGGTGATACTGGCGGTGAGTGGTATATCTCTAGATCAAGACAATTAGATGAATATACTATTGGAACTGTTAGAGTGCAAGGATATGATACATGTATTGACTTCATCGATGGATCTTTGAGTGGTAACACACAAATTACTGTTGGACCACTACAATCTAGACCTCTAACTGGTCCACCACCACACACTCACTTGCTACTTAATAGTGAGGGAGACCAAAGACAGGGCATGAAAAATGGTGATGCTCATAATGGTAATACATTTTCACCAAACTACATCACAAACAAAGCAGCAGTTTCTCAGTTTGACCCAGCAGAAGGCATTCAAGCTGAGCACAGTCACTATCTTGCTGAATTTAATCCAATTAGAATTGGAAGTAACGAGCAGTATTCATTTGATACAACTGTAACTTACACTAATAGTCCAACTGCGTATTCAAATGTATATGGTGCGAGTAAAGTAAATGATGGTTCGACTAATAGTCAGGGACAAACAGTTGATATGGAGGAACAGTTTATTATTAACATTAACCCAGCACAGGCAGGTATTACTCTAAACTCTGGTACAATAACAATGACTGCTGCAGAACAAATTAGTGTTGTTGCATCAATCATACCTACTACTCCTGTCCCACTTGTGCTAAAATACTTTAGGGTCAAATATTTAATTAAAGCTTGGTGAAATAAATTATGCCTATTACAACTCCTGGGTCATCTAACTTTAACGAGATGTTGAACCCAATCATTCCCGTCAACCTGATGGGTGGAAAGGGAAAGTTTGATGATTTTGTTGGCGTTTGGGAAAACTTTGTTCCTGAATCAGTTTGTACAGAACTCATTGACTTCTTTAAATGCTGGAAAGAAAATGCAACTATTGTGAACGAAGAGCGTGACCTACAGTTATTAGATATTGCAGATGCATCGACTGAAGCTTGTAGTGGTCAAACACAATTTGCTTCTGGTCATCTTGGAAGAAGCGATCTTGCTCTCATGATTGATAACATGAGTATCCCGCTTTCAAATACTGTTAATCAGTATTTGCAATCTTGTGTTAATCATTACTGTAGAGAATATCATGCACTTGGATCATCGCCTATTACATCTTGGTCGATTAAGATGCAAGAAACTCCTGCAGGTGGTGGATATCACGTTTATCACTATGAGCGTGGATCTTTTAACGAATCAGCACGAGAACTAGTGTGGATGATTTACTTGAATGACGAATTTGATGGTGGTGAAACTGAATTCTTTTATCAGAGAAGACGCATCAAACCTTCTATTGGAACTGTAGTCATTTGGCCATCTGGATTCACACATACACATCGAGGCAACTTAGTGCTGGAAGGTACTAAATATATTGTAACAGGATGGTATTATCAGCAACCCGTTTAACATGAATATCACAAATAAAACCGTTATGATTAGCGGTCCTAGCAGGACCGTACAGAGAGGAACATTGACCGTTACGGTTAATGAGTCTGACTGGAATAGATATATCCTTCCGCTTATCTATCCTTTGTGGGATTCAGACAAGGATGTTCTGATGTCTTTTACATATCGTGATCTACCAGAAGAACAATTCTTCTGTGAGAAGAAAAAGTATGTTCGTAATCACACAACTGGAGAATATTTCTGGAAGGATTACATCTTCAGTGAAATTGAACTTGAAGTTGCACGTCAGTTAGCGACAGATCTCAGTGAAGCAATTGACGCTATCGCATCAACAACAAAGAGAGATGTTGATGAGATGTTTAACACCATCATGAAAAGAGAGAAAGGTCTTTCTCTTGCACGAATTAAAGCATGGAGAAACTTCTTCTTGTTCTCTTCTGATTGGACTATGTTGGAAGATGCTCCAGTTTCAGCAGAAGAAAAAGAACAGTGGAGACTGTATCGTCAGAAGATTCGCGCATTGCCTGATCTATTTGACTCTAATACTAAAGTTCTTGCTGAGGTCCATATTCCTATTGACCCAATTGTTTACAGAAAGAACTATTTGCCTTATAATGAGGGAGCAACTTATCTTGGAAGTGATGATCAGTTTATCTGGTTCCCAGGTAAAGAAGGACTTCCTGGTGGAGCACTAGACAGAGCAATGCATGAGTATATGCATCTTGCTGTTAAGATGTCTAGACCATCTCCAATGTTTAATGTTCCTAATATCTCCCATCTCACCGATCCAATCGATGCATTGGTAGCAGAGATTGAACGTGAACAAGCACTACTTGATGAATTAAGAGAACAACAAAATGCAGCTTCGTCGGATTAAATGGTTAGATGATGTGGTATGCAGTCACATCAATAACTTCTATGATTTTTGTGAATTTCAAGATGGTTCTAATACTGGACCAAGGAATCGATCGGTTAAAAGAAATGTAGAAATGATCGACAAAGACATGAAAGCATCGTCTTTGTTAATGGATCAATTCCATAAACACCCATTCATGCAAGCACTAACACTACGTCATGTAAGTGTTCCTTTGTTTGCAGAGTATAGATCTGAAGAGAATGGTCATTATTCATTTCATAATGATGCTCCTCTCATGCATGACTTGAGAACGGATCATTTGTTTATTACTGCTATCAATGATGAGAGTGAGTATGAAGGTGGTGACTTAATCATTCGTTGGGGAACTGAAAATATTTCTTTCAGACTTCAAAAAGGTGAAGGCATTCTGATTGATCCCAATTTATGGCATACGGTAACTCCAGTCACAAAAGGCAAACGAAGAGTTGCTATCATGTGGTTTGAGAGTTTGATTCGTGATACTACAATACGAGAAATATATTTTGATTATGTTGATCTCTGTCATAGAGCAATTCAATGTATTGATCCAGAGAAATGGGATGAAGTAAGTGATATCGATATACCTACATATTTCAACGGCATCAAATATAAAATTCTAAGAGAATATGGTGATGCATATCCAGGAAAACACTCTCCTGATTTCTCTGTACCATTAGACGAAAAATCCTATGAATAACTTTCTTACATTACAAGAACTCATCTCTGACTACGCTGTAGCAAGAGAAAAGGTTTTAATTTGGTTTGATGCTAGAGGCATTCGTAAACTGGAGGATGCTGGAAATGTAGATAAATTGAATCAAGTCTACACTTTCTATCGTGAATTCCTACCTGATGATATTTACGCAGAGTTCTTTAACTCTTCCTTTGGAACATTTGAGCGTCAAGATCCTATCGTTGCACAAGATATAGTTGAAGATTGGTTTCCACCTGTAGAAACTCTTCCTGACTCAGATTATTATGTTTATTCATGTGTCTTCGCTAAAAATGGTGTAATTGCATATGAAAATGTTACGCCAACTCGTCAGGAAGATACTGACTGACGAACCATGATGCTCCCTGTTCATTCATACCATGATATTGAACAGAGTGATCAATACCTTCTAGTTTTACACCAAACCATCCTTGCGGTTCTTTCGTGAGTAAATCTTTATCTCTTTGAGGGGTCAGTGTTACTGATCCCTTTTTAATTTCATACGGTAGATTATATTCAACACATGCTGGTTCATATGGTTTGGTCCTCCATATGTTGTACATCAATGTGATTCTTTTTTCGCCAGGATACATCTCACCATAGTTTGAAGGAACTCCATGGAAATAAGGCATTGCCCAAGTTATATGTTTACCTGCCTTAGGTGAACTCCAAAATGACCATGAGTCTTCTCCTGTAACGTAAACACCATCAGTTTTACCCCAGTCATGATATTGATCCAATAGAATTGTGGGTTGACCTGAGTTAGTTAAATACGTTACAGTGCAGAATGGAGCAGGATAATACACACCATCTTTGTTAAACCTATCCAGATCTCCATCTACATGGAAATACCAATAGGAACTTAGGTCATCGTGCGATCTTATCCACCATTCTGCACCAACATAACTGTGATACATGTTATGTTTTCTAGCAGACTCAAAAATATATTGCTCGATAATATTCTCTGGGTGTCTATCAAATCCATACCACCACGTTAGTTTTTGATCTTCATCGTGTGCTAGAATGTTATCAGCTTCCTCTTTGATGCGAGCAGTGCTCTCTTCACTGATATAGGTATTATATGATTCAATCATGACTAATCAAATTTTTCCACTTTTTCCTACTGTTATTTACCAATGCAAATTAGATGGGTTTGAAGAGTGGCGTGACCTTCTTCTCTCCAAGAAAGAATACCAGTTTGATCCTAACGATGGTGATCCTCATCTGACTGGTGAGTTTAGAGACAAGTGTCTCATGCATAAAGATGAAGATCTGATGTCTTTTTTTGCTGAGGTAACTGATGGTATCTACGGATGCTTAGAAGCAGCAGGAGTCAAGAAAGACATGCATATTCCATACATCATGAAGTCTTGGTTTACAATCAAGGACAAATCTGATATGCTTGGTGAACATCGTCATGCATGTTCGGATCTTTCGTTTGTATATTATTTGACTGGTGGTCAACTGTGCTTCAAACAAGAGTGGAATGCTAACCAATACTTTGGTGGGATGCTCGATGCTAAACCACCTGAGCGTAGTCACATTAATAATGAAACCTTCTTTACTACTAAAGTTACTGCAACCACCGTTGCTCCTGGGGATCTACTCATCTTCCCTAGTAATCTGCTACATTTTGTTATGCCTGAAGAAGGAACAGACACAGTAGTAAGATCTGTTGCTGGTGATATTAAACTCATGCTTACTGATGAGTATACTGATCTTGAAACTGGACTGATTCATTACAGTCATTGGAGAAAGTTTAACACTAAAGGACTACATAAATGAATTTTGCATTCATACAACCAATTGTACAATTCGAGTCTCCCAGTGTAGACATTAAGAAAATTGTTGATCGTGTCTATGACTTTTGGGACAAAAATATTAATAACACAACTATGCAAGGTGGGTATCAACTACGTCTTGTAAATCACGAGAGTGGTAAAGTGAATGAACTTTTTGTCCCAGAGATCAATGCACTCTTGCAAGAAGGTATTACAACTGGTGTTGAGAACTATATTGCAACATTGAATGTCGATCAGAAAGAAGAGTTCTCTACTAAAATTTGGGTTACCAATGTGTGGATCAACATCGCTACTCCTGGCGCATATCATCGAACACATATTCATGGAAACTCACACCTGAATGGTATATTCTATTTGCAAGTACCAGAAAATAGTGGTGAGACCTTTGTAGTTAATCCATATCCTACTGGTGTTGAGAGTATAGTGAAAACACCAAACTCATCTATCTCATTAAGTGCTCAACAAGGTGTTGGATACATATTCTCCTCATCTCTAGCGCACTACACAGATCCAAATCATTCTGAATCTGATAGAATCTCACTAGCATTTGAAGTTAAACTCGACACCATATTAAAGTCATGAGACATAATATACAAATTCCTATCTTTCAGTATTCTGTAGAAAACTGGGAGACTGTGAAACCTGAAATTTTGAATGTTCTTCAAAAATTTAAAGGATCTAGAAATAATCGAGTTAAAAGTAAGGAGACTTACTATCTCAGTGGAACAGATGTAGAGACAGATTTCTTTCTATATCGGGGAGCATCTGATCCTCCACCATATGCTCTTGATATAATGAAATATATCAAACCATGCATTCAACAATTCAAGGAAGATGCTGGTGTTGCTGATATCCCATACGAACTTGATGGGTTTTGGTATGAACTAGCAGCAAAAGGTGAGTGGCATGGTTTACACGATCATGGTACAAAAGGCATGTCCGCAGTATTTTTTATCGAGATGGATGATGGACAGTATCCAACAGAATTTGGTGGAGAATTTGGTGAGGAATTATTCAGTCCACCTGCAAAAGAAGGAGATATGTTATTTTTTCCCTCATGGATGAAGCATTGTGGAGGTCAAAATACTATCGATAAAGGTAGAACTATCATTTCATTCAACATGAAGAGAAAGCCTACGCAAAAAGATATTGACGATCCGAACAGTTTTTATCATGTTGCATCAGTTCACATATAGACAGTCAGAAAAGCGTCACACGGGGGTCACACGACCCCCTTTCTGCTGTATAATTGATTCATCGACGGAGACACCACACCACATGACCCTGACCCTGCGTCCACACCAGACCCGAGCACTTCGTGCCCTGTCTACTTCTCCCCGTGGTCGCGTGACCATCCCTACTGGTGGTGGTAAAACCCTTGTTATGATTGAGGACGTGAAGCGCACCCTTCAGGTGTCTGATCGCCCTCGCACTGTGGTTGTGGTTGCTCCTCGGATTCTTCTCGCCAACCAACTGTGTGACGAGTTCTTCTCTGCTCTCAACGGCAATGTCGATGTTGCAGTGATGCACGTTCACAGTGGTGAGACTTCTTTCAACAGCAGCACCAAAGTTGATAACATTCGTTGTCATGATGCTGTCTGCCGTACTGCTGGTGTTAATCAACTGATCTTCACCACTTACATTTCCCTGCGTCGTATCAATGAGTCAGGCATTGATATCGACCACATTTACTTTGACGAGGCACACAACAGCACTCGTCGCGATCACTTCAAGGAGACTGCGATTGCATCTCTGACTGCTAAGACTGCATATTTTTTCACGGCGACACCTAAGTATCGTCACAATGCTCATAACAGCATGAACAATGTTGCAGTCTATGGTCCTGAACTTATCAGCATTCCTGCTCCTGAACTGATCGACAATGGTAGCATCATTCCTCCTACTATCAAATCTCACATTGTTGAGGTTGAGCGTCAGAAGTCTATGTACGCTGCTGAGAACGACCGTGAGGTGCTTCTGGACATTGTGAGCAACCTTGATGCTGACTCTGCTCAGAAGATCCTTGTCGCCGCTCCTAGCACCCGTGTGCTGTGGCGTCTGCTCTCCAATACTGATGTGATGCAGCAGTTTGCTGAGCGTGGTTATGATGTGATGCATATTACTAGTAAGCATGGTGCATATGTCAACAAAACTAAAGTCAACCGTGAAGAGTTCTTCAACACGCTGACTGCCTGGGGCAAAGATCCTTCCCGTAAGTTTGTGCTGTTTCACTACAGCATTCTGTCTGAAGGTATGAATGTCCCTGGTTTGACTCACTGCATTCTTCTTCGCAACCTGCCCATCATTGAGATGGCGCAGACTATCGGTCGCGTGATTCGACTTGATCGTGATGACGCTGCTGATATTGCTGCTGGTAACATCACTCCTGGTCGCCTTGATATGTATCGCAAGTCCACTGGTTATGTGACTGTGCCTGTCTTTACCAACTATGGTAAGCAGACTGCGAAGCGTCTCCAGCACGTTGTTGATGCTATCTTCACCAAAGGCATCGCTGCAACTGAATAATAAAGAAATGCTGAAAACATCAGCGTTTTCACACATAATAATCTAAAATACTTCTATACCACAAAACTATCTTATGGAAGAGTACCAATCCTGCATTGATGACGAAAAACATCAGAAACGACGTGATGCTTTCAATCTTTTCTATGAGAGTGTCTTGAAACCAGATCCTGAACTTAGGCGGGATTCACACGAACAACTATGCTATCATGAACTGATGGAATGGCGAGGAGATATTCTCGCTTATCTTGACCTCCGACGTATTGAAGAGTTTCACAAATGACTATTGACGGAAAACCCAACATTCAACATGACTGGAACAAAGAGTATGCGAAACAACGCAAAGATCGTATGCAAGATGCTATCGATGATTACCTCCAAGATGGTAAAGTACCAGCACGACAAACTTATGAAGAGATGTTATCTTGCGTCAATGACGTGATTGATTATCATCGTACGAGTATGAACCGAGCAGTGAAACTTAAGGAGTTAATGCTTGGACATCGTGATATTGAACTGCTAGATCCAGATGAGATTAGTTTGTTAGATACTCTGTGACCTATAATCTTATCAATATTTTACCGACCTGGGTTATGGAGATTGAGTTTCCTGACTCAGGTTCTTTTATACCACACTTCGATGATCTTACTTATCGTGATCTAAACTCGTTTGTATCACACGAGACTGATGTTTTAGATCGTGATCCATTCACTAAGATCAGAGAATTGATCCTAAAACATCTACAGATCATCATTGATGAGTGTGGTTATGAAGGTGATATTGGTTCAAGAATCACTCAGTCATGGGCAATCAAGGCAACAGGAGGAAACAATACACCACCACATTCTCATCCTAACAGTCAGTTCAGTGGTGTTTGCTACTTCAATGATAGTCCACACGCACTAGTTCTCTGTCGCAAAGACATGTGGTATGATGATAAGATGCCTATCCGCGTCTTTGATTGCATAAATGAGCATCGGTTCTTTCAGAATACTCATAACCAGTTCAGATATGAACCAAAAGCGGGTAAGATCCTCATTTTTCCGTCTACTATGAAGCATTATGTCGAAATGATTCCGCATGAAGTCACGGAGACACGATACTCGCTAGCATTTAATACGTTCCTGACTGGTAAAGTCTTGACCGATTCCACTCTTGCCTCTATTATACTATGATGGAAACATTCCCTGCCGCTTTTACTCATGAACCACCAACAGGATATCGATACGAGATCGTTCGCTTTAAAGCTACTATTCTTGCAATTTGGATTGTTCATATCAGTGGGTTTAATTACAGTGATCACGATCCTGTTCGTTGTATCTGGGGATTCTACAACACAAAAAAAGAATCATTCTTTGAACCAAAAAACTCAAAGTCAGTTGGTGCAGCAGTAGATTTTACAGACACCACACAGTATTCAGCAATGACGTTTAAGCGTCCGTTCACTCCAACCATTGCTAATTTCCTCTAAATACTATCGTCAATCAAATGTAACTATGAAAGCAAAACCAGAAGTACATAGAGTGGAATTCAAGGACGATAGTCGTCCTGCTCTGCTATTTCATGGGGATACGAAGAGCTTGAAACGATATATTTCAGAGAATATGGATTGCATTGAAGCAGTCTATCAGTTAGAATGGAGATCAATTCGCTTCTAAGACACCCCTAGAAGCGTCTGTAACGCCCTCGAACCCTTTATCATGACCAATTCATCTACTGTGGTTACTGAAGTGACTCTAGACACCCACCAGATCCAATTTATCATGGATCTGATGATGGGATGTAATTCAGGCACCACCAAAATCCACTCACGTAAGAATCAAATCAACGATTCTAGTCTCTATAATCACCTTGATAAGTGTCTAACTGATGCTCTATGGTTTGAATCCCAATCGGAGGGACTATGAAATTAGATAGTAAAGCAAGAGTATTAGGTAGTGTTGGAGTCATCACTGCCTATTTTATTGTCTTGCATGTAAATGTATTACTTGGTGTGATCATTCATTTTGTGGCTGATCTAATCAGTGTACCGTATTTCATTCGTACTAAAGCATGGGATGTGGTGATCATGTTAGCGTTCCTCTTGTTCATCGGCATGTCTAAGCTGACCACTTTGTGATCTGATGCTATCAACTAAACTCATCACATCTGCCTCAACTGCTATAAAGATTGCTAATCCAGACTGGGAGTTGAGACAAATACTTTCAGTCCTTAATCTATCCAATCAAGTATATGATCAATGGCATCCTGCTGCTCTAGGTGTTATGAATGCAAATAGAGTTATAGGCACAAAAGGTGGATTCAAACGGTTCTGATGCGCCAGTTGCTGAACTGCCCACTGACTGACCACAGGGCACTCAAATGCCTTATACTATATTCATCAGCAAGGGACACACCACATGACCACCACAGTCGTCAAGCACTCTCACTACAAGATCCAGGTTGATTTCGTTGAGTCTCCTGGTCATCCTATCGTATACTTCCGCAAGGAAGGCAAGTGCAAGACGTTCAATGGCGGCATGAGGCAGATGGATCGCGTCACCAATGAGTCCTGTGATGCATGGAGAGATTATAACTTCCGCCGTCTCACCGTGTCTGTTGTACCAGCTGAGGAAGTGACTCCTTTGGTGGTCAACTGACCCCGTACCTGTTATACTTAATTCATCAGTAAACCACACTCTCCAGACCAATGTTTTCTAAAGACGACCACGATTTCCTTGACTTTCTCTTCGGCAAACTCACTGCATTTGTAGACAATGAAGAACTTGATCTGTCCGAGAATGATGATACTGTCTGCACTAGTCTTGAATTCAGAGCAGCAGAACTTGAGATGACTGTGGATGAGATGCTTCATGCTGATCTATAATGTATCGAGACTTTTTTCCAACGCCACTCATAGCAGAAAGATGTGATATTGATAATGATAGACTGCTTGAGAAGGTATTGAGATATGCTCGTCGATCAGAGTCAGTATATTATTCTAATATTGGTGGTGAGCAGTATCATGAGTTTCGTGATGAACAATTGTTCGATGCAATTGGTAAAGCAATTCCACAACGTGTAGATGTAGCACAAGATATTTTTAGTATCTACGCATGGATCAACATCAATCCTCCTGGTGCATATAACAAAAGACACCATCACATTGATCCACACATTATCTTTTCAGGTGCTTACTATGTTGTAGCACCAAAGGATAGTGGAGAACTTAAGTTCCATGATCCACGCGGATCAATGATTGCTGAAGATGCTGCCCTAGGGTATTTCTATCAGCAACCTACGGAATCTATCGCACCTGAAACAGGTATGCTATGGATATTTCCGTCTTGGTTAGAGCATGAGGTTACACCAAACAACTCTAACGAAACTCGTATCTCTATTTCATTTAACATTTCAATCCCAATCTGATGAACACTTTTGACGACGTGATGCTTGACCGTGCTCTGCTGTCTCTCCTGGAAGACGTAGAAGTAGATTGGACCGATGACGTGCCTGATGTAAACCAGGAGTGGGCAGTTGAGGAACTGACCCCTGAGGCACTCAAGGCGATGAATTGGTAGTATGATTACTAGGTAATCGAGAGACAGGCATGACCACTCAATCGTTCGCTGACTTCGCTACCCAGCAAGACGCTCGTCACACCATCGAGTTGAACATCCGCAAGTATACTCTCATGCTCTGTGATGCTTTGGTCCTGGACTTCGAGACTCATCATCCTGAGTCTGATCCATACAAATTCGACATTGAATCTGGTCGCAAGTATCACAAACTGATCATGGAGACCAATGCTGGTTCCCGTAGTGTTCATGCTTTCGTTGATAAGAAGACGGGTGAGGTTTACAAACCTGCCTCATTCAAAGCACCTGCTAAGCACGTTCGCTTCAACCTACTGCTGATCAACGATCGTGAGTGGTTGCTAGAGAACGCTGACTGGGCAGGTGGTTATCTTTACAAGCGTTGACGCGCTGCCCATTTTCTGCTAAATTACTCTAGTTCTTTCTTTTACCACAATGTTCTATCTTGTTGCTGCTGGTAACGGTTACGCCATGGATCACGCTGGTGATACCATGTATGGTATGACTGTGTTTGAAGATAACACGGTCGATATTGACGATTCTTATGACATCGCTTATGATGAAGTTGATGAGGGCGAGCAGGAGTATCTTGCTCACGTCGCTTATCACATGCAGCAAATCGCCAAATTGACCGAGGAGCACCGTAAACTTAACGAGGTATTCATCAAATGAGTATTGTGACGGATGACCTGGTGGAGAATCTTATTCAACCACCCTTTGTAAATCCTTTCTATGGTACACATACTACGTCTGTTGTACCACGCACAGATCTTTCAGAAGAAGATCTCACACGCTATTGGCGCTATTTCAAACGATTCCCAAATGAATTTGCGTCGGCAGTCAACAAACTGCTTCCAAATTCATGCATCTTTGTTACCTTCGATCACCTCAACAACGTCCTTACCTATGAACAACGAACTCGCTCTTCAAATCTCTGAACAACGTGACGATATCTGTGAATGGATGATGACTCGCTTTCGTGAGTTGATGTCTGAGGAACGTATTGATGATGCACTGCATTTCGCAGATGAGTGGTTTGAGTGGATGGATCCTGAGGGCTACATAAACGAGTCCACACACTTCTACAACGAAGATGAGCTCCTCCAACTCTACCTCAGCCTACCAGAAACAGATCGCTGATCTACTGGTAGACATATGTTATGAGCGAGATCCTAAGCAATTAGAAGTGCTTAGTGAGAGACTCGCTATGATTCGTAAACTTTGCCCCGACTGTACTAATGAGAATCAAAGACAGCAACACATCTGAAGTTGTTGACATCGCAGCAGAGAATGCTGGTACTGCTACAACTTATGTCTCTACTAATTCAGATCCCGAAGCAGCACAAATGGAAGAATATCTTCACAATGTTGCTGTTCCTGAGCATCAACAAAAGATGGCATCACTGCTAGAGACTGATGGTTATGAAATTAAACGAACACCAGCAACCTTTCGCCGTATTCAAACTCTTGGTTTGTCCGATGCAAATCTTACAGAGATGCTGAAAACCCACCAAGGTCGAATTAAATTCGGTTATAATTACATTGAGCGAGTACAACTGAGCTAACTATGAAAAACTGTATGGCAATGAACTGTTTAGTTCATGACGATCTATATGAATTGGGTGCAGAACTGCCTGATTCACCAATGCGTCGATTCAAAATTGTTGACACATTGACCAATAAGGAGTATGATATTATTTCATCGATGGGCCACCTTAATGGTTCTCCCGCATTCTTCAAAGTGAAACTCGATGATGTTCCTGTAGAAAATCAAGATGGTGATCTCTACGTGAGCGAAAACGATTACAATGATCTGAATGAGCGTGGGGCAGTTGAAATCTAAAAAGATTGAGATTGCATTGGGTGAAGATCTCCAACATGAATATGAATCATGGTTAGCGTGTAAAGAATCGCTAGGCATTGAACGTAGCATCAACAGTTTTTTAAATTACATCTATCATTATGGGACTTTTCAATATCCGCAACTACCTGAGTAATGTTATCATTGCTGGTGCAATGCTCGGCATGGCGCAAGGTATGAGTGTGCAGGCAGGAGAAGATAGGATCACTAAAGGTTACAACTCTATGGATTCCATGGGGTGCATGTTAGTACGTGAGTGTACTAAAGACGTGAATGAAGTTCATTCATTGTTAGACATTAGTTCACAGTATCCTAACACTGATCAGTTCACATCAGTCGCACTAGAGTTCAACACTCTACTGATGACGTTGAATCAAATTGGTACGAAAGTGTACCTTGCTGATGAACGTTACTTCCCTACAGGTCATCGTGGTGTGTATCACACTGTGAGCAATAATTTCTATCTTAATAAGAAATATATGAATCGCCCTGGTGTGATGATGAGCGTAATGAGGCACGAGGGTTGGCATGCTGCACAAGATTGTATGGCTGGAACTATCAAGAATAGTCTGATTGCTATCATCTTGCCTGAGGAAAACGTGCCGATGATCTGGCGCACTCTAGCAGAACGCACCTATCCCTCCTCTGCGGTCCCCTGGGAGGCAGAAGCAGGTTGGGCAGGTAGAACTGAAGGAATGACTCAGAAGGCGCTTTCTGCTTGCGCTAGCGGGCAAATGTGGTTAGAATATGAACCAACCCCACTTACTCGACAATGGTTGACTGAAAATGGATACATCAAAGACTAGTTTCACCACTGAAGTTCAACAGTATGCCGACACGCAAGACCTCTGCATCGAAATCCCGCAATACGTCCTCCAAAACCTTAACTGGGAAGAAGGTGACGAACTCGCGTGGAGTATCGAAAACAACCAAATCATCCTCACCAAAGTCAAAGACAGCGGAAGCGATGAAGAAGAATGTAGAGAAGTTGACTTCGACACCATCTACGACAACCACATCAACCCGATCTACGAAGCAACAGAAGCAGACTGGAAAGGTTTCTGGTACTCGCCAGAAGAAAACGACGCCTGGAGTTAAACATACAAGGAGCAGAGATTTAAAACTCTTCCCACATAGTATGTTTCCATGGAGATTTCAACCACGAGGTAAATGTAATCATAATCTCGCATGGTTTGAATGTCTAGAGCATGTCGAAAAGCATGTCGCACGTTATCATCTTAAACCCACACAATACAAGGTAATTTGTAATGCATATGTTGTCTCATCATGAGTGGAAACTAGTCTACACCGCAGTGCGTAAAGCACAGAAACAATTAAACTATGAAGATCTCTCATATGCTGGTGAGTATGAAGAGTATCATCATATTTTAAACAAACTGTATACACTAGCATATAGTGAGGGTTATGATCAGAGCACTTCCATCCCTGGTAAACAAGTTTCTGCAGATGTTCTTCAGCAGAAAAACCCGTTTGATGGGTTTATCAACCCAATCTCAGGTAATCGACCGCTCAATGAAGCAGAACTCACACGACTCTATGAAGGTGGATTCCTATAAACCAAAACTGAATGATTACGTCAAGTGGTGTACGCCATGGCGTAATGTCGAAGGTTGGGTGTATTTTGTTGATGTAGATTACATTACAATCGAGATCTCTGTGCGGGACAAAGATCCTGCTGATCTAGAGCATTCTTCATTTCATAGGAAACATCATGTATTACTTCTATGTCATCAAATATATTGGAATGAACTCATTTATGTGAGGTCACGATGACTATTTGCACAGTTATTGATGATCTCTTTGATGAACTTTATGTTCAGGAGATGAGTGCTAAAGTTATGGATATTCCTGTCTCTCCCAATAACATTGCGGGGAGGCAGACTTTTCCATATGGATTGAAAGGTAATCATCGATTTTTTGGTACAACGTTGTTTCGTCGTGATTCAATTAATAAGATTACAAAACTCGAACCATCAGCACAGTTATTCTTCCCAATCCTAGAACAGATTGAGCATGTGATGAATACTGCATTATATTGTAGTGAGATCGCATTGAATGTACAATGTTATGGTCAGGATGGTACTGAACATATTGATTCATCAGATTCAAATGATTTAACCATACTACAATTCACGACAGCGAGCTGGAAGTCAAGCTATGGTGGACAGTTTGAACTCTGCACACCTCATGAGGTGCATGAGTATGTGTCTGGTAGACTTGTAATCTTACCATCAAATATACCGCATCGTGGTCTTGGTCCTACTGAACCGAATCAAATTCGTACTAGCATTGTTTATCGCGTGAGACCATTATGAAAGAAATGGAACAATTTAAGTTCATGTTAACAATGGAGGATTATACGATTCTCCTGAATGCATTACATTATTACAAGAAGGTAGACAAATATCCTAATTTTAAACAATATGATGAACAACGTATTAACCAATTAAGAGATAAACTTGCATACCAACTCATACCGTCGAAAGACTCGAAGAATCCCACCTAAAAGATATTACACAGTAGAGTATGAACATATTCCTTATGGACACACTCAAAGTAGAATCGAAAAGGCAACTTACTTTCAACTTGAATCGGCACAAGAAGCAATGATGAAAATGATTAGACGTGGTAATGTCGTTACTGGATTAAATGAACAACAATTATTTTAAACATTTCATCTATACTACACAAGCATTTACTCAGGAACAGTGTGAGCATCAAATTCAAAGGTTTGAAGAAGATACTACTCATCAAACAGTAGATCACTCACATCATAACAATACTCAATGGAAGAACTATACGAGTGTTTATATCACTAAGCATAAGCATTGGTGGGACATAGACAAACTCTATGCGAATACTATTGATAAACTACTACAAGAGTATATCAATCATTGTGAACTAGTATTAGATGATTGTAATCCAAGACCAGTGATGTTTAAATCTAATACTTACAATGATACTGGATTTAAACTGAGACGTTATGATCCTGGAGATTATTTTCATTGGCATCATGATTTAACCAATAAAGATGAACTTGGATGGAGACATGTAGGATGCATATTTTATTTGAATGATGTAGCACAGGGAGGAGAGACTGAGTTCTTAGATGGTACACTGATTAAACCAACACAAGGTACAGTATTGATGTTTCCATCCTCTTGGACTTACATTCATAGAGGGTTATCACCAGTGAATCAACCCAAATATGCTACAACAACTTTTATATGTGCTAACTAGTGTTCACCGAGGGGAGTGAACTGTTCTCCGCGTAAGTCATAGCAAGGGTTCTCAATAAGTTAACCCAGTTGAGAACAAACAATAATTAATCATTAAAAAAATATAGTATAGTAGCTCGGTAGTTACTGTGAGGTTACTGTAAAGGTACTCTGGAGACGTTGGCTTAGCACGTAACCTATCGAAAGACAACTCAAAGTGGTCAGAACTCAAAGTGGCACACAGGACCGCCCAGAACTCGCAGAATGCCGTATATTAGATTCATGGAAAACAACGGATTCTTAAAAATCTCAAAGTCTCACTTTTTGACTTTTTTGACTTTTTGAGATTTTTAAGAATTTAACCTTTTTCATTTTTTAAGTTTTAACAATTAAATGGATTCATTAGTCTTTGAAAACCTAAACTCTAGTGCTATTTTTAGTATTAAAGTAACTAATATAGAGGTAAACATAGCTTATCAGAGTAAAAAAGAGAAGATTTACACATATAACTGTGATAATCTTCAAGAATTTGCAAATAATCTCCAAATAGTAGTAAAAGACCCAGAAAAGTCCGTTGGTAGTTGGGTTAACCGACAAATCAAAGAGAAAAGTCTCATTCTAAATACTATTTGAAGATATCACTTACTGATGGCCAAAACTAACAAGAACTACGACAAGTTCACCGACAACAACTACGACAAAGAACTTTATGGTTATGAAGTAAAGAACATTCGTCGCCAAAGTAAGAAGAAAGTCAGGAAATTCAAAGACTATGACGAATATGAATCATGATCAAAATGCCTGGGTTAATGCATTAGAATTAGCCCAGGATTCAACCAATGAAAAGAGAAAACAACTCGTCAATGATTATGGTGGACGTAACCTCAACTCGTTAGAAGTTAACGCCGATGAGAGATACGTAATCGTTTCATTTAAAGACAGTCCAGAGATAACGACCATCTTTAAATATCCAAACGATGAACTCACTGTGATGGAAATCGAAGGTGAGTTACATAAAGTGATGCATGAATTAACAGAAGAGAATGAAGAATCAATTCTTTCTGCAGTGTTTACACTTTGGTTGATGAATGATAGACTATCATACTTTGCACAGTTTACTGATGCATTAGTGGACGCTTCCGAGACTGTCCACTCTGATCTAGATGACGAAGGCAATGTCATGGTGGATTCTTATCGTGAGGAAGGTTGGACTCAACACGACAAAAACAAACCAGTTGACGAAGTGGCACCTGAGAGCGGGACAGGGTTCGGATAAGGTGTATTGTTAGGAAGTCAAACACACAGGACCAATTTTGCGTAAGATCGAAACCCAGATGAACGCTGCTATCAAAGGCAACCTCAACTGGACCAATGCTAACACGTCTGTCACCACGACCGATGGAGTTTCAGAGGTTCGTCTACATGGCAACAAGATTGCTGAGGTTGGTGATGATTTCGTTCGCATCTTTGATGGTGGGTGGCAATCAACCACGACTAAATCACGTTTGAACGCTATCATCAACGAGTTCTGTTGTGCATTCACTGACGGTGTCTTTCAGAAGGATTTTCAGTGGTTCGTTCGTGATAACAAGGTGACCAAAGATTTCGTTAACGGTTACACCTTCGCTGAGTTTGCCTGATAACATTGGGGGAGTACAAAAGATCTGCAATTAGAAGCAGCGCCCCCACACTAATTAACACCCACTCACTTCATCATGAACTACACACTCAAACAACTTCAAGACAAAGTATCACGAATGATTGAAGAACAAGGCGAGGATGCAGAATGTGGAGCATGGATTTATACCAAGAATGATTGTCATCTAAAGGATGAAGATGGTAACACTGATTATAATAACAATGTAGAAGATCCTGCACTGATTGCACGTATCTTTGATGATGTAGGCAACGTTGATTACATCTACACTGTGATTCAAGATGCAGTAGATGAAGCAACAGAGGAGCAACTTGTGCAGTACCAACAAGAATTAGTAGAGGTAAAATGAGAATGACGCAATACGTACTCAGCGGCATTTGTGTCTTTATGGGTATGACTTGCTATCTGCTATTCTTAGCAGAACGTGATAGTAAGATGATGAATTACTATGATTCAACAATTCAAAAATCGAACTACTAAATGTTACCTAGGTCAGCCGCGAGTGGACGATCTGCAAAGTGGTTCACCAAGGGGGGCAATCGGTTCAAAATGTCCTATACTAACAGCATGAGAAACGAAACACCAAGCAACAACCCATACGTCAACAACCTCGTTGAGATGGGATACGATCGGGCAGACTGTGAGATGGTCGCCTCTGCTGGTCTTGATGCCACCTATCCTAGGGTGATCCACGGTCGGACCTTTGACACCAAGGAACAGTATGACGAGGAACTGGCAGACTACATCGCTGGTCTGTGACACTTCGCAAACTGCTCCACAAAATAGACACAGCACTCAAAACCGTCTATTGTAGACTCATGAACAAAACACTAACCGATCTCACCCCTTCCATTCGTTCCTTTTGCCTGACCAATCCAGAGGCAGACTTTGAAATGGTCATGGACTTTGTAGACTCGCAGATCATGCCCTTTGAGGCAGACGATGACCTCGTAGACCTTGCCATGGAAATCATGCTGGAGTGCGACTCTAAGTAACACTAACTGTGGTATCACTAAATGATACCCAGGTTCGGCCGACCGTGGACGATCGACCTAGTGTCCACTCAGGGGGGCGAAACGTCCTCCCCTGTGTCTATAATAGATTCATGATCAAAACCGCTCCTCAAATGCTCTCCAACACCTATTGGGTTTCCTGCCCTGCTCTCGGTGAGTCTGAAGTCTGTAACAGCATGGAACTTGCAAACGACCTGTGCTTCGCTCTTCACGATGACGCTAATGGCGCTTATGCGTTCGTTGAAGACTACCTCGGACACACCGTGATGGAGTATGGGACACCCGACGAACTGGTTGCCTAGGGGTTGAATCCCCCCCTTGCTCCTCTATACTAACAACAGTTCAACCAATCACATGACCGCTTCAATGACTCAGGACACGACCTACAACGGTTGGGCAAACTATGAAACCTGGAACGTTGCCCTGTGGATCGGTAACGATGAGATGATCTACCGCCATGCCAAGGAGAATCAGAACCTAGGTTATCGCAAGTGGGCGAAGCGTTACATCGATGAGTTTGGCGAGTACATCACGGGCGATGGCATCTCCTGGTTGTCCGATGACGTGGATCAAGACGAGATGGACGCCATGCTTGCCGAACTCTAAACTGTCACAGGGGGGCGAGATCTGCCCCTCTAAGGGTCTATACTAACAGCATGGAAAACAAAGCAATGACTAGAACAGGTTTCTTTCTTCACAACGAGAACCCCTCCCCTCTGATGACTAAGGTCATGGAGAAGATCCAACGCCAACACATGGCAGAGCAGGAGTACAGGCAGGCAGTGAGAGCAGGTCGTATCGAACCTGTCCAGTCTACGAACTGGGACATCTCAGATCGCCACTAGGCGCTGACCCGCTACAATTAATTCATCAACCAACAGCGTGTCGATCACGCATCAAACTATGTTCAAAACCAACGGCAGCACCCATCACCAAGGCGTCTCTAACGAGCACGCCACGATTGACCTGCTCAACGAATTTTCAGTCTACCCCGACAGCGTAACTCACCTAGGTGGGACGAAGCACAAAGCAGACGCCATGGCGGGAGAGAAGGGGATCAGTATCAAGCACAAAGCAGGTCTAAAGAACGGGTCTTTCGATTGGGTCAACACCTCCGACATCTTTGGCGTCATCGACAGAACCATTTTTGCCGACTTCTTCGCCTTCGTTACTGAGGCGCGTGGTTGGTCTGTTGCTAAGCGTGAAGCGATCGTAGAGGAGACTCGCGACCTCTTCAACGAGTGCTGTGAGAAGGCGCTAGACAGCATCCACCCCTATGATCTGCTCTGCTTTCTTAAGTCAAACGTTACTGAGAAGCAGTATGGCATGGGGATCGTCATCAACGACACCAAGCACGAGACCCTCCACATCATGGAGGCAGACCGTCTCCTGATGACTCGCTGCATCAATTCAAACTATTCGTGCGAGTTGATCAAGGGCAAGGGCAAGAGTTCACGTCGTCTCGTCTTCAACTCCATGGCGGTCCCTCACGGTTTCGATTGCGGTCTACGTGTGAGAGTCACCAGCAACAATGGCATCCGTGCCTTCCTTGGACTAAGCAAGGCAAACAAGTCTAGTCAGGTTGTGATCAAGGTGCAACAGGACAACGTTCGGGATTTCGTCACCCACGACCCCGACCGTCAGATCCTCACCTATGCCAACTGAGGCACTGTCCTCCTAGGGGTAGGCAGACCTGCCCCTGCTGCTACAATTAGTTCAACAAACAAACAAAGACATGTTCGCAGTTCAACCCACTTCATTCGGCACCTTTGACGAGTACGGTGCAGACTACACGCCAACGATCGCTGGTGCTTACCGTATCGCAGCGATCAGGCAGCAGGAGCAAGAGGGCGATCAGATGATCTGGCGTCTCACCTCTGGTCAACCTATCCCATGGGTTCGGGTCTATGAAGACGAGGACATCTCTAGTGTGACGACTCAGGAGCTGGCGTTGCTGGTCTGATCCTGACCCCTGACCCTGTAGACTATTCAAAGAAACAACCGACTCATGTCCATGATTAATCCAGTCATCGTCCTCGACACCGACAGCACAGCAACCGAGCAGATCAGACTCTACCCGATGACCCGTCAGTGCATGGTCTTCTGGCACTCACGTCACTACAGCACCCACACCGTTCGCCGTCGCGACATGCTGCGACTGCTCCTGAATCTGAAGCAGAGCGCAGGGCAGTGGGTGAACCGCTACGCCCTCGGGTGAGGGACAGAGGCAGAAAACAGGTAAATCCGACAGGGGGCAGTAATATGCCCCCCCTTAGGGGTATACCCCCCGCGCCAAGCGGGTTTGGGACTCCTACCCCTACCCTAACCTACAAAAGTATCCAGACGACCGATAAATATTATTGCAAAGTCTTTTTATAAAACCTTCGTATATAAAAAAATTCCCGTGGAAAAAAATGACCCAAAAACCTGGAGCTACGCCGACGCTCTCAACAATTTTGAAGCATTCTGCAACTACTTCGACGCGGCAGCTGCTTCAAGTTATCGTTCAACAAAATCGCAAGATCGCCCAGCTGGAGATCGAGATAATGCAATTGAAAGCGATGAAACTGATGTACCGCCCACCAGGGGCGAATGAGCATATGAATGTCGTCGAATATTTGGATACCATCGAGGAGAGACTAAGATGCCTGGAAAAGTAGCAGGATTTAACGGAGCAGTCGATAGTGGTGGTACAGGTATCTGTAATACGCCCCCATGCGTAATTGGACCCGTGACCCCACGTACTGTGACTGTAGGAGGATTGTTTCCGATCTTAGAGGGTGATGTATTAACACCAGCACCAGGAACAACACCAGGAGGCAATCCCTGTACCACTCCTCGTGTTGCGATTAGCACGACAGCAAAGGTGAGAATAAATGGGAGACGCCCCTGTTGTCCTGGAGACTTGCTAGCACCGACTACAGGAATCATGATCACTGCGTTGTCGGCAAACCCAAAAGTCAACGTGATATGATATAATAACAAAGTACATTGAGGTAATCAGACATGGCAAAACGCCCTTCACTGACTGGATCAGATACAATTGAACCCAAGGAGAAGATGAGTCGCCAAGGAAGTGGTAGAAATACTAAATATAGTGCGACTAGTCGCAACAAAGCAAAAAAACGCTACAGAGGACAAGGACGATGACTGAATTCAATTATATTGTAGGACGCCCATCCACACTGCAGTATCGTAGTGACGCTGATACTGATGGTGATGGTACGCTTTCTAAAGAAGAATTGCAGGCAGCAGGTATTAAAGACGGCATTGAAACAGCAGAGTCAGTAGAATTTGAAGAATGAATCTAATTTGTAATCTCCCTGCCGAGAAAGTATGGGTTCGTAAGGAATATCTTACTGATCATCAAAGTGGGCATGGAGAATTTGTTGAGGGCGTCTGGGTATCGGCAAAATCGATACCAGGGCGTGCTTTTTATTTTGAGACTTATCTCCCACAATACGGGGCAATGTATGATAAGTTACCAATTAGTGCGTTTCTCCGAACGCCGAAAACTCCGACAATTGATATGGGACTGGAGAATCTGCAATTTTGGAATTGCATGGACTATGGCGTCGTATGCATGAATAAGGGATTTGTGTCGAGCATGACTGCCGAAGTTAGAACTCGTAACTTTGGATACATGAAAGGTCAATATCTGTTAACATTGGATAACTACCATGCAAACATCGATGTTATAGATAACAACGTAAGTGAAACTCCTGCAGAGCACAAGTCTCACAACTGTATAGAATTAGAGAATGGTCAGTTTGGATTATATCCTAATAACAGGATGCGTCTATATGACCTCTCTATCACGCCTGAAGTACCTTTAACTCCAGATTTCAAGGTATCTACCATAAAATACCAAGTTGAGAATACTGAGGGTTGGGGACGTTTAGGAGACACTGATGAATATTTCTGGGAAACACAACAGGAGAAAGAAAATGGGCAACAGCAGAGTTGATAAAGGTCAAAACTTCATCGATGAGGGAAAGACTTTAATTACTGAGACTGACTCTGATCGGTATCTAGATCAAGCAGCACGTCAACGTAGATCAAAGAAAAAAGAAGAACTCTATCCAATGCCTGAAGAACGTCGCAGCAGTGCTGGTGGATATGACGATTTTATAGAGCGTTGGACTGAGTGACTAAATAAAAAGACGGTCATATAGTGTGTAGTGCCTACAGTAAACCCATTTAAGGATTTATCATTATCTTTTGGAAGAAATAAGGTTACAGATGACCTTCTTCTGAAGAAAGATGATGCTGCTGTAAAACAGGCAGTGCAAAACATTATTTTGACGAATAAAGGAGAACGTCTATATGATGATCAGTATGGATCTAACGTTAGATCTTACTTGTTTGAACCATTAGACTTAGCGACATCCAGTTCAATCTCTGATGAAATCAGGGGTGCATTAAGCAGGTATGAGCCAAGAATTATAATTACTCAGCTGTTAGTAGAACCAGATTTTGCTAACAATGGGTTTGAAGTTATTTTGGAATTTGTGATTCAAGGACGTTCCGATATCCCACCACGTTCCATTGAGTTCTTTCTCAACCGTACTCGATAATGCCTTATACTCAAGTAGCAAATTTAGACTTTGCAGACATTAAAACGTCCCTGATTGATTACATGAGGGGGAACTCGGATTTCACTGACTATGATTTCCAAGGATCTGCAATATCTACATTATTAGATGTGTTAGCATATAACACGTACTATACAGCATTCAACACTAACATGGTGGTGAATGAACTGTTCTTAGATTCTGCTACGTTAAGAGATAACGTTATCTCCCTAGCAAAGCAAATTGGATATCGTCCTAGATCCTCAACTGCACCAAAAGCAACAGTCAACTTTCAAGTTAACTACACTGGATCAGGAACAGCACCTGATGGTGTGAAATTAAAGAAAGGAACTGGATTTCTAACTAACTTTGACGATACCCTCTATCAATTCGTCACTATCGATGACCAGGAGTCACCTCTAAACGGTGGTATTGCTGACTTTGGTGATATTGATGTCTATGAAGGAACATTAATCACACAGTCGTTTACGATCAACACAGGACTTAAGAACCAAAGATTCATTTTACAAAATAGTGGATTAGATACATCATCAATTCGTGTAAGAGTATACCCACAAGAGAACGACACCACCTACGTCACATACAACGCAGCAGATAACATTCTAGATCTCAACGGTTCATCTCAAGTCTTCTTTGTTGAGGAGATTGAAGATGAGCAGTATGAGGTCTTTTTTGGTGATGGAGTATATGGTAAGAAACTTACTAATGGTAACTTCATTGAGGTTTCATATCTGGTAACGTCAGCAGCTGCTACAAATGGCGCTAAGACGTTTTCATTCTCAGGTATTATTACTCCAAAAACAGGTAGTGCGAACTTCTCGTACACAACGTCTATATCAACCGTAGATGCCGCTGCAGGCGGTGCTGACCCAGAGTCTGTAGCATCTATTAAAAAGTCTGCTCCTAGGGCATTTGCATCGCAAGACAGAGCGGTTACAGCAGCAGACTACGAGTCAATTGTAAGAAAGGTTTACCCAGCGATCTCAGACATCATTACTTTTGGTGGTGAAGAGGACGATCCCCCCGAGTTTGGTAAAGTCAAGGTCGCAGTGAAACCACAAGATGCAATTGCTCTATCGTCTTATACTAAGAACGAGATCAAAACAAAACTTAAGGATTATGCTATCGCATCAGTGACTGTTGATATTATTGATCCGTCAATAATATATGTTGAACTAAACTCAAAGGTTAGTTATAAAAAGTCGTTAACAACATTATCAAAGAAAGAAATTGCAGGTAGAGCAACAACTGCAGTTGAAGATTATCTATCATCAGCAGAAACAGAGAAGTTTAATGGTAGATTCCGTCATAGTAAATTTGCATCTGTAATTGATGGTGCAGATCGTGCTATTACATCAAACGTAACTGAAGTAACACTAAGAAAAGATTTCTATCCTACCCTTAATTCTACTTTCTATTACGAGTTGTGTTATCTAAACACATTTAAGGATTCTTGTGACGAACCAGTCATGAAATCTACTGGGTTTGTAGTCAGTGAATATCCTTCCTACACAGTCTATTTGGAAGACGATACCCTGGGTAAAATTGACCTATATAGACTGAATGCCCTGACTGGCGAGAAGATTTATGTGAAGAAAGCAATTGGAGATATTAACTACTCCAAAGGCGAAATTAAATTATATAATTTGACCATCATTCAAGGTAGTTTTTCGGATAATAAGATTGAAGTTCGCGTAGATCCTGCGTCGAGAGACGTAAATGCTGTTCGTGAAGTTTATCTAGACGTTGATATCTCAAAATCCAATTTTAGTGCGGTTCCAGAATGAACTTAAAGACTAGAAATATTTCATCGCTGATTGAAAGTCAGCTACCTAGTTTTATTTTAGAAGACTATGAACTTTTTGGTAAGTTCTTGAAGTCTTATTATGCTCAGCAAGAACTGAGTGGTGGAGTTCTGGACATTATTTTAAACCTCACCAAATATCGTGATATCAATTTTTATGATAAAGAAGTTCTAACAGAGTCTACAAAAACTGTTGGTATCACTGGGATCTCAGAGACTACTGTTACTGTAGACAGCACCGAAGGATTCCCAAAACAAGGTCTCATTAAATTGGGCGATGAGATTGTATTCTATGCATCAAAAACTGCAACATCATTCCAATCAGTCACCAGAGGTGTAAGTGGTAACACCACGTTAGGTGACCTGTATTCTAACAGTAAGTTTGTTTCAACTACTGCAGCATCCCATGCTGATGATACAGTTGTTGAGAACATTAGTAATTTATTTTTGTATGCTCTAATTAAGAGTTTTGAGTCTGAGTATCTCGCTGGTATCCCAGAAAAGTATCTGAGAGGTGAGATCGATAAGAGAACTCTAATTAAGAACATCTCTTCATTCTACAAATCAAAAGGAACCAAGCGTTCCATTCAGTTTATCTTTAATTGCCTCATCAGTAGTGATGATACTGATGTATTCTTTCCAAAAGAGACCACCTTAAAAGCATCAGAGTCTGACTGGTCTAGAGTTTACTCATTAAGAGTTATTGCTTTAAGTGGAAATCCAGAAACGTTAATTGGAAAAAGAGTTACCCAGTCTGGTACTTCATACGCATCTGCTGTTGTTGATAATGCTTTGAAAGAGCAGATTGTAGATGATGTCCAAATGTGGGACATCATTCTTGCTGAAAATTCGGTCAATAACGTATTTCAAATAGCAAACAAAACATTCCTAACAAAAGATCTCCAATCATCGGATACTGTAGGGGATAAGATCGAGGTTGATTCAACTTTTGGGTGGGACAAAGAAGGACTCATTTATATTAATGGAGAAAGAATTGAATATTCTTCTAAGACTATAAGACATTTTGTTATTAAGTCTAGATCTTTATCAACTACACATGCATCTGGAGCAAAACTGTATAGTAATATCACAATTGATTCTGGTAATGTAAAGTTGCTCCCTCTAGGAGTTACTTACAACTTACAACCACAGGGAGCAATCCCATATGGTGTCGAAGGTGAAATTATTACTGTTGAAAAGTCTGGATTTGATACGGTAGATCCTATCGTTAAAAAATCTAATAATACTATTAGATGGATGCTCCCAACATCATCGTCAACGATTCAAAGTGATGATCCTAGAACAATTGCTGCTAACGTAGACACTATTCCTGGTATTAGTGCATTCTTTGAAGATAAAGAAAACTATTACATTTGTTGCAGTGGATTCCCATTAGGAAGAAAGATCTTTTTCAATCAAACTATTAGTGCAGACAAAACTCCAATTGATCAAGCACTATTGAGAACTATTCGCAAGAAAGCAGAAACGACTACAGAAATATATGCTACTCCTAGAAAAGATGTAGGTATTTTTATAGATGGTTCTATTGCTTATAGTTACAAGCATGAAGAAGGTGTTCTTTTTGGAAAACTAACTAGAATCGAAGTTACGAATCAAGGATCTGGATATGCTAGACCACCATTCGTATTAATCAATAATACACCATACAAAGCATCTGCAAATCTTTCTGGTAACGTTGTTGAATCTGTTAATATCATAGACGAAGGAAATTACACTACAACTCCACAAGTAGAAATTATTTCTGGTAGAAACGCAGTTTTAACTCCAGTTGTTACTTTAGGAAAAATCACGAGTATTGTGATTACTGATCCTGGTGAATATTATTCTGCACCACCAACGATTAGAATTACTGATAGATTAGGAAGAGGTAGATTTGCGGATTACGTTGCTACTGTATCTGCGAGTGGTCAAATTACAGAAGTAACGCAAATTAACACTGGTAACTTCTATACTGCGGGTAAAGTATTAGTAGAAGTTATCCCATCAGGAAGCAATGCAGAGGCGGAAGCGTCTATCTATGAATGGATAAAGAATAGATATACAGTAGTAGGAACAGATATTGATAGTGAATATGGATTCTCTTTCAATAACTCAGCAGGATTTAATACTTATGGTGTTCTCTCATATGCGCCATCGTTAAAAACATCTCTATCTGATAATGGAGTTTCACATTCCCCAATCATCGGATTCGCCTATGATGGTAATCCCATTTATGGTCCTTATGGATACACTGTTGCTACCGATTCGTCAACCGCCATCAGACGAATGGAAAGTGGTTATCGACAAAGGGCGTCTAGAACAAATGGTCCTTCTGCAACCACATATCCAATCGGAACTTTTATACAAGACTATTATTATGCGGATAGACTTGGAGATCTAGACAGAAATAATGGTAGGTTTTGTGTTACACCAGAATATCCAAATGGTGTGTATGCATACTTTGTTACTCTAAATGCATCTCTACAACCAGAATTTCCATATTTACTAGGGGAAAATTTCTATTCACTACCTCTTACAGCAAACTACCAAGAGTTCCAAACACATGCTGATCTTCCATTAGATGCAGTTAGACTAAGAACTCAGAGCACTCCTCAAAATGGTATCGTTACTAGAGCAAAAGTAAAGGATGTTTCTACAGGTAGTATTGATAAAATCAAAACATATGATTCTTCTGATAATTTCTCTGTAGGATCTAGTATTGTTTTTGATAACTCCCAGACTGGTGGATCTGATGCTGCTGGTTTAGTATCTTCTGTTAATGGTAAAACAGTTTCTTCTCTGCAAGCAACTGATACACAAAGAGTTGCAACGATTCAGATTGCAGAAAGTTGCTTTATTTATGATGGAGATGCAATTACTCAATCTAGCACTGGTGTAACAGGAACTGTTGTTGGTGATGTATTGGACGATAAGTTTATTGTTCTTGAGAATGTAACAGGAGTTTTTGATGCTACTGGTCTTGTAGATTCATCAACTCTTACTTTAAATGTTGTTTTGAATACGAATGCAACATTCACCGCTGGTGCTATTGTTACACTTACTGATGGTGATAACGATGTTGCTACTGGGGAGATTGTACTCTCTACAGAAAGAAGAAACTCAGTAAAAATTAAGGTTATTAGTGGAACATTTGATCAATTTGTAGGTAGTGGATATTATTTAAGAAGTAATAATCTTTTGAACACTATTGGTGCTGAGATCTTAAGCACTTCTAGTCTCAGTACAGATTTAGTTCCATTTATTGTCGATACTAATGTTACTCTAGTAACTACAAGCACAAATCATGGATTGGGTATTGGTAGTAAAATTAATGTAAAAATTAACCCAGATGATTCAGTTGCAACGAAAACATATCATGTACAATTAGGTGCAACTCAAGAAATTGAACTAACACAACCAATTTTTGTAACTGCTATTAACGATGCTGGGTTAGGAAGAGGAGATTTAGTAAATGGAGGATTTGATTACGCTACTAATACTTACACTGATGTAGAGTTGATTTTTGTAAATCAGACGGCAACTAGAGAAGATTTGGGTGCAGTTGGAGATGCTAATAATGCAGAAGCAACCATTGTTGTATCAGACATTAACAATACAGGTTTAGGATCTGTAACTAGTGTAACTATTACTACAAAAGGATCTGGTTATGTTAAGGGTGATGTTCTAACTGTAGAAGATTCTGCATTGAATAGATCAACATCTTCTACCAACACGCAAAGATTACGCTTCGTAGTTGATCATATTGGATTTGCTGCTGGAGAAACTATATTAAAACTTGAAGATGTATCTGAACTAGCAGTAAATGATCTTTTGCAAATTGGAGAAGAAATCGTAACGGTTACTGCCGTTTCTGAAGGTGATAAGACAGTAACGATTGATAGAGCACAAGAAAAAACCGAAGACATTGATCATTTTGATAATGAAGAAGTTTCTCTTTATAACTCAAGATATAACTTCACTGTAGGATCTCAAATCGCAATTACTGGTAATGCGTCTCTTGATCCTGTTATTCTATCATACACGGGCAATAAACTGATTGTTGAGCACAATCAACTATTCTTTAGTTCGGGATCTTACAATGATTATAAGATCGGATCTGGATCTAGTTTCTTTGATAACAGTTCTCCAAAGAGACTGGTGAATATTGATGTAGCGTCGGATTTCTTGATTGTTACGAAGATTTCTTCGTCTGCTTCAGGACCATTTGAAGTATCTCCAAATATTCAGTTCCAAGAATATTATCAATACAGATTTGATCTATCTCATTCAACAAATTCTCTGTCTGAGTTCTTAATTTCTCCAAGTAAGCAAGACAACATCATTGCACCTGAATTAGTACGTGTCGGTACTCCTGGACAATCTGGCGCATATGTCTATGCTAAATTTGGATATGGTCCAAGAACGGGAACTGTTAATTTAGCAGGAACATTAACCGAAAGAAGAGAAAGACTATATCAAAGATATTATTATAAGTCAATTGTTACCACAGACTCATCTGGTAATCAGTCAATTCGTATTGGTCCTACCAGTGTTATTGAAGATCGTGATAACTACATTGAAATTATTAATGATCCCCTCCAAGGACAGCAAAGTGTTGTATATGTAACACCAACACGTTTTGTATACTCTATGGGAACTGGATCTACACCAGAGTGGTATGGAACTGGTAATATTAAATACAGCACAACCACTACAGGAGCAGTTGGTTCAATTAATAAGGTAACTGTTTCAAATCTTGGATCTGGATACAAGAAAGTTCCTCTTGTTTTAGGTGCTACCTTAAAGAAAGCATTTGAAGCAACAGTTACTGCTAATTGGGACGCAGTAAATCAAAATATCGCAACTGTTACAATCAACACTTCTGGTCAAAATTACTCTAAACCAAAAATTGTTGTTATCGATGGTGATGGTACAGAAGCAGATTTTGAGGTATTGAAATCTTTTGATAACAAGGTTTCTGGTGTACGTGTAATCAATAAAGGAAAGAACTATACATATCAACCAAAACTAAGAGTTATTGAAAGTGATGTTAGAGTTTTCGCTCTAGGATCAAACATCGGTACGGTCAAGAATGCTGAGATTGAATTTAGTGGATCTGGAGTATGGAATGATACTTCTATTCTAAGAAAACACTCTGCTAGTGTTGGTATGGTTGTTGATACTACAGACACTTTCTTGCAGGGTGAAAGAGTAGAGCAAGGTTCTTCTTATGGTCTTGTATCTCTAGATGGATGGAGAACAGGATCAAATATTCTAAAAGTATCCGTACAGAATGGAGAATTTGTTGCTGGTAAAACAATTACTGGTATTATAAGTGGTGCTTCTGGAATTGTAAATGAAGTTCTCATTACTGATTTTGATTTAGATTTAAGATCATACTATGATAACTTAGGAAGATATCTGTCTGATAAAGGAAAAGTTGGCGTCAAAACACACCGTATTGCCGATAACAAGTTTTATCAAGACTACTCATATGTAATTGAGTCTACTTCTGGTATCAATAATTGGAAGGAACTAGTAAAAGAGTCTGTTCACCCAGCAGGATTTAATCTCTTTGGCGAGTTGAATGTTAACTCACAAGGAACTGTAAGACTACAACCAGAACCAAGGATTTCACAAATTAGCACACTTAAGTTGTGGGATAAAGATATAAACAAAGTTACTGTTAGTTCTAAGATTGTGAAGAAAAAAATCACAATCAACAAAGTAGAAGATAGCAATATTAAAGAAGGATCTGGATCTGTTGTTCAAAAAGCATTTGATTCTGCTGCTTTGACTGCTAGAGAAATCTATATTGGTCCAACATTTACTGGTACATTTGGTACTAGTGGAAATGTTAGTGGTAATAGAACGTTTACTATCTACGATAAAAAGACAAATGATCCCATCACGCCATACAATGAAATGGCGCTTACTATTACATTAGATGGTATTCTTCAAGAACCAGAAACTTCGTATACTGTTTCAGGAAATACGATTACTTTCGCTAAATCTCCATTAGGTTCAAGGACTGATAATGGTGCAGTGATTCCTGCTCAAAAATTTGTTGGTAGATTATTCCAGTTTAAGGATAACGTAAAGAACGCACAATACCTCAAAAAAATTAGACCTATCTTCCAACAAGGAGGAACTTGGATTGATGCTGCTAATCAGATTAAATTTAATCGACAGTTTATTGTTGAGGAAGCAATCGGATATGCAAAGGCGACTTATCCCAATCTAGCATGGAACCAATTAGAGTCTAAGTGCTCTAGAGATATTGGTCTCATTGTAGACGCATATGAACACGATGTTAGATTTGGTGGAAACTGGAAGACAATCCAGGCAGCAGAGTCTTATTTCAATAACGGTAACTTAGCGTATATCAATGCTCAGTTAACAGAAAGTATTGCAACATATAAGTATGCAACTTCACTGTGTGTTGCTGCAATGAGAAATTGGGATCTTTCTTTAGATGGATGTACAATTACTGCAGGATCTGATCTTATCACAGTTCCAACAACATTGGGTCTGGCGGTTGGAATGGATGTTAGTAGTGGAGCACAGTTCTACCCAGGAACAAAATTACTAGAGATTCTTAGCGACACAGAAGTTAGAGTATCGAATCCTGGTAATTTTAATTACAGTCCTAATATTATTTCGACCACAGTTGTTACATCAACAAATGTTACCTATGGTCCAACCACCGTTACAAATACAGGTCTTCTACATGTTGGTATTCCATCGACAGTTACTATTACAAGTACTGTAAACAACATTGACCAAGTTACATTCTCTTTCAGCAGAATCAACAATGGAACATTTATGGATGCTGCTAATTTGATTGAGAAGAATAAAGAGTATATCAAGGAAGAAACTCTCGGATGGGTCAAGGCAACTTATCCTTCATTAGTTATTCCTAATGAAGCGAAATGTACCAGAGATACTGGATATCTAGTTGATGCATTTGTATACCATCTCAGATATGGAGGAAATGCAAACGTCGTAGATTTTGGTGAGAGATATTGGGTAGGAAACAAGTTGTCCTACATCAATACAGAATTTACCGAGAGTAAAGGTGCATATAGACATGCTACTGGTTTGATGGTTAAGGCAATGAGAAATAATCTCACTACTGGTACATATACATCTATTGTTCCTTTTACAGATACATCTATTTTTTCAGATCCTGCTAGTTCATATACATCTACTTGTGCTCAAGTTGAACAAACTCTCAACACTTACATCGACATTGTTGACGAAGTTCTAAACAAAGGAACTAACATCGTTGAAGTTTCTGATGAGAATAGTCAACGTTCAGGTAACTATACTTCAACTCTAACTTACTCTAACAATAATATTCTAGCAGATAGTCTTTTTGCAGAATGTGCTATTGTACAATCTGCTTTAGGATCACTCTTCGACAACATTAGCGATGTCTTAAATGCTCAGACAGTAGACACTGCATTACCCGATTATTTTGACGGAGAAAATGTTGATTTTGAATTGTATTACACTGATAACACACCAGTTAAAACATCTAAAAATGAAGATTTATTCGTAGGTGTAAATGGGGTGTTCCAGAGTGCAAAATATGATGCTACATTCCCAAGAAATAACGCTTATCATATTGTAAGATCTTCTGTAGCATCTGAACCAGATAGAATTGTTTTCGCAGAACCACCAAAATGGGAGCAATCTCTCAATACAATTTTGGTACAAGAACCACTTGCAGTAGAAAAATTCTTTGCACATAATTTAGGTAAGTATCTGCGTCTATCAATTCAGTCAGAAAACTTCAATGGAAAGACTCTAGGATCTTTCACTATGAGAAATGAGGAGACTGGTGATGTTGTTATTGTTGATGACGATAGATTCTTGCTCGTGTTCCTTGACGGTGTTCTACAAGAAAGAGAAAGAGCGTACACAATTAATGAATCGAGTATCACATTTAAGCAAGCTCCAAGATCAGGACAAAAAGTAAATATTGTTCTTCTCATTGGAGATTCTGTAGATCAACTTCTTAGTGCTTATAATTTTGAATCAAGCAAGTTTTATAATGAAATTGCAGTATCTGTTACTGGTGGATCTGCTGAGTACGCTACATTCAAAGAAAATATTAGAGAACGTTCTATCATCTATCAATTAGATAGTGGCGTCTATAAAACTCTAGGAATGTTTAAAAATCATCAACCTACTACTGGTGGATGGAAATTCCGTATGCTAGCACACAATCCAGACATCGATTTATCTCAACCAATCAGAATTGCATCAACTGTTGATATCGTCAATTCTTCATATACATCGATTGATCTTGCTGCTCTCTCAACTAGTATAGATTATGTTGTGGATTCTGATAGTAATAGAGTCCTCAGAAAAGATACTACATCTTGGTTGTATGATGTTGTAAAACCAACCATCACTGGACTTGAACCTGGAGATCAAATTAAGCTTGATGGTGAGACAGAATTCAGAACCGTCAAGAAAACTCCAAATACATTGACCGCTCTAGACTATGCTTCTAATTCGGATATTTCCGATACTCTTGGAACTGTTAGCGTATCAAATTATAATGGAGTTCAAAGAGGAGAAGGACTTGATGTAGTAGCTACTGTAACTAATGGTGTTGTTACTAGTTTAACTTGGAATAAGAGAGACTATTCGAGAAACCCAGATGCTTATCAATACAATACTGCACCTACTCTCGTTTTTGAACCTGTTGATCAAAATGGTGGCGGTGCTAGGGCATATGTTATTGTTAGTGGTGGTGAAATTATCGATGTTATTCTTGACCATGGTGGTAGTGGTTACACTTCTTCTCCTATCGTCAATGTAACAAGAAGATACAAGATCAAGAAGAAAAAGAGAACCATTGATACCAAATATACTATTGGTGTCCAAGGCAAAACTTCTGGTGGATTTAACACATATGCAACTCTAGTCCGCACACCAACTAATAATGGATTTGAAAGCACACAACTTGCTAGACTTGGATCTTCTGAACTAGCAGTTAGACTAACAGATCAAAATGTTCTGGATCCACAACCAATTTCACATAAAGAAACATATATTGAGAGAACTCGTACTATCAGACCAGTTGAATCTGCATTGATGGTCTCTACTCCAACTCAATCTATTGTGGATTACAAACTGCAGAAGATTCTTACTACAAGTGTAAGTTCATCTACTGCTTTTACTACGAATCATCCTCCAACAACTCAGTCTGTACCTATGGGAACAGCGCAGCAGTCTTCTATTAAGATTGCAACTATGTTGGACGTTGATTATTCCGCAGGTGATCCATACGTATTTGCAAATACTGTTCAGTTCCCAGCAACAGGAATTATTCAGGTTGGTCTATATCAACTTGAGTACAGCTCTAAAGTTTCTGATCGTTTCACCATCGATTATGGAAGCGCAAATACATTGCAACCATCCAACGGAGGAATAGTCACTGCAGGAAACCTCGCTAGAGAAGTATAAATAAATTATCAATATAAATAAGTTGGATCCAACTGTAGCAATCTACCTTAATCAATTATGTCGGCACTCATTTCTGAAAATTTTCGTATTTTTAACGCACAGCAGTTTCTAGAGTCATTATCCGAAGGAGCTAATGACCAGGATCCTGCAAAGTCTCGTATGTACTTCTTTGTAGGTAGATCTGATCCCTGGAATTCTTACCTAGAAATCTATAACGTTGGAGGAACTGCCGCATTTGCAGTTGGAGATAGCATCTATGATGCTGGTGCTTCTGGAGCAACTGCATATGGATCTACCACATTTGCATCTACAGTTGTCGCAGTATATCCTAATTCACTTTTAGTTAACAACCAAGTTCCCGCTGCTGCAGTTCCTGGTATTGGTAACGTTATTAAGGGTTACTCTGGTGGATCCGATACTGGTGCTGAAGCAGAAGCAGGTGTTTATCGTTTGCCGACGAACAGAATGCACCCGCTCCTCTTGATAACCAAGAAGAGAAGTTTAATGTATACAGAGAGATTATCGGCGCTAAAAGAGTTGAGTCGTCGAATGTAATCTCAGTTATTCCTCGCCTTAACTGGAATACAGCGTTGAACCCAACGTTCGATATGTACAAACCTGACTATAGTGCAGTTCCTTCGACTGGTGGTTCTTCTAAACAGACCACAACTGGTCAAACTTCACTTGGTGCAGCAAAACTTTACGTAATGAATACTAACTACGAAGTATTCAAGTGCATCTATAACAAGGAAGATCTTGCACCTGGAACAAACACGGCATCTGATATGCCTGTAACATCAGCAAACTATGCTAATGGTGTTTACAGTGGTCCTAACGATGGATATCGTTGGAAGTATCTTTACACTATGACCACACAGCAAGTCATGGACTTCTTGTCCAGCGACTTCATGCCTATTGGAACATATGCTGGTCCTGCTGCTGTTGATGGCGCAATCGATACAATTTTTGTTTCTGCAACTGGTAGTGGACTACCTGCAAACAAAACTGGTGCTAGCGCACTATATGCTCCAATCCTAGGAGATGGTACAGGTGGTATCGCTAAGTTTGAAACCGATGGTTCTGGTACAATTACTTCAGCAGAAGTACATGCTGCAGGAGCAGGATATACCTATGCTGCAATTGCACTAGAGACTGGTGCTGGAACTGGTGCTGGTGGAGATGCATATGGTGTATTTGCTGACTCTGCTCTAGCAACTGCAGAAACTATTGCTGCTGGTGCTCGCGGTGAACTAGAAGCAATCATTCCTCCTCAAGGTGGTCATGGTTCAAATCTAGCACAAGAGATGAACGCTAAGCGTGTGATGGTAAACGTTCGTCTAACTTATGATGAAGGTCAAGGTGACTTCCCTGTAGAGAACGAATTCCGTAGAATCGGTATTATTCGCGATCCTCTTCAGTGGGGTTCTACTTCTTTCCTAGCAACTAACACTGCATCTGGTGTATATGCTGTACGAGTTACTGGTACAGGTCTTTCCAACTCATCTTTTGGTGGAGATAATATCATCCAACAAACAGTAACTGGTGGAACTGCTAAAGGAAGTGTTGTTTCTTGGGAACTAGATGATAGCAGCACTACATCTGGCGTTCTTAAGTATTATCAGTCACCAGAACTTCACAAAGATTCTGGTATTGTTCGTGCTTTTGAATCAAACGCTGCTAACGCAGTTGTAGATCAAGGCACCAACGGTTCAGTAAACGTAGCAACAACATCTACCGAAACTGTTAGAGGAGTTACTTTTACTGCTGGTTTAGCAAATCCAGAAATTAAAACAAACTCTGGCGAACTCGTATACATAGAGAACAGAAGACTTATTACTAGATCTTCCGATCAAATCGAAGATATTAAACTAGTAATCGAATTCTAATTCCATGTTAGACTTGGTTTACGATGCCCCAGAAGACAAATTTAAACGTATCACCATATTACGATGATTATGATGCGAAAAGGAACTTTTATAGGGTTCTTTTTCGCCCTGGTTATGCTATCCAAGCAAGAGAATTAACTCAACTTCAATCTATTTTACAAAATCAGATTGAGTCGATTGGTAGAAGGCAGTTTAAACAAGGGGATCTTGTAATCCCAGGTGAAGTTGGTCTTAACAATAAATTAGACTACGTAAAGTTGTCCTCAGTTAGCGAAGTTGCTATCTCTGAGGGCAATTCTGTTGTCTATAAAAAGTACGATATTTCTTTGCTAGTTGATCAGACGTTGAGGGGCATCACGTCTGGAGTTACTGGTACAGTAATTACAACTAGATATGCAACAGAATCGTCATCAGATACGATTTATGTAAACTACACCAGCAGTGGAAACGCAAACAACGAATCTACATTCCGTCAAGGGGAAACACTAGAAGTCGTAGATGGCGTCAATACGCCTCTCCTAGTGGTCGGAACTGATGGAAGCGTTCTTCCCACCTCCGTTACTACTACGGACCCTGATACGGGCATAGAGACCTCACAGAGCAGTTCTGCTGTGGGGTTTGCATCTGCTGTTAAAGTAGAAGAAGGCATTTACTTCGTCAATGGTCATTTTGTTAGAAATGATGAGGATCTCATCATTCTAGATGCATATACAAATTCACCATCAGCAAAAGTAGGATTTAAGATCTCCGAGTCGCTAGCGACTCCAGAAGAAGATAATACTCTTTACGATCAAGCGAGAGGGTTTGCTAACTTTAGTGCTCCTGGAGCACATCGTCTACTGATCAAACTAAATCTAGAAAAGTATGATCTAGATGCAAGCACCGATAGCAACTTCATTCAACTTGTATCTGTAAAAAAAGGTGCTGTACAAAGAAAAATTAAAGCAGCAGATTATAACATTATTGAAGAGACTCTAGCAAGAAGAACTTACGACGAGTCTGGAGATTATGTTGTTGAGGATTTTCCATCAGAAATTCGTGAATATTATCAGAGAAATGGTAACAGAGGATTATACTCAAAGAATACTGAAACTGATCTAGTTAATGGACTTGATGAATCGTCTGCAGCAGAAAAACTAATCCTTTCTTTGGGTGCTGGTAAGGCATACATTAAAGGATATGAAATCGTCAATAAAGAAGCGAAATATTTAACTCTCAATAAATCCAGAGAGTCTCTTGAAAGAGACAACATTACACTCAAGCACACTGGTCTAAGTTCATATTATCTCACAAACGTTTATAATACAGTTCCACTGAACTCATTTGATGCTGAACTAACAGCATTCCCATCACTATATCTCAACAAAGTTTTTTCTGACGGTTCTATTGGTCAGAATAATTCTGAGGCAAGTACATCTCAGAAGCAGACAAGATCCAGAAGAACATCAACCTTTGATAGTGATCAGGCAATCAAAACTGTTCTTATTGATATTACTACAACTGCAACTGGAAAAACTTTTGCGGACTTAAACGACTCTACATTTGAGTCCACATTTGGTAGTTTCTTTGTTCGTTTGTCTTCACAAAGCAATGATACTAAGGAAATTACATCACTTGCTTTCTCTAAGTTTAACGGCACAACTTTCTTAGGTGCTGGTCAATACGTAGAGTTTACATTTGTTGGACGTAGAGACATTATTGATACTATTCTAAAAGAATACAATGATAATGACGCTGTAGATAAGAGAACAAAACTATTCTTTACAGAAAATGGAGCAGAGAGTTCCGATTCAACAGATATCTTTGGTAAAATTGTTTCTTATTCCGAGACTATTGTTCCTACAATTGGACTAGCAAAACCAAAGAATATGGTTCTTCAAGAAAGAGGATCAGGATTCGATCCAAACTCAGACAGAATTCTTTCTAAAGGAAGAATTGGAAGCACTGGAGTTTACAATACGACTTTTAAAATGTCGTACTTCAATCCAGTATTTCTAACAAAAATTTTGTTAGATAGTGAAATTCCATCTGGTCAGTTCCAAACTGGTAAGTACGTTTCTGGAACAAGAAGTGGTGCTTATGGAGTTATCGAAGGATCTCCAAATGGATATCTAACTTCAGGAAACAGAATTTATCTAAAAGTAATTTCAGGAGAATTCCAGCAGGGAGAGACCATCGTAGATGAAGCAGGTAATTCACTCAGAATTGCAACAGAAAATACGATCTCACACTTTATCGTTGATAACAGAGGAATCAACTACGGTGGTTTGAGTGCTGCTGTTATTGATGGCGTAACATATGATCCTTCTGTTGTAGGTGTAGATATTGATCCTTCAACTGGAGTCTATAAATTAAATGTTAGAAAGAGAGCACTACTCGCTAACAGATATGCACAACCACCAAGTGTAGTAATCTCAACCACGTCTACCCAATTCAATTCAGCTAATGCTGCAGTTGTACGTGCAATTCTATTCAAGAACGTCATTGAGACTTACACACCACAAAATGTTAAGTCTATGTGGGCACGTTTTGGTGTTGCACCACAAGGAGCATCTGCACCAAATCTATTCACTTCTGATGTAGAGCTATCAAGAACCAGTTATATTGATTCAACTACTGTAACCGATTTTACTTTCAGTGGTAATCAAGGCGAACAATATCTTGAGTGTACTGGTTTTGGAGGGGATGCTTCTAAATTCCTAACTCAAGGAGATCTAGTTCAGTTCTCTGATGCTAATAATAATGTTGTACAGGCAATTGTACAATTAGCAACTAAACCAGAAGGAACTAAAAAATCCAGAATTTATCTAGACTCATTAGTACCAGAAGATGTTTCAGCATCTACTGTATTGAGAGTGAGACCACAGATTAATAACGCTTCCAAGTCCACGCTGATCTTTCCAACTGGATCCAAGCAAATCAGATCACTTGTTAAGAACTCAGACGATACTGCTATCAAGATGTATCAGAGAAGGGACTTCGTTCTTGACTCATCTGCTGCTGGTGGTAATATCACATTCAGAGCACAACTTGAATTTGGTACTCAGAAATTTGTAAACTTTACAGAAGACAATTTTGTTCTATCTGTTCTTGATAAAGGTAATGCAACTTCAGTAGAAACTGGAGATATTGTATATGTACCCGAGGATCAAGTAACAGTTGCTTCTTCTACTGATAGTACAACTGGATTGACTGCTGGTAGTGTTACTGTTACTTTACCTGCGAACTACTTTGGAGCACTATCAGGAGGATCTATATATCCAAAACTAAAACTAAGTGCTACTCTAGAGGTTACAAAAGCACGTCCGAGACTTAAGACTGTTGTAAGGAACAAACAGATTCTAATTAAACCAACAGGAGACAGAATTCTTCCTTTCAGAGGTCAAGACATCAACGCAGCAGAAATCAATACTATTTCTTATGCTGATGCATTTAAGGTCAACTATATTTACGAAGGATCGCCAACATCAGCACCCGAAGTAGATAGTTCAGGTAAGTTGATTAATGGTACTGATGTTACTAATAGATTCAACTTTGATAATGGTCAGAGAGACACTCTATATGATGTATCTCGTATTGTTCTAAAACCTGGATTTGAAAATCCAACTGGTCAGATTTTGATTTCATTTGACTACTTTGATCATTCTCAAGGTGACTTCTGTGTCGTAGATTCTTATCTACACGAAGCAGGTGTACCAGCAGATGAAATTCCACAATTTAACTCATCTGTATATGGAGTAACAAACCTTCGAGATGTTATTGATTTCAGACCAAAGGTAGACAGTGAAGCGACTGTTACGGGATTCCAAGATCAGTCTATCTTTGCAAACTCTATTTTCAACAACTTTACTGGAGATAGTGGTGTCGTATCAAGTTGCCCTGCATCTGATAGTAATCTTCCATGGACAATCTCATTCTATCAGAATCAATATCTAGATAGAATTGATGGTTTGTTCTTGAATAAGAAAGGTGAGTTTATCATCAAGGAAGGAAATTCATCTCTCAATCCATCCAAACCAGAGATGGTTGATGATGCAATTGTTCTAGCATACATTTACATTCCTGCTTACACAAGCAAGAGCACAGATGTAAGAATTGTTCCTGTTGATAATCGTCGATTCACTATGCGTGATATCGGCAAACTAGAAAAGCGTGTTGAAAGACTTGAGTATTACACTCTCCTTAGTGTTTTAGAGCAGCAAGCTCTCAATATGCAAATCAAAGACCAATCTGGATTTGAAAGACTTAAGAGTGGTTTTGTAGTCGATAACTTTGAGACACATAAAGTAGGAAATCTAGCATCAGAAGATTATAAGTGTTCTATTGATACAAAGCAGTCTGTACTCAGACCTCAAGCGAGAGAAGACTCTTTAGAGTTGCAGGAAGTTAATACTACAAATGATCAACGTGTTGTATCTGGATATCAAAGAAGTGGTGATGTTATTACTTTACCATATACAAATCTAACTCTAATTGAGAATCCATTCGCAACAAAGACTATCAAACCAAATCCATTTGTTGTGGTTCAGTATGTTGGAGATGCGTCTTTGGATGCACCTGTTGACTCATGGTATGAGAATACCGATGCTCCTTTGATCACTGATAACAATGCTCAAACATATACTATTTTCTTAGCGAAAGATAACGTAAGAGAAGCATATTCAAGTTTATATAACTCTTACAGAGTAAACTGGGTTGGATCTGATGACTCATTCTTTAATATTGGATCTCTATCAGATATTAATAGTGATCAGGTATCTTCTACAGTAAAAATTGCTTCAGTAGGAAGTTCTTCAAATATCAGTCCACAAAACCACGAGACTGGTCAAGGTCTAAAGACCAAGCTTGTTGGAGATTCTGCTGTTGCAACATCTCTACAACAGTTCTGTAGATCAAAAGTTCTCAAGTTCACCATCAGAAGAATGAAGGCGAACACTAAAATTTATCCCTTCATTGAGGGAAGAGACATTAGTCGATGGACATGCCCCGATCTCAGATTTAGTGGTATGTCTGGTAATTCTCTAGGAACGTTTGGTGGAGAACTTGTTACCGATAGTGCTGGTAATGCAAGTGGTATCATTATATTCCCTAATGGATTACCACCTGTAGAAGGAAGCACATGGAACAACTATCTCTTTAACGTTCAATATGATACCAACGGAGAAGAACTACAATTCACTGTTGGTGAAAAGACTATCAGATTCACGTCAAGTGCAACTGATGAATTAAAAGAGAATGTAACCACATTTACAGAAGTCAAGTATTATCCTACTGGTGTTACACCAAGGAATCCTGCATCTATCATTTCAACTCTACCAGCAGAGTTCAAATCAAATGAAGGTAAGCAGATTGTAGATACAGATACGCAGACCAAGAAGAATCCAAGTCCCCTTACTCAAACATTCAAAGTTGAGAATATGGATGGTGGATGTTTTGTAACTGGAATCAATCTCTTCTTTAATAAGAAAGATTCTAAGGTTCCTGTTAGAACTTATCTGACTTCTACTGAAAGTGGTAAACCAGGCAAGTTTATTGTTCCTGGAACTGTTAAAACAGTTGACTCGGAAACTAAACTTAAAGTATTCATCTCCCAAGACGGTAGTGTTGAGATTGGAGAAATTGTAACTGGAAATACTTCAGGTGCGTCTGGTCCTGTGTATAAGATCTTTGATAGAACTAATACTGAAGTTCTACCTGGAACTGGTAACAAGATTCCTCTATCAGCAGATCAAGTATATACATTGATTTTGTCTAATAACAATGGATCTTCATTCCAGAAAGCAGAGACACTAGAAGTTCCATCTTTGACCTTAGCAAATAACACTAACAATACCAGTATCACTCTTACTATTGCAAGAGATTCTGGTAAACTTACTGATCTAAAAGTTATTTCTAAAGGATCAAACTATGATACCGCATCGATGACTATTGAGAGTCCTCAGTTGCCTGGTGGAACTACTGCTACTGGATCTCTAGGAGTTTCTGGTGGTAATCTATACAACTCAGAAGTTTCTATTGCAGGATCTGGATATACCAGCGCACCATCTATTGTTATCAATGGAACTGGTTCTGGAAATGCTGGCGGTGAAGTTCAATCTTTCATCACTATCGATACTCCAGCAGTAAGAATGGGTGTAGCAACAAATGACGAGGGTGAATCACCAATCTCTACTCAGTTCATGTTTGATTATCCTGTATATCTACAGAATGATACCGAATATGCATTTGTTGTAGAAACAGATTCTCCAACATATGAAGTTTGGGCATCTGAAGTTGGTGCTGCATCTGGATCTGGTACTGTTACACCTATTTCTGGTCTTGGATCTGTATTCAGATCTCAGAACGTTGATAGTTGGACAGAAGATCTCAGAGAAGATATCAAGTTCCAAATGCTTCGTGCTGAATTTGATATTTCAAGAACAGCATCTCTACTCTTGTCTAACACTCCAATTGGTTATGAAACCATGGATACCGATCCAATTAGAACAAGTAGTGAATCTAATAGCAGTGCGACTCTAAAGAGATTTAGAGGTAACAATAACTACGTCCAAGTCACACATAGAGATCATGGACTTGAGGATGCATCAAAGTCATATGCATTCTTCAAAGCACTAACACAAAGTGGTGGAGTTTCTGCATCTACATTGAACACGACATTGTTCCAAGTAGAAAATGCTGGCGTTGATACTTTTAATATTGCATCTCCAACCAAAGCAAGTTCTAGTGATATCGCTGGTGGGTCTGCTGGTTTAATTTCTACTAACAGAAAATTTGAAAAACTATTCGCTCAAATTGGATACCTCTCATTCCCAGAGACTACTTTAAACAGTTCAGTTAAGACTACTAATGTAGTTCCTGTAGATAATGGTGCTGTTAATTATGTTTCTTATTCTCAATCTGATTATGAGAAGACATTTATTGGTCAAGAGCATTTCTTCATTAATCAGAAGGTTGTTGCTTCGAGAGTAAATGAACTGTATAACGACATCTCAAATTCCCTTGTTTATAAAGTAGACCTTGGATCCACAACTTCTAATCTGTCTCCGCTGATTGACTTGAGAACCAGTTCTGTTAAGACTATTTCAAACAGAATTGAAAATGCTACTGGTAAAGAATCTAGATTCGGTAGAAGAAATCAAATTCTTGAGTTCTACAAAATCTTTACGTTTACCGTTGCAGGCAACTCTGGTAATGCTATTGATGTTGGACAGACAGTTGATTCAACAACCAACACTACAACATCTGAAGTAGCTGGTCTTCAGGGAGGAAGTGGAAAAGTCCTTGCGTTTGATTCAAGCACAAACAGTGTTACAGTTCAATTGAGAAGTGCTGGTCAATTCAAAGCGACTGAATCTCTCACGTTCTCATCACAAACTGCTTTGACGGGAGTTACTATTTCTAACTCAGGACCACAAGAGCTAGTCCCATCATTTACATTGAACACTGTTCTAAACGGTTATAACGTAAATGAAAATGCTTCTACTGCAGATGACGAACTATACTTAGACAAGATCAGTGGTAAGATTATTGATTGGGATGTTAACAACCAACAATTGGTAGTCTTCAATGATAAGAATCCTATCAATGATAACTATAATGCTGCTGTGACTGGAGGATCTGTATATACAAGAAATTCAGATCCATCTGCTCAGCAATCAGATATCTTACGTGTTGGAGATTATGTGCAGTATACAGGTCAAATTGCAAATACTGAAGATTGGTGGGAAGTTCGTAAAGTTACTTTCCAAGAGGGTATTTCTTTTGTACCTGAAGATAGATCTTCAAATACCTCTGGTATTGCTAAGTATCTAACTAAGGAAATTAGTTTGGATAACCCAGGAACTAGCATTGATGTTAAGTTGACTGCTAACGTCAGAGACATCAAGAATCTCAAGATTCTGTACAAGATTAGAGAATCTTCCAGTGAAGTTAACTTTGAAAATATTGAGTGGAAATACTTTAATGTGAATGGATCTCCAGATATCACTCTGGAGGCTTCAGCAGAAAATGAAATCTCAGGTCTCTTTGAAAAACAAGAATCTTATCAAGAGATTCCATTTAGTATTTCTGATCTACCAGAATTCAGTTCTTTCGCAGTCAAAGTTGTTATGCAGTCTGATAACCCAGCATATGTTCCAAAAGTTCAAGATCTAAGAGCAGTTGCTTCATTCTGATGAATTATATACAAGTAGATGGTGAGGACGGACTCTTTAGAGATCCGTCCACTGGTGCTATTATCAATCGCGATAAGAAAGCATTTGATCAGGTCCGTGCTTCTAGAATGAAATCTATATTAGCGGATGCTGAAATTCAGGAACTTAGAGACGAGGTATCAGAACTAAAGCATCTTGTACATGCTATAATAAATAGGTCAGATCATGCATGACTTATGGAAACTACAAAATTAAAATCAGAATTTGAACAGCAAATCAAAGATGCTAATGAGCGTATTGCAAAATCCGAGGCTGAACTTGTACGCCTGAAAGAATACCGTACTAAACTACAAGGTGGTCTTGAAACTATTGCTCTGTTAGAGGAAGGTGTGTCTGAAGAAGAAGCGCCGAGTCAACCAGAAGTTTCTTCCGTTTCTCCCGAAATTTCTCCAGAATCAGTAGCATTTCAATAATAACTTCGCCCTTCACTAAATAGTGAGGGGTTTTATTTTAGTCTGATGGCGGCAATTCCAATTAATTTAATTTGTGAGAAAGGAACGGATTTCACAGCAACATTCAATATTCAGAATGAAGCTAACACAACTCCGCTAAATCTCACTGGATATACTGCTGTCGCTAAGTTGAAAAAGAGTTACTACTCTTCAACCTCTACCGATTTTGCTGTTGGTTTTCCAGATAGGTATAACGGTCAACTTTCAATTACGTTATCTAATACTGTTACTATAGGATTAGATCCTAGAAGATATGTTTATGATATTTTGTTGACTGCTCCATCTGGATCAAAATCTAGAGTTATTGAAGGTATTATCGAAATTACACCTGGAGTTTCCTGATGCCCACATATAACGTATCAGTACAAAACTCTAATTACAACGTTCTCTCTGAACCACAGAAGAACTATGCGATTGGAGTTACGTATGATATTCCAGCAAAATACTTACAGAACAATAACATTGTTCTTGATGATGTTACTGGACAGTTTAATGGTGTTCAAACTGCGTTTAATCTAACTAATAATAATGCGGCGTATACACCAACTGATTCCAGTCAACTGATTGTATCTGTTAATGGCGCTATTCAGCACCCTGGTGTTGACTACAGTGTGAGCGGTTCACAAATTATCTTAACTCAAGCACCACAAATTGGTGATAAGATTTTCATTATTGCTCTAGCAACAACTGCAGATCTTACTAGAACAATTAATTTTGTTCATAGTAGTGGATCATTCGATATGAACTTGGGAGATAAGGGAGAAGTTACCTTAGACGTAACTGGTCTTCTAGAGTCTTGGGTTTTAACTGCAGACACTTCAGGTGTCCTAGCTATAAACGTAGAGAAATGTACTCTAAATGACTATCCCAATTTCCAGTCAATCTGTGGAACAGACAAACCAACTATACTAAATAGTGTGAAAGGGTCGAACGATAATCTAACTGCATGGACAAAAGAAATCATTGCTGGCGATATTATTAGAGTCAGTGTTGATCAAGTGTCCAACATCAGAAGATTTATGTTGGGCATGAAACTTCTCCTCTGATAAATATAGAGGGTCGCATATTTTATAAATAAACTTAAGCAAGCAACACACTTTGGAGAACAACTAAATGGCACTTCTAGTACCTGATATCGGAGAACTAGAATCACTTCGATACCTAATCAATGCAAATAATCATGTCCCTTCAAGGGAAGACAATGCTCCTAGGGATTTGATTCTAAAGCTTTACGTAAGTAACACCACTCCTGCTGAGGGTGATGTTCCTTCACAAACTGCTTACTTTGAGCCTTACAATGCAGCAGGTACTCTAGGTTATGGTACTAATCCAGTTACCAACTACCCTGCTTGTGTTAATAACAGAACCGAAACACGCTATGATTATACCGATCAGTACGGTATTCTTCTAAACGGTTCTCGTTGGACTATCGCTACATCTGGCGGTACTACAACTGCTTCATACCCAGAGCAAACATTCACATTCTCTGGTCCTGCTGGTAACGTATATGGTTACTACATCGTAAGAGCAAACAACATGCCTATCGATGTCCAAGGTGTTGCTGACGCTGCTACTGCTGCAAGTGCTACTCAGATTATTAAGGGTACAACCGCTGATCCTTGTATCGGTGTTATTGGTAATAGTTTCATCACCCTTCCAAACGTTGCTAACGTAATGGATAACGTTACTAACGGAATGGTTGTTGGTGGTAACACTGGTGTTCCTGCAAATACCGTCATTCAGGGTGTTGATCGTGCAACTCGTGTGATTTATCTATCGAACAATCTCACTGCGAACATTGAAGCTCTGACTGATCCCGATATTACTCTAGACTACTCACAGGTTGCGACTGGTGCTAATGCTCACGGTCTCCAGCCTGGTGATGTTATCTACGTAGAGCGTGGTACTGGTAATACAACCACAACTGCTGGAACATATGTAGTTCATACAGCTCCTTCTGGAACTACCTTCACCACGACACCTGCCCTCGATGGTTCTGGTTCATTGTCTCTCTACAGCAGCATCATGTTTGCTGAGAGATTCACCAATGGTCCATACCCAATTCAGAACAATGGTGACCAAATTAAGGTAACCCTCAACATCAGCCTCGACTGATATTATTGAGATCATTCTTAATACTTTATAATGGAAGGGGGGTTTAGACCCCCCTTTGTGCTGTAGATGCATACATATGGAGTATGAGCGTAATTTACATCTACAATTCGTCCACTGTTAACCTGTTCGTCACCGAAGATCTTGGATCGATTACATCGACTCCAACCACGGAAGACTACGGGTCCATTTCTGCTGCTCATACTCAAGAAGAAAATTATTACGAAGTTCAGTACGTTGGAGATGTAACGCCGTTTGGAACAGCGACCATTGGCGGATCTGCAAATGCTGTAAAACAAAACGTTTATCAATTCGCATCTATAGGAAGATTCAGATTCATCTTCCAAGAAGCGTCATCATTCCTCATTCATGCATGGATTGGTAGTGGATCTCTATTCGAGATCGGAGGAGGACTAGAAAGAATTGTTGCTCCATACTTAGGAGCGGATCCGTTAGGGGGTATCACCCTATTCAACACATCTGGTAGTGCTGAGGAGTCCTTCAGCACTATCTACAATATCGAGGACACTACGACCCTTTCGACGGAAGACTATGGATCAGTCTCCGTTGGAGGGTCTTCTGTCGATTATGGGCAGGTCAATACCTACACTACTGCTCAACTAGAGTATGGAACTGTTAGCGACGTATTTGCAGTTCCGTATGAAGGAACTATTAGCATTACTGGTTCTGGAGAGGAATCCTTTACTGAGTCTGGATATGTAGGAACTGGATCCTATGGAGGATTCTCTGGTTCTGCATTTAACAGTATTCCTAGAAGATATGAAGGATCTGGATCTCTATTCTCTGTTGGTGGTGGAGAAGAACAAAACGCATATCGCTGGGTATCACTTACACCTGTTATCAAACTTACAGGTGGAACATCATCAACAAATAGTTTTAGACCTCAAGGTCCCATCTATATCGAAGGTGGTGCTGATTCATGTGCTGCTTTCAGAAATGTTTCTACAGGATCTCTATTTGGATTCTCTGGAGGAGATGAATCGGTAACTAGAGATTATGATGAGGATAATGTACTCGTCTTTAGCACTCAGGATTATGGTTCTGTATCTGCTTCCGCTACAACAACTGCAGATTATGGATCAGTAACATCTATCGCTACTGAGTATAGTGATTTTGGATCTGTTATTTACGGTCAAACAGCGTATTCAACTACAGGTGGATTTACTCTATCTGGTTCCGCAGATGTACAGTTCATTACGAAACGAGAGTTTACTGGATCTGGATCTCTATTTGCAATTGGCGGCGAAGCAAACTCCTTCATTCCAAATTGGGTCGCTACTGGACTATTTGGAATTACAGGATCATCAACATCCAGAGTATTCAGAGAGTATGAATCCTTAGGTGCTCTAATTACATCTGGTGGTGAAGCAAATAGTCTAACTGTAGTATATAACGACAATATCAATATACAGTTTGTAACAGAAGACAGAGGACTTATTACTTCTGCTGTTACAACTTCAGAAGATTTAGGTGTAGTTACTCAAGACTCTACTTCTGTTGATAATGGTCAGGTAGTATTCTTAGGAGCACCATTTGGAGGAATGACTCTGAGTGGAACTGGCGATGGAGCGCCACTCAGAACGTTTGTATACGCAGGAACTGCATCTATTACTACGAGCGGAGCAGCTACCAAGTTTGCGTTTGTTCCTGGACCATGGAGAGGCGATGGTCTATTTGCGATCACAGGTGGGGATCAATATTCTAATCCAAGAGCGTTCCAAGGATTTGGTTCCCTATTTTTGGGAGAACACTCGAACGAAAAAGCAACAAAGGATTACAGCGATTCAATTATCGATGTATTCTCTACAGAAGACAGAGGACTTGTTTCTGTATCCGCTACATCAACAGAAGATCAAGGTCTTGTTACTAACAATCCAGCACTATCAGACCTTGGATCTATTTCAAGATCTCAGACTGATGTTGCTGCTACTGCAAATATCGTTGTTAGTGGATCTGCAGTCACGGCAAATCCAAGGAAGATTTCTTACGTTGCAGTTGGAGGAGGAATTCTATTCAGTGTCTCTGGATCGAATCAAGTATTTGTACCAGAGTTTACTGGATCTGGTTCAATTTCTATATCTGCAAATTCTGTTCCCAACTTCAGTCTTGGATTTATTGGAAACTACACATTCAATGTTGTTGGTGGAAATATCTCCGAAGAGATTACAAAAGACTACAGCAACGATCAGATTTCTTGGGATTTCTACCAAGAAACCGAATTTGGTACACTTACAACAAATCCACAAGCACCAAGGGACAGCATTTATCCTGTTGGAGAATCTGCTGTATCACTACCAAACAGCACTCAAGACTTTGGATTAGTATTAGACACCAATCTTGCAAGATATTATAACTTCGGTAGAGTTTCCATCACTGCTGATAGTCAGTCAGCAGCAGGAACATTTACATTCACTGGAACTGCAGTTCCAGAATACAAACCAGAATTTGCTCAAACTGGTACTGGTCTATTCAGAATTACTGGTGTTGCTCCAAACTCATTCTTCCCAACTTGGAATGCATTCGGTACTCTGAATGTTACTGGTCAACCAATTTACAACTTCTCCCTATCAAACCCAGGAACAGGTTCTCTATTTGCAAATGGTATTAGTGGAGAAGCGATTACAAGTTCTTACAACTTGTCTTCTATCGATAGCTTTACCATTGGTGATTTTGGACAAATTACAACTACTGCAGTTAACTCGACTGTTAGTTCGATTGTCACACCAAATAACACTCTATTCTTTAATCAGAACTCCAAGACTAATGTAGTCTTTTCTAATGGTGGAACGGGAATTGGTTCTTTCGGTGGATTCAACATTGGTGATCACCTAAGATTTGGTCAGTCTACTAATGAAACTGATGTTGGAACAAGCAGATTTATTCTAACAAACACCTTCAATGATACCAGTAACTGGGAATCTCTCGATTTTAGAGTAATTCGTGGTAATAACGCCAATGGCGGAGAAAGACCAGATAGTGGAGAAGACCTAGTTCTCTATTTTAGGTCGCCTGATACTGCTGGAAATACATTCTTCAGAGTAGGGACTATTCTCGATAATAATTCTTCTAATGGTCAGAATTCTCCAATATGGAAAAGGTTAAATCTTCCTTCACTTGCAAGGGCACAAGGTGTTCAATTTGCAATCCGTTCTACAGGAACCTATTATGCTAGCCCTGAAGGATTCGACCATTATGGTCTGCAGCAAGTCAATGTTAACATAGGAGTTTCTGGATTTACTGATTATGAGTATGTAAATGAACTTGCAACCGAAGCAGAAGATTGGGGATCAATCTACTACGGTAATGAATCAAATGTTCCATTTGGTTTGTTCCGAATTACTGGTGCTGCAGAAACCGCAGGTCTCAGTCGTCCAATTATTGTTGGATCTGGTGGTGTTACTCTCAGTGGAGATGCAGTCAAACAGTTTGCTCCGAACTGGAACACAACAGGTCTATTTGCAATCTCTGGGTCTGCTGAAACTCCATACTCCTTACGCGAAATTTCTACAGGAACTCTATTCACGATTGGCGATACATCACATAGAGTTGTATTTGACTACAATATCGATTCAGATATTTCCTTTACTACTGAAGACAATGGATCTGTTGCAGTCAATGCGACATCTACAGAAGATAATGGATCTCTTACTGCTCCTATCACTGGAGGGGAAGTTGATAATGGATATGTTGTATTCAACGCATCGAATAGTGATTCATTTGGTGGAATCACAATTAGTGGTTCAGTGGATGATGAATTCAAACCTGAGTTTGCTCAAACTAGTACTGGTCTCTTTGCGATCACAGGTATTGGTATTGACTCCTTCTTCCCCAACTGGAATGGATCTGGTGTTATCAATACTTCTGGTGGAGACGGATACAACTTCAGTCTTCTCCATCCTGGTTCTGGTACACTGTTCTCGAATGGTATCGCAGGAGAGGCGATTACCAATCACTATAATATTTCTTCTGCTGATATCTACAGCACGGTTGATTACGGTAACCTCACCACAGTTGCAACATCAACTGATGATTATCAGAGCATAACTGGTCCTGGTACTTCCGTCAATCTTGACTTTGGTAATGTTATTACTCAAGGTCAAACAAACGAACCATTTGGTCTATTCAGAATCACTGGTTCTGCACAAACAGCGAAGATTCTACGTGGTGTCGAATCTGGATCTGGTTCTCTATTCGCGATTGGTGGTGCAGTAGAAACATTCCATCTGGAATACACAACTACAGGACTGTTCAGATTCTCTGGATCTGCTGTTCCAAAAGCAATTTTACGTAATATCTCCACAGGAACTTTATTCACTATTGGTGGAGCTGCAGAAGCAGTTGTATTTGATTACAATCAATCTTCTATTAATTCCTTTATCTCTACAGATAATGGTCTGGTATCTGCAACTGCAACATCGACGGAAGACCATGGATCTCTTGTCGGACCTATTACTGGTGGCGAAGTTGATAATGGATACGTCGTATTCAACGCTCTTACTGGTATTCCCTTCGGTTCTATCAATATCGGAAGTGATGCTGAGTACGAATTTAAACCTGAGTTTGCACAGATTGGTACAGGTCTATTTGCGATTACTGGTCAAAGTATCAATTCGTTCTTACCCAACTGGAATGGATCGGGTGTTATCAATACTTCTGGTGGAGACGATTACAACTTCAGTCTTCTACAGATTACGACTGGTGGTTTGTTTACCAACGGTATTGTTGGCGAAGCAGTTACCAAACATTATAACATCTCTTCTACTGATGTTTATAGTGCAGAAGATTACGGTTCTATTGCTACAACCGCAACAACAACTGAGGATTATGAATCAGTAACCGATATCGGTACTTCCGTTAATCTTGACTTTGGTAATGTTATTACTCAAGGTCAAACAAACGAACCATTCGGATTATTCCAGATCAGCGGTGCTGCTGTTACAGCAGGTCTCAGAAAACCATCTTTCAACGGAAGTGGAGTTGCATTCGTATTCCGTAGTGCAACAGAGTCCTTCAGTCTTGAGTACACAACTACTGGTCTATTTGGATTCTCTGGATCTGCTGTTCCAAAAGCAATTTTACGCAATATCTCCACAGGAACTCTGTTCACTGTCGGTGGAGCTGCAGAAGCAATCGTTTACGACTACACCCAGTCATCGATTGCAGTATTTACTACCACAGATAACGGATCTGTTGTATCCAACGCTACATCAACTCAAGACCATGGATCTCTTGTCGGACCTATTACTGGCGGTGAAGTTGATAATGGATTCATTGTATTTAATGCAGCAACTGGAATTCCATTTGGTGGAATTACAATTGGATCTGCAGCAGATACTGTATATGCACCAGAGTTTGGTCAGGTTGGAGACGGTCTCTTTGCGATTACAGGATTTGCAGAGGATCAGTTTATTCCAAACTGGGTTGGTTCTGGTGTTCTACAAACTTCAGGTGGAGACGGATACAACTTCAGTCTTCTACAAATTACAACTGGAGGACTGTTTGCGTTCGGTGGATCTGCAGAGGCAGCAGTTAAGCATTACAACATCTCGTCTAGAGATATTTACAGCACTGTCGATCATGGAGCACTTACTACAACTCCAACTTCGACAGACGACTATCAGTCGGTAACTGATTCTAACACATCTTCTAATCTTGACTTCGGTAATCTTATTACTCAAGGTCAGACTAATGAACCATTTGGATTGTTCCAAATCAGTGGCGCTGCAGACACAGCAAAGATTCTCAATATTTCTTTTGTTGGATCTGGTTCTATATTCACTGCAAGTGGAGCTGCAGATTCTCTCACATCAAATCCTCCAGAGAATACAGTTCTATTCACTTTTACTGGATCGACTGTACCAAACTTCTCGTTCAGTCAACCAGCAAATGCTTTCATCACACTCGATGTCGAGTCGGAAGAAAGAAGAGTATACGATTACAACGAAGATACCGTTGTTACGTTTGGAACAGAAGATCTTGGTCTTATCAGCAATACTGCTACGACAACGGAAGACAACGGTCAACTTACAGATCCAGTTACAGGATATGATGATCGTGGATTCGTTATCTACGATTCTATCGTTAGATCTGCTAGTGGAACTATTACTATTAGTGGTGCGGTTACTCCAGACTTTATTGCAGAAAATGCTCACAATGGTTCTGGAACAATCACCCTGTCGAGCAATGCAGCAGTTCAGTTTATTCCAAACTGGGTTGGTACTGGTCTGTTCGGATTCAGTGGTGGAGATGGATACAACTTCAGTCTTCTACAGATTACGACTGGTGGTTTGTTTACCAACGGTATTGTTGGCGAAGCAGTTACCAAACATTATAACATCTCTTCTACTGCTACGTTTACAACAGCAGATTATGGTGCTCTGTCTGGTACTCCAACTACCACAACAGACTACGGAACTGTTACGACAGCATACTCAGATATTGAAGACTTCGGTCTCATCACCGTTACTCAATCTCTCGATCCATACGGTCTATTCCAGATCAGTGGTTCTGCAGGCACGTTCTTCCAGCCATTCCGAGGATCCGAGTCTACAGTTCTATTCCAGTTCAGTGGAACTCGTGCATTCGAGCAATTCATTCCCAACTGGAATGGATCTGGTTTTATCACACTATCTGGTACTGCTGGTCAGGTTGCATACCGCAACTTCCCATATGCAGGAACAGGTGCTCTGTTCGGAAATGGTATTGTTGGCGAAGCAGTCGTCAAGGACTACTCTGCAACTTCTATCGTTCCATTCAACACAGAAGACTTTGGTCAGATTTCTTCTGTCCCAACTACAACATCCGACTACGGTCAAATCACGGATGGATCTACTCAAGATGTAGATTACAGATATATTTGGGAGTATCCATCTTACGGTATTCCATTCGGAACAATCACGATTAGTGGTAACAACAGTGCTACCACCAACTTTATTCGTGCTCCATATGCTGCATTTGGTAACTTCACCATTATCAGTAATAATCTTGTACCGATGCAAGAAGCATTTGCTGCCGAAGCAGATGTGTCTGGAGTTATCTACCTTGGATTTGCTTCTGCAGGTGCAGATCGTACTCGTGCATACGATGGTTCTGGAACTCTGTTTGCTACAAGTGGAGCTGCAGAAAGCAAGACCACAAACAAACCAGAAAGCACTGTACTATTTGCATCTAGTGGATCTGCAGAGTCTCCAAGAACAAGAGACTTTATTGGATCTGGATCAATATTCACTTTCGGTGGTTCTGCAGAAGCAGTAGCAGTTGCACAAGAAACAACAGGACTATTCACACTTTCTGGTACAGCAGATACAGACCGATCCAGAGACTATGTTGGATCTGGATCACTGTTCGCAATTGATGGAGCAGCAGAAGCAGTTGCAGTTGCACCAGAAACAACAGGACTATTCACTATTGGTGGAAGTGGAGATCCACCAATCATCACCCTCAAGTTCTTCGGTGGTGGAACAATTACTCTCAGTGGAACAGCAGAGTCTCCAAGAGCAAGAGACTATGTTGGTTCTGGTTCCCTATTCGCAATCGGTGGTGCAGCAGAAAGCAAGACGAGCGACGAAGAATTTACTGGTCTCTATACCTTCTCTGGTACTGCAGAACCAATCATCAGAACTCAGGCATTCCAAGGTTCTGGTCAAACCACCATTTCTGGTACAGCAATCGAGAGACAACTCGATCACTACCATGGATCTGGAGTATTCCAAGTTACTGGTATTGCATCTGCTCAAGAATCTTATGTACCAGCAGCAGAGATTGGATCTGGTTCACTATTCAGTGCAAGTGGAGCTGCAGAAAGCAAGACCAGCAACCCACCAGAGAATACAATTCTCTATACATTCGCTGGTACTGCAGAACCAATCATCAGAACTCAGGCATTCCAAGGTTCTGGAACTATCAGTATTTCTGGTCAACTTGGTCTCAAGGTTATTCTCAACTACTTTGGTTCTGGTGGAATTATCCTCAGTGGAACTGTCGGAGAATCCTTTACACCAGCTACGGAAGTTGGATCTGGTTCGATTACTCTATCTGGAACCGTTGGAGAATCCTTTACACCAGCTACAGAAGTTGGATCTGGTTCTATTACACTCTCTGGTGCAGCGGTCGAGAGACAACTCGATCATTACACTGGGTCTGGTACGGCAACGATTTCTGGTACTGCTGGAATCAAACTCATTATCGACTTCATTGGTTCTGGATCTCTATTCTCTGCAGGTGGAGCTGCAGAAAGCAAGACCACAAACAAACCAGAGTCTACAGTTCTATTCGCAGTTTCTGGCGCAGCAGACGAGTCATTCGGTAAGGGTAACTACGACGCTTCTGGAATTACATCAGTTTCTGGCGCAGGAATTGAGAAGCAAACTGACGATTATGTTGGAAATGGTTCAGCAACTCTATCGGGTACGGCAGATACAGATAGAACAAGAGCATTTGCTGGATCAGGATCTCTATTCAGTACTGGTGGAGCGGCAGAAGTTGCTGTTGTCGATTACGAAAGTGTTGGTCTCTTCTCGATCATTGGATCTGCAAACGAAGCGATTACTCCATTCATTCCGCCTGGTTCTGGATCTGCATTCTTCTCTGGTACTGGAGTCGAAAGACAAGCAGACGATTACGTTGGAACTGGATCAGCAACTCTATCTGGTCAGGCTACAGACATCAAACTGTCTTATGGTCACCAGGGAACTGGTGGAATCACACTTTCTGGATCTGCAGTCGAAAGACAAGCAGACGATTACGTTGGTACAGGATCTCTATTCTCTACAGGTGGAGCTGCAGAAAGCAAGACCACCAACAATCCAGAATCTACAGTTCTGTTCTCCTTCTCTGGAACAGCAGCAGAGTCTACAACGTTCGATGAAGTCAGTCCTGGTGGAACAATTGTTCTATCTGGTCAAGCAACCAACATCAAATTCAACAGAGGATGGGAAGGCAGTGGTACTGCAACGTTATTTGGATCTGCAGTCGAAAGACAAGCAGACGATTACGATGGTTCTGGAACTCTGTTTGCTACAAGTGGAGCTGCAGAAAGTAAAACTTCAAATCCACCAGAGAACATTGTTCTTTACACATTCTCTGGAACTGCTGGAGATCAGAAACTTACCTTCAGCGAAGTTGCTTCTGGTACTATCACTCTATCTGGTTCTGCTGTCGAAAGACAACTCGATCACTACCATGGATCTGGAGTCTTTACTCTCAGCGGCGCAGCCGAAACTCCAAGAGCAAGAGACTGGGTTGGAAGTGGTACGATTATCAAATTCTCTGCTCGTCAGGGAACTCTATATGCGAAGGTCGTCGATCTTCCAGAATTCAGTGGTCTATTCTCTATCTCGGGAACAGCAGATACAGACCGATCCAGAGACTATGTTGGATCTGGTTCTCTGTTCTCTACAGGTGGAGCTGCAGAAAACAAGACTACCAACAAACCAGAATCCACTGTTCTATTCAACTTCTCTGGAACAGCAACAGAATCCAGAACAAACGATTATGTTGGATCTGGTTCTCTATTCGCGATTGGTGGTGCAGCAGAATCTGCAACTGTCGCAGAAGCTTCTACTGGTTTATTCAGTCTTTCTGGTACAGCAGATACAGATCGTTCACGCGCTTATGCTGGATCTGGAACTCTGTTTGGATTCTCTGGAGCAGCAGAATCTGCTACTGTCTCCGAAGATGCTACTGGTCTCTTCACGATTTCTGGAACAGCAGAGTCTCCAAGAGCAAGAGACTATGTTGGTTCTGGTTCTCTGTTTGCAATCGGTGGTGCTTCCGAAAGCAAAGCAACCAATTATCCATCGATTGGTCTATTCCAGATTTCTGGAACCGCTGGAATCAAACTTATTATTCATTACACTGGTTCTGGATCAGTTACTCTCAGCGGCAATGCTGCAGAAGCATTCGTCAGACCAACATATGTCGGATCTGGTTCTTTCGGTGGATTCTCTGGATCTGCGACAGAAAGCAAGACGAGCGACGAAGAATTTACTGGAACTACAACGATATCTGGAGAAGCAACAGATATCAAACTTACGTTTGGATATCGTGGATCTGGTTCTCTATTCTCTACAAGTGGAACTGGAGAAAGTGCAACAGTCGATTACGAAAATACTGTTCTCTTCACATTTACAGGCGGAGGAACGGAAGAGTTTGTTCCTGGAGGATTCAGTGGAACAGGTCAGGTCACAATTTCTGGAAATGCTGCTACAGAACTCAGAATATTCCAACCTGCATTTACGTTCGTTACGATCATATAAAAACTTCCGCGTTATAAATAAATCTAGAAAAACTCTAGGCATCGAAATATGACTACCCAGGTACAGCTTCGTAGAGGCACCACTGCTGAGCACGCATCATTTACTGGTGCAGTTGCTGAACTCACGGTAGATACTACATTAAATGAGTTGGTGCTCCACGATGGGGCAACTGCGGGCGGCATTCCAGTCGCACGTAAGGATTACGTGAACACAGAGTTAACGAAAGCAATTGCAACAATGATTGCAGTAGGCTTCTAATTTATATTTCGTTAAACAAACATCATTCAACAGAAAAGTAGAGTACCAAAATGGCAAAGAAACTAGTATACGAGTATCAGTTTAATGCATCCACAAGGAAAATCAAAATTTATGATAACGTAAGTGTTAAGAAACTTCTTCTTATTACTAACGTAACTGATAATATCATCCTCTATAACTTCGCTGATGAAGCGAAGGGTGCAGCAAGTGTAACATTTGATCCCATCACTGAGCACACAGAAATCACATTAAACTTCGATACAACATCGATGTCTGATAGTGATCAACTTCAAATCTTTATTGAAAAACCAGAAGTTGCATTTGAACCATCAGAAACTTTTGTTGACCCAGTATCAAAGATTCGTGTATCTAACCCAGAGAACTTGGTTGATACCGACTTTGAATATGGTCCTCAGGCATCGAAGTGGGAGACACTTCAGCTTGTAAATAACATTCCTTCTGCATATTCAAATACTTCAGATACTACAATTTCTGGTATTATATCAATTTCAGCAACCAATGGTAGTGACGTTATTGTCGTCACTACGAAATTCGAGCACAACCTAAATCCTGGTACTCCAATTGACGTTCGTGGTCTTACTAGTTTCACCGCAGAAGGTTCGTATCTGATCCAGTCAGTACCAACGCCATCTACATTTACTTATCGTTGCCGTGGTACTCAATCACAAACTGGAAACCTATCTGGTGCATATTCATCTGTTATTCCTGGTCAGTTCTACTCCAACTCACAGCTAATTCTAGACTCTTATGATGGTCTTCTTGCTGACTCTAGAAACTATATTGTCGATATTCCTGGTGGATCGGGCGGTGGTTTCTATATTGATGGTGTAGCTAGCCCAGACCTTACTATTACCAAGAATGGTATCTTCTACTTCACTCAGGAAGCAAACAGCAACACAACTCACAGAATTAGATTTGCTAGAGCGGATCAATTTGTCGATGAAGTCACGAAGCAAATCCACCATTTAGATGATGGTACTGAAGGATCACCTGTTGTATTTGCTACTAACAACACTACTGCTAACGTATATGCTTCCGATAACGGATATATCTACACAGCAGACACCGACATTGAAATTGTAGGATCTCAATGGTTAGAAACAACCTACAACCTTACAGCTGGTTCAGCAGCACTTCCAGCTGGTCCTGTATTTAACAAGGGCGCATATGCTTCAACTCTAAAGTTACAAATTAGAGTTGGTGCAGCTGGTCTAATTGCAACATCAACAGATAACCTAAATTGGACAGTTCAAACTTCTGGTACTCCTAACGATCTTTATGATGTAGATTACGACGGAGCATTCTTCACTGTTGTTGGTGATAGTGGAACTGTTCTTCGCTCTGCTGACGGTACTTCCTGGACAGCAGTTGCGGGTACAACAGGTACAACAAACTATAGAGGTGTAAGATCAAACTCACAAGACCTCGTTATTGTTGGTGCTGGTGGTGAAATCAGACAGTCTTCTGATGGCGGTGCTAACTTAACAGTTAGAACTACATCTGGATCAGAAAATCTAGAAGCAGCTGCATGGTCTGGTCAAAAGTGGACAGTTGTTGGTGCATCAGGTGCTGTATACACATCTCCCGATGCTGTTACTTGGACTAAAGAAACCGCAGTTGGATCTGCTAACAACCTTACTGATATTAAGTGGGATACGGACAATGATCAGTTCGTAATTATTGGTGCTTCTGGAACACTTCTAACAACTCCAGATGCTAGTACATTTACAACTAGAACTACTGGTCTCTCCAATACACTAATTGGTCTTGCATGTGGAGATGGTGGAAATGGATATCGCATCGTAATCATCGATACTCAAGGTGATGGAGCGTATTCGAGTGATGGTGGTGTTAACTGGGTAGCATTCACAACTGGTACAGGTGTTACAACTACTGAGTGTTACTGGACAGGATATGCATTCAATATCTTCCAGCATACTGGAACTCCAGGAACCAATGCTGCATCTACGTACTTCTCTGCTATCCAACAACCATATACTGCAATTCCTGCTGGTCAAATCCAATTCGGTGCAAGTGGTACTGTAAGACCAAGAGATATTGTTTGGGTTACTGATGATAACCAGTTTGTTCTTTGTGCAGATAACAATGGTGCTGGTACTAATGGTGGTATCTTTGTTTCTTCTGCTGGTACATCTTGGACAGAAAAAAGTGATGCAAACATCCCTAATGAAAGCTTCCTCAAAGTCCAGTATGCTGGAAATGCATATTGGTTCCTAACTGAAGATAAACTACACTCAACTGCAGACGGTACTACATTTGCTACTTGGACTGAAATTCTAGATAAATCTAACATCACAACAAACTCAGGTTTTTCTACAGATACTGTTGTTACTGGTGGTTCTGCATATAACGCAGGTACAAATATTTCTCTAACCACTCTTACTGGTGATGGTTCTGGTGCTGAAGCAACTGTTGTTGTTGTAGGTGGTGTTGTTTCTGATGTTACAATCACCAATGCTGGTAAAGATTACAAGCAAGGAGATAGAGTACAAATTTCTGGTGGTAACGGAGACGCTATTCTTGAAGTCGCGACTATCGGAACTGGAGTAAACTCAACAGCATCAACATTCAGAGATTTCTTTATCTCCAGTGACGCTGGTATTATCGCTGTTGTAGGTTCGGATGGAGCAATTGTTTGGTCAATTAATGGTGGTACTTCATTTGAAGTAGATAATGTTGGAACTAATATTAACTTGAACGGTATCATTAGAGACGACACATACGAAAATCAGTATGCTGTTGTTGGTGATGCTGCTACTGGGGCATTCGTTGCTACTGCAACTAACCTCGAAACTTGGACAAGAGTTCCTACTTCTAACATCCCAGTTACTACAAATCTCACATCAATCTTCTTTGATGGCGAAAGATATGTTGCTGCTGGTGCTGCAGGTTCGATCATTTCATCTTATGACGGTACTCACTGGAGTAAAGTTATTGGATATGGTATTGATGCAGATATTAACTTTGCTGCATCATTTACAAATACCAATACGATTACAGGCGAAGGTACGTATCTAGCATTTGGTGTTGATAGAAATGCATCCCATCAAAATGAATCTGGTCTTTGGGTAGCTGAAGAAGGTCGCAAGCAATATACAGATAGTGTATATGAAACAGCAATCTCTCCAGGTTCTACAGGATCGTATACTAGAATTTTCGTTGATGTAAACACTCCAAAGTATCTGACTTATTACTGTCAGACTCATGGAATGAACATGAAGGGAAATCTTTTCTTCGATGAGCAATCAATCTCGAAGATTTACATGATGACTGAGCATGAGAATGGATTCTCGACTGGTACTGATTTCTATGTTGTTAATACAGTTTCTCCAAAGGTTGTAGAGATTGTTGATCCAGCTGGTACTGCACCTGATGGTCGTGGATATGTTGATATTGTTCAAACCTTGAGCATTAATGCACAAGATACTAGAGGACTTCCTCTAGCAACAGCAGCAGATCAAGGTTATGACGCTCCAGAACAAACTGGTAACCAACTAATTGGTTTTAAGGGTTCTTATGAACTGCAGATTCAGTCCAAGAACGTTGATTATTCAACGAACACAATTACTTTTGATGAAGATCACAAGTTATATGATGGTGCTGCATTGTACTACTATCCAATGCCTGGTGATAAACCAATTGGTGGTTTGATGAGATCGCAGGTTTATTATGTACAGGTTGTAAATACTAAAGCAATTAGACTACACAATGCAGGTGTAACTCCATCTTACTATAGCAGTGGAGTTAAGATTGATAAGTTCGATGACTGGGATTATCCAGTTACCCTAAGAGAATGGGCATTCACTGGAATGCGTCAACCACAAACAGCAGAATATACCACTGAGTATACTCAAGATATTCGCTACGGCATGTCTCATGCTATCTCTAAAGATGGTAGAACATGTGCTATCGGTGGTAGATATTCTGATGATGGGCAAACGAACCGTGGACAAGTTTGGGTTTATCAGAAGAATCCATTCACTAATGAGTGGGATTGGAAGCAAAGATTCCAGCCATACACTTCGGCAGGATCATCACAGTATTTTGGTCATGCAGTTGCTCTAAACAAAGACGGTACAAGACTTATCGTTGGTGCTCCAAGAACTGACCGTGCAGGTAGTGATACTGGTTCATGCTACGTATATGATAGAGCGAAAGCTTACGCTAACATGACTGGTCCAGAAGATTATGCTAACTACTTCGATGGTAATTACCAGAGCTTCTCGGGTACACATGTATTTGAAAGTAATGATATCTCTGGTATCGATAACGATACATCCTCTTACATGGGTACTACACTAGATATCAATGATCTAGGAGATTACTTCATTGTTGGTATTCCAAGAAACGATGAAAACGGTGGACAATCTGGTGTTTGTGTCGTTGCACATCAAACAAACTTTAATACAACCCACCAAAGAAATGGTGGTAGTGGTAGTGGTGAAACTTATGACTATGAAGAGGTTAAACCTACCGATGGTACTTTTAGTAGTGAGGACTACTTTGGTGCAACAGTCAAGATGGCTGGAGATCAATCCAAGATTGTTATCTCTGCAGATCGTGATGACCAATCTCAGTCTAATTCTGGTTCGGTTTACATTTTCAACAGAGGATCGGGTAATACTTGGACTCAGGCACAGAGAATTAATTCTCCTGCACCATCTGCGAGTGCATACTTTGGACAATCAATTGCATACTCCAAAGACACTATGTGGTTGGGTATTGCAGAACCAAGACAAGAGACTAGTCGTGGTAACGACATGGGTCAAGTCCACATCTACAACTGGGATAGTGGTACTGGATCGTATGTCTGGAAGCAAACTCTAGAGTGTCCAGAAGGAACTACTAACTGGGCAGATGGTAAGTCTTCAATCCATTTTGGTGGTAATGAAGTCGATGGTGATAACCCCGACGGTAGCGGAAAAGGTCAAGGCGATGGTCTCGTCATGAGTTATGATGGTTCTGTAATGTGTATTGGTGTTCCCCAGTACGACATTAGAGACATCAGACCTAATACTAGCTTCTCTGGTACTGACATTACAAATTACAGTAATGTAGGTGCAGCATTCACATATCGTTTGAATGATACTAAAACTGGATACGATAATGATGGTAAGATCCTTTGTGATTACAGTCATGATGGTAAGTTCGGTGTATCCATGGCTATGGATCAGCACGGTGAAGAAATGGTTATCGGTGCTCCAGGAACCAATATTCGTTACGATGACTCCACTGTTAATCTGGGTGTCTCGATGTTCTACAGTAGAGCACATACTGCTAATGATTCATCTGAATCTCCAAGTGCAATTTCTTCAGTTGGATCTGATACACTAACAATTAGTGCTTCAGTATACAATACTCTAAGAGATGAAGACGTAGTTCTTTACTACCATGCTCCTGCTGCATCTGCTGATGGTTCTGGTGGTGATCAACTAGTCAGTGGTACTAAGTATTACATCACTAAGAGAGGAAGTAATCAGATTAGTCTCTCTAGTACATTTGATCTTCAGAAAGCAGGTACATATTTAAACCTTAATTCTAGTGCTGGTAGTGGATTACGTAACATCAAGAAACTTCCTAGAGGTGCTACGTTTGAAAGAGGAAACCACAAATTCGCTCTCTGCTATAGAATTCAGAGAGAAGAGAAGGATGGTTCTTACCAGTGGTACTATAGAACCATGTACTGGAAGCTTCAAAACCAAGCAAGTGGTTCTTATCTAAACGGTGTTGGTGCTGCAGGAATTACATATGGTTCTGGTTATGATCTTTATCAATATGGTGCTAACTCCTATGGTCTAGCAGGTGCTGGTGGATATGTTGGAAACGCTAGTAACGTTGAAAACAGCATGATCTTCCATACCTACAGACCTGGAATTGGATATCCACGTCATAGAAAAGTAATTGAAAACACTGGAGTAAGATTCAGAGGTGTATATGCAGAACAACATAACCAAGGATGGGCGCAACATTTAACAAATGAAGGTTGTATCTATCCACAGACCAAAGCAATTACAGGTCATAGAGGTGATCCACTTCTACAACCAAGAAACACCTCTGCAGAGAGAAACTTCTACGGTCCTTACGGTTCTTCAGGAGATTCATCAATTGCTCCTGGTAACTGTGCTGTCTATAATGACAATGCAAACCCATATACAAACGGAACTACCCTAGACGGTCAGATCAAAATTTATGGTAACAACAGAGAGTGGAGAAGTTACAACAGAGAAACTGATGTTTCTAACTGGCAGAACGATTGGTCTGGTTCATTGTACTGGATGCCTTTGTCTAGGGTAAATGATCAAGACACAATCTATTCTGAGAATCACAACCTAATTACCAATGAAGTGTTAACGTTCAACGTTATAACTGGTGAACCAATCGAGTATAACAAAAACACTGGTTGGAATACCAGCGACACGGACACGCTAGACAACGGTACTAGCGTATATGTTGAGGTTGTTGATGATAACAGATTCAGACTCAAGACAACACTTGCTGGTCAACCCCTAAGACTTCTCCAACTACCTGGAACGTATTCACTAACAGGTGTAATTGATAACCCTAAGAGAAACTCAATGTATGTTGAGGATCACCAGTTGTCTGAAAACAACAAGGTTATCTACAGCAATGAGGGAAGTGCAATTATCAGTGGTCTAGTTGATGGTGATACTTACTACATTGATGTTATCAATGGTAACAGATTTGCACTAAGAGATTCTGCTTCGGTTGCATTTACTGGTAGAGCAAGATCTCTCAATACAAACAGTGCTCCTAGCAACCAAACCAGAATTACCAGACTATCAATTACTACTGGTCTACAACTGGGTATGAAGGTTGATCTAATTGCAAATACTCAGGGTCTATCCCAAGAAGGTGAATACGAGATCACCAATGTTAACTTCACTACTGTAAACGCAGATACTAACTACATCGAAGTCGATAATCAGTGGGGTGGTACTGCTACTTCATTGGTAAGTAACGTTTCATTCGCTGCTGCGGTCTCTTCTGAAGTTCTATCTGGTGTTGGTGCTGGTCAACAAGCATTTGAAGATCAGACTTCTGACTTCGGTGTTTCTGACGGTGGTTATAAGAACACTGTTATTATCGATGAGAAGACTCTTGAGATTAACGTTCCATTTAAGGTACGTCCTACCAAGAAACTCTTTGATACCAGCAATGATGTAAGTCTAGTCAACAACTCATTCACAATCGCTGATCACTTCTTTGTAACTGGTCAGAAAGTTATCTACTCTAACAATGGTGGACTAAATATCGGCGGTCTATTAAACGATACCGATTACTACGTAATTCAGTTAGATGATAATGAATTCAAACTTGCAGCGACAAGAGCAGAAGCAGAAGCAGGTACTTCTATTGCATTAACCGAAGTTCCTGGAGTACCACAGAACCATCTGTTTACCCACGCTAACGTTGCTGGTCGTGTTCTTGGTGCTGGTAGACTTGATATTTCCAATGGTTCTAGAAGAATCCTTGGTACACAAGGTGATGCTACTTACACCGATACATCCTTCAAGCGTTACTTCAAGGTTGGTGATGTTATCCGTGTCCTAGACACAAACACTTCACCTTCAACCATCCACCAGCGTCTAATCACCGCAATTAAGGATGACTTTGAAATGCTGGTTGACGAACCATTCACATTTACCGACGCAAACTCTCAATACTTTATTGATACTCTTGTTTATGTACGTCCTGATGGATACTATCTCCACAGACCATTTGACGGTGGTATGGAAATCGGTTCATCCAAGTCTCCAGATGGTCTAATCTGTCGTCAAACACGTAAGTATTTCCGTTACCAGTCAGGTAAAGGTATCCAGACCTCACTTGCTATCAACTTCAATCCAAAGATCGCTGCTAAGTCAATGTCTTACAGACAGGTTTCTGGTGATGTTTATGGTAACATCGAGAACTATAGCGTTTCTAACGCTCCTGGTGATGTTTCATGGACATTCACAGGAGATGCTTCTGGAAGTAACCTTGGACTCACACTCAAGGCAGGTGATACATTGAACATTGCGGTTGCAAATGGATCAGATAATCTCTGGATTACTTCTTCTACTGCAACTACTGGTCTTGGACCATCTTACGCTGATAACATCAACGTTGGTATCACAAATAACGGTACTAACGATGGTACTATCAAGTGGGATACAGACAAAATTACTGCTGGTACATACTACTTCATCTCTCAGCAAAACCCAGTTGCAATGCGTGGTGAGATTGTTATCTCGGACGCAGCAGATGGTGCTAAGAACAGAATGGTTATTGTAACAAGATATCCACATAGTGTACAAGAGAACACCAACGTTATTATTAATGACTCAGCTGATGCAGAATTCAATAGCGGAACTAACGGATGGAAAGTCATTAATCTTGTTGACGACTTCACATTTGAAGTTGACCTCAAGACTTTAATTCCAACATCTTCCAACGCAACTGGATTCCTAGGATATCATATCAAGGAATGGTTGAATTCTGCAGTACGCTGTGGTATGTTTGACTTCCAGAATGGATTCTTCTTTGAATTCGATGGAACTGATGTCTACTGTGTAAGAAGATCTTCTACTCAGCAGATGACTGGTTCAGTTTCTGTTCGCAGGAACAGCAACGAAGTTTCAGGTATAGGTACTAAGTTTACCACTCAACTTGGTTTCGGTGATAAAGTCGTTATTCGTGGTCAAACCTACAAGGTTGTTAAGGTTACTTCCGATACAACCCTTAAGATTCAACCTTCTTACAGAGGAACCACAACTGATAACGTCTTGATCTCCAAGACAGTTGATACTAGGATTCCACAATATAACTGGAATATGGATCACTGCGATGGAACTGGAGAGTCTGGTTACAACCTAGATCTCACTAAGATTCAGATGGCGTATATGGATTACTCCTGGTACGGTGCTGGTAAGATCCGCTTTGGATTTAAGGATCAGAACGGACACGTCAAGTACGTCCATGAGTTCAGACATAACAATCGTCTCACCGAATCTTACTTCCGTTCAGGTAACCTACCTGCACGTTATGAGATCGAATCTAGCGGTATCTCGTCTCACACACCAACCCTGTTCCACTGGGGTACTTCGGTCATGATGGATGGTATGTTCCAAGATGACGATGCTTACCTATTCACTGCATCTGGTCAGGTTCTTAAGTATACCAACGAAGATTCAGTTGCGATTACTACCAGAACTGATACTTCATATGTACGTACACAGAGAGTTTCTAACCTCTATAAGCACTACATTGTTCTTAGATTTGGTACAACTAACGCCCAAGCAATAACTGCTCAAGCAGCAGCACCTGTTGGTACTTACCTCTATAATGATTCGATCACTGGTTACCTTTCGGGATTCTTCTCAGATGGTCGTCCAGTCTCCGCATACAATGAAACCAGACTACTCTCAAATGAGTATCGCGCTTCTATTCTATACTATGATGGTACTGCATCTGAACTCAGCTACTCACCATACAGATCATACAGAGGTTCAACTGGTTACCTGGATGAAAGCGCAAACAAAGTTCCTGGAGGAACAATCTTCTATGCAGGTGCTCCTCAGGGTGATCCAAACGTCGTTGAGTCTAATATTCCTATTATCTCGATTCGCTTGGCTCCATCAGTTGACTCTTCAATCCAAGGTCTACTTGGTGAAAGAGAAATCATCAACAGAATGCAACTTAAGTTGAATGCGATTGATATCCAGACATCTTATGAAACTGAGGTTGAACTCAGACTCAACGGTGCTCTAAGTTCTGACTCCTGGTATACTGTTGACTCTCCATCCCTATCGCAACTTATCTCACATGAGAAGGGCGACACGATCTCGGGTGGTCTTAAGGTCTTCACCTTCCGCGCAGCGGGTGGTTCGACAGGATCAGCAGAAACCACGACTCTTGACCTATCGAAACTGATTGACCTCGGTAACTCGATTCAGGGTGGAGATGGCGTATTCCCCAACGGTCCTGACGTTCTAACAATTGTTGCGAACATCATTGACTCTTCGGATGTTAGCTCTAGTCAACCTTACACAGTCTCTGGTAAGATCTCCTGGGCAGAATCTCAGGCATAATCTTCCAAACACACTGTTAATCATAAATACCTCTAGGAGACTAGGGGTATTTTTTTGTGGCTCAACCATCCAGTAGATCAGATTTAAGGGACTACTGCTTAAGGCAGTTAGGATTTCCTGTGCTTGAAATTAACTTAGATGATGATCAAATTGATGATGCTATCGATGACGCTCTTCAATATTACAGAGAACGTCACTATGATGGTTCAGAAAGAATGTATCTAAAGCATCAGTTCACTGCTGATGATGTTACACGATTCACTTCTTCTGACGAAACGGAAACTACAGCAGCTCCAGATGCTACTACCTGGGAAAATAGAGATAATTTTCTTGAGATTCCAGATCATGTATTTGGTATTTCTAAAGTATTTGGTATCAGTTCTTCATTTGTTCGTAACAGTTTGTTCGGACTAAACAATCAATATTATCTGATGGATCTGTTCTCATATACATCGGGAACTGGTCTAGCATTTGGTGGTGTTGATATGGTCAACTATTATATGGTTAAGTCTCATTTTGAGACTGTCGATATGATTATCAACACTGGTGCTCTGGTCAGTTTTAGATTCAATATTCGACAGGATCGTCTTTATATTGATATTGATCCAGATAGAGTTACAGAAGGTCAATATCTTCTAATCGAATGCCATAGAGCATTAGATCCCCAAGATTTTACCAAAGTTTATAACGATCCATTTATTAAAAAGTATGCTACTGCTCTATTGAAAAGACAGTGGGGACAAAACCTAATTAAGTTCAATGGAGTTCAACTCCCTGGCGGCGTATCAATGAATGGTAGAGAGCTCTATCAAGATGCTCTCAATGAAATTCAAGCGTTGATGGATGCGTCTTCCAGTACATACGAATTACCACCTCTGGATATGATCGGATGAAAAAGGTATACTTTCCTCAAAACGGTGGTATTTCCACTGAACAAAATCTAGTACAAGACTTGGTTGATGAGCAAATCAAGTTGTTTGGAACCGATGTCTATTATATTCCTAGAACTCTACTGAGAGATAAGACATTGGGAGAAGTTGTTTACTCGGAGTTTAATCAAGCATACATGATTGAGATGCTTCTGATTAACGTAGAGGGATTTGGTTCGCCTTCAGAATTCATCAGTCAGTTTGGTGTTCGTATTACTGACGAAATCAAGTTCGTCCTATCAAAAAGAAGGTGGGAGCAATCACTGGTTCCTGCTTTAAGTCTGAATATAACTACCAGACCAAACGAAGGAGATTTAATTTATTATCCTTTAACAGGAAATGCTTACGAAATTAAATTTGTAGAAAGAGAATCCCCATTTTATCAGTTAGGTAAATTATATTACTATGAAATTACTGCTGAAATTTATGAGCAGGGTAGTGATGAGTTTGATACTGGTATTGAGGAAATTGATGAGATTGAACTTGATAATGCAGTTGTTACTACACTAACACTTAGTGTTCAAAGATCTGCAGCAACTGCTACCAGCACTCTAGCTTCTGGTGGAGTGATTGGATCAATTAATCTGACTAGTGGTGGGTCTGGATATAGAACAGCACCAGCAGTCACATTGCCTGCTCCACCATCTGGAGGATCGCAAGCAACTGCTACATGTACAATAGACAATGGTGTAGTAAATGCTGTTCAAATTATAAATTTAGGATCTGGATATACAACACCACCAACAGTTACATTTGATGCTCCTGACCTTCCCGCTGATTTTCTTGCTAGAGAATATGTTGTTTCTGGTAACTTTATTGATAGAGGTGGGGATAGAACATGGGCAGCAGATGGATCTGGTCTTGTTTTTATCGATCACTCTGCATCATTTGATCCTACTTACGCTACAACAACACAATCAAAATATTTCTTCTGGAGTTTTGAAGACAATAGATTGAAATATAGATATACGTATAATGGAACCACTGCTACTGTAACCAAAGGTCATTTCTACTACGACGCCGCAAATAACAGATATGTTTTAAACGCATATGAGGCAACCGACACTAGTGGAAATAGAGCGCAGATGTATGATTTGTCTTCGTCTGTAATTGGTGAAGTTGCTAGCTGGAATGGATCTAAGTTCCAACTAGGTATAATGAATAAGACTGGGGATTTCAGAGATGGGGATTTAATTAGAGGCACTACTTCTAATGCCCTATATACTTTAGGAGCTTTTACCTCAATTGATAATCTCAATTCTGAGTATGATCAGAATCTATCCATTGAAGATGGTGGTGACGACATTGTTGATTGGGTTGAAGGAAATCCTTTCGGTGAATATGGTAATTTTACAGGTAGTTTCTGATGTTAGGATCACATTTTTATAACGAAACCATCCGAAGAACAGTAGTCGGTTTCGGAACCCTATTTAATAATATTGAGATCAAGAAAAAAGATCCCACAAGTGGGGAAGTAATTGAGACTGAAAAAGTTGCATTGGCATATGGTCCAAAGCAAAAGTTTTTATATCGTATTTTTGAAAGCCCATCAACTCAAAAAGTTGCAATTACCATGCCTCGCATGTACTTTGAGATGAATGGGATTTCTTATGATGCTGCTAGAAAAACAAGTCCCATCCAAAAATATAAAACTGTTATTGAAGATAATGGAAATGAACTGAGAGTTCAGTATGTACCTGTTCCATATACTTTGAGTTTTGAAGTTGGTATTCTATCTAAAGATCAGGATACTGGTCTTCAAATTCTAGAACAAATCCTCCCATACTTCCAACCATCTTTTAACATCACATTAAAGATGATTCCTGATATGGATGAAAAACGAGATGTTTCCATCACTTTGAATAATGTTAATTTGGAAGATGAATGGGACGATACATTCTTAAGTAGAAGACTAGTAATTTATACATTACAATTTACTGCTAAGTCATATCTGTATGGTCCATACAATAAGGCAGACATCATCAGAAAGGCTACAGTTTTTGAAAGCATTGGAGGTAAGGATGTTAGTCGTAGGGCAGCAGAACTTACATACACGCCAAAGGCAACTACAGATCTCAACCAAGATGGTCAAGTCGATGCTAATGATGATTTAATCGTCACTTCAGATGATGACTTTGGATTTAATAGTGGGTTTAATATCTTATGAGCAAGTTTGAAAATAACATGGAAGACGCTTTTGATATCGAAGTACAAGTAGAGGAAAGCAAACCAATCAAACCAAAACCAGAGAAGGTTGATAAAGATGACCGCACAAAAGATTATGAATATACAAGAGGAGAACTCTACTCCCTCATAGATCAGGGTCAGGAGGCGGTCAGAGGCGCTTTAGAGGTCGCACAGGAGTCAGGGCACCCAAGAGCGTATGAAGTCGCTGTAGCGGCAATGAAGCACGTTGCAGACATGACAGAGAAACTCCAAGACCTGCATAAGAAGATGAAGGATTTGGACGAAGAAAAGAAAGGTCCATCTAAAGTTACCAACAACGCTATGTTTGTAGGTAGTACATCAGAGTTACAAAAGATGCTGAAGGATATGAGTGGTGGTAAACGCTAAATAGTCTGGTACACCCTTTTGTTTATCATGAGAACATACGGAGAAATTAAGGATCTTGCCTCTCATGTTTTAGCAGAACAGCAAGAAGAACAAAAGTTTTGCAAACTGTGTCAGAAACCTGAAACTAGAGAAGAATGCTCCTATGGTCCTAAGGCATGGGACAGATTTGCTGTGCCCGTTCGCTCAGTGAAGAAAGAGGAACTTGAATTAGATGAAGCAGCCTGGACCAAGAAGGAAGGAAAGAAAAAGTCAGGAGGACTCAACGAAAAAGGTAGGAAGTCGTATGAGCGCGAGAACCCAGGAAGCGATCTTAAGGCACCTTCAAAGAAAGTTGGGAACCCTCGTAGAGCAAGCTTTTGTGCGAGAATGAAAGGTATGAAAAAGAAACTGACCTCCAAGAAAACATCAAGAGATCCTGATTCCCGCATAAACAAATCATTGCGTGCTTGGAACTGCTAATTATAATATGTGAGCATTGTTACTATGGGTATGAGATTCAAAGGTACAGACATCTACCGCCTTATCAAAGCATGTGAGGTATACCAGTCTCAGACTGGTTCAGAATACATGTGGGATGAATACGATGACCTGAAGCAAAAACTTCAGTTCTATATGGAAGAGTATTGCCCAGACGAAGTTACCAATTCCTAACGAAAATCATAAAAAATTATAAAGAATAGGTACTTATACAGTAACTGCTAATAGATAAAGAAGTTACTACGTACTTATGAAGCTATTAGTTTCGTTATTCGCTTCATTATTCCTAGCACTTCCTGTATGGGCAGTAGATGTACAAATGGGTGCTGGTGGCAACTTAGCATTTGAACCGAATGAGATCACAATCTCTGCGGGCGATACAATTCATTTCATCAATCAAGCACTACCTCCACATAATATTATTGTTGAGGCACGTCCAGATCTTTCTAGAGAAGCATTACTATTTGCTCCAGGAGAATCGCAGGACGTTGTATTTGCAGACAAAGGGGACTATAATTTCTTTTGTGGACCTCATCAAGGAGCAGGTATGACTGGCGTAGTCCATGTGGAGTAAGAGTAACAATTACATAACCAAAGAACAAGCACAGGAGATGATTGACGATGCAATACGAAAGCACAATCGTAATGCTGGAATTATTAGTATGTGTGTTGGTTGGGTTGTTCTCGCACTTTTTGCTGAGGGTCTTCTTAGACTCATTGGAATAATTCCCCCACTATTACCTTGGTTAAAGATACCACTATGATGAGCGGACTATTTGTATTTGCATTTATTACACTAATGGTAATTACCATGGAGATAACATGGTCTGTAAAAAATAAAGGAAGATTAAAATGAAAGTTGGAATGATTGGTTTAGGTCGTACTGGTGAAGGTATGTCTCGCCGTATGATTGAGAAAGGAATTGAAGTCTGGGGTTATAGTAGTACAAACTATGAGAATGCCTGTGGACAATATGAAGCAGGATATATTAGTGGATGTGTAACTTCACTGGAATTTCTTGTTCAAGCAGTTAAGTCCGATGGTAAGAAATTTACTAGTGCTGGTAAAGTTCCTGGTATTTTTCAAATCACATGTCCTGAGCAAAAGGCAGAAGACACTCTAGATGAGTTACTGCCGTTACTCGAAGAGGGTGATATTGTTATTGATTACAGCACCAATGACATCTCAAAATGTAAGGAACTGGAACTGTATTGTTCCAAGTTAGGTATCTCATATATCTTCTCTGGAGTATATGGAGCAACCCATGCTGTAAATGCATGTTCTAAAATTTTCCAATCGCTATCACCAGGTAATGCTATCCGAATTTGATTACGTTGAAGCACCCACCGAAGGTGAAGTTGATAAGTGGGGGTTTACTATCAAACCCACTATCAGTGATAATGAATTGATCCTTCGATGTTTAAGAAATGCTCCGTGTGGATCTGATAGGAAACAAGCAATGAAACTAATTAAAATCTACGAGGACAAAATTTAATGACCCTAGCACATGTCCTACTTTTCGGATCACTACCATTTATATGTGCCACCGCATATTTCGGGTACAGAAAAGGTGAAAATAACTATTACGAAACTGACGCCTACTCAGGAAATGGAACAGCGCATTAGAATGAGATTTGCATTCGCTATGTCTTCATTCGGACGAATGTTTAAACCTTCAGGTATATCACACGAAATGAGAATGCTCTGCAAAGACTGGTCTGAAAATTCTAATGAAGATCCACCCAAAAAAGACTTGTATCAAGTTGATCGTTACTTCTTAGAACTCTGGAAAAAAAGAAATGAATCATCAGAAGAAAATTAAAAAGTTAGAGAAAGAAAACATTATGTTGAAACTAGAAAATTTGAAGCTAAAATTGGAACTACATGAATTAAATAAAGAGTGGGTACATCCCAGATCATGCCTCCACAATTCAGATCCTTGGCCAGATTTATAAAAATGAAACCAGAAACTAGTCTTTCAGCAACAATTATATTTGGTTTGATTATAGGTTTTGTGTCTTGGAGTTTAGTAAATGCTTATCCATTATGATGTTACAGTTTGCTAGATTTTGTGGAACAGTATTAAACAACCCATGGGGATGTGGACTATTGGCATGGTGCCTAGTCTTCGTTCCCATTATTGGTATGTGGGCAGTCCATACTTATGGTTGGCAACATTGGGAACCTTTTAACAAAGCACATAAATGAATTTACTATTAAGACCTCTTGATAATGCTAACGACCCTGTGTGGTCAGTAATTATCTGTGTGATACTTGGAGTTGCAGGTGCATTATTTGTAGTTGTATACATATTAAGACAAGCATTTGCAGAGTTAGAAAATGGGAGCATTGACACCCCCAAGCAGAAAGAGCTGCTACAACTTCCGAGTGACGGAGATCAACCGTGTCCTTGATGGTGATACTATTGATGTTACTATCGACCTCGGGTTTGATTTATACAAGAAAGAAAGAGTTAGAGTTGCAGGAGTTGATACGCCAGAGAAAAGGACGAGAAACCTAGAGGAGAAAGCACTTGGAATCGAAGCAACCAACTGGCTCAAAGAAAAACTGGAAGGTACGTTGGCTGGTGATGATGAGTTGTCTGTTAGGACTGAACTTGTTGGTGGTACTGGGAAGTATGGGCGTCTTCTGGGTTGGCTTTACATCGGGGATAGCAGCGTGTCCCTCAACGAGCAAATGATTGAGGAGGGTTATGCTCATGCCTACGACGGAGGAACAAAAAATATGGACCTTGAAGCACTCAGGGAAATCAGAAGGGCGCACGGTACATTAGTATAGGATGTGTAAACCAACACTTATAAAAAAGTAGCCTATCGATACACAATTTTCACCTACATAGTCCTATAATACTTTGTATCAGAGTGTAAAGAAATGCTTGGTCTTTATGTATTAATCACTTGTTTTATTCTGCTTGTAGCGTATGCAGGTATGGAAGAAACGGTGCGTCTATTCGCATACATTGATCTCGTAATTAGATATCAATGGATTAAGTTTAGAATGTTTATGATGAGACGTAAATTAGAACAACAACTTATAAAGGATCTACCTGATTACAACAAACTTATAAAGGAATTAAAAAATGACCAACGATAAGGAACTGTCGGATCTCAAACTTGAGAGAAAAGAATGTCCTAAATGTGGTGCTATTTGGATCAACGGCAAGCATGTTTTTAGTGGTACAGCCGCATCATACGACAAGAGTGAACTAGACCTTGCTGGTCTTGTTTGTAATAAACTAGGTGACGAGACATGCATCAATCCATCAAAAGGAATTGAGGGTGGTCAGACGTGGGAACGACGTGCTGGTTATATTGAAGGTGCTATTGCCGCAAAGAAAGGAATTATGGAAGATATGCGCGATCAATTTGGAGACCTATAAATAGTAGTGGTGAACTAGGTTTTTGTTTTGGCAACTAGTAATGATGTGTACTTGGGTAATCCCAACCTGAAAAAGGCGGGGACCCCAATACAATTTACAAAAAAGCAAATTGATGAGTGGATCAAGTGTAAGAACGATCCCATTTACTTTGCGATGAATTATATTAAGATCATCTCGCTTGATGAAGGTTTGGTTCCTTTCAACATGTATGATTTTCAGAAAGAAATTCTCAGAGACTTCCACAACAATAGATTTAACATTGCGAAACTTCCTAGACAGACTGGTAAATCAACTACTGTTGTCGCCTACCTATTATATTATGCTATCTTTTACGATAGTGTTAATATTGGTATCCTTGCTAACAAGGCTAGTACCGCAAGGGAGCTTCTAGGAAGGTTACAACTTGCATACGAAAACTTACCAAAGTGGATGCAGCATGGTATTCTTGTATGGAACAAAGGTAATGTGGAGTTAGAAAATGGATCAAAGATTCTGGCTGCTTCTACATCTGCAAGTGCTGTCCGAGGCATGTCGTTTAACATCCTCTTCCTCGATGAGTTTGCGTTCGTTCCAAACCATGTTGCAGAGCAATTCTTTGCCTCTGTTTATCCTACTATTACGTCTGGTAAATCAACCAAAGTAATTATCATTTCTACGCCTAACGGCATGAATCACTTCTATAAGATGTGGGAAGATGCTAGTAGAGGTAGAAATGATTATATTACTAATGAAGTCCACTGGTCTCAAGTTCCTGGAAGGGACTCTAAGTGGAAAGAAGAGACGATTAAGAACACATCTCCAAGACAGTTTGCACAAGAGTTTGAGTGCGACTTCCTTGGATCTGCTGATACTTTGATTAGTCCAGCAAAACTACAAAATATACCATTCCACGATCCCATACAAAGCAATGCAGGACTTGACGTATATACGAGGGCAGAAAAAGATCATGAATACATTGTTACTGTGGATGTTGCCCGAGGAATCGGTGGCGATTATTCTGCTTTCGTCGTGTTTGATATCACCACTGTCCCGTATAAAATTGTTGCCAAGTACAGAAATAATGAGATTAAGCCTGTACTGTTTCCCTCGGTCATTTTTCAAGTAGCAAAAGAATATAATAATCCTTATATTTTAGTTGAAGTAAATGATATTGGAGATGGTATTGCTTCCACTCTCAATTATGACCTTGAATATCCTAACGTACTTATGTGTGCGATGCGTGGTAGAGCAGGTCAAGTTGTTGGTCAAGGTTTCTCAGGAAACAAAACCCAACTAGGTGTAAAGATGAGCGTGACTGTGAAGAAGATTGGTTGCGCTAATCTCAAAGCTATTATTGAAGAAGACAAATTAATATTCAATGACTTCCAGATCTTCCAAGAACTTACTACGTTTGTGCAGAAGAAGCAAGCATGGGAAGCAGACGAAGGATATCATGATGACCTTGTTATGTGTATGGTATTGTTTGCATGGTTAGTCATGCAGGAATACTTTAAGGAGATGACGGACCAGGATATCAGAAGAAGAATCTATGATGAACAGCGTAATCAAATAGAACAGGACATGGCTCCATTTGGTTTTATTGATGATGGTATGGGTGATGATACCTTCGTGGACGGAGACGGAACTCTTTGGGAGTATGGAACAACACAGGAAGAAGTCGGATACATGTGGAACTACTAATGGACTTAGGCGATCAGTTTGAGTTAGAACATCTATTATTCAAAACAAGACAATGCAGGTCTTGTGGTGGGGCAAAAGATTTACTCACAGATTTTTATAGGATTAGAAAAGATAGAAAGTCACTGTCTGCATATTCTTATGAGTGTAAAGACTGTACCGTTAAAAGAGTAACTGAATCTAGAAAAAAGAAAAAAGAAAAACTAGACCTATCATATGATCCTGTCCCCAGATTTAGACCAGATATCTACCCTGACTGGTAGGGTGTTCATGCATTGTTTCCCCACTGAAAAGAGACAAAACTCTAAATAATCATAGACAATTTTGGGTACTTTTCAGGAGACAAAAACATGGCAAGTCAAATCTCGCCTGGTGTCGTTATTAAAGAACGTGACCTAACTACAGGAACCGTTGTAAACTCCGCTGCTACTACGGCTGCTTTAGTTTCAACATTCCAAAAAGGTCCCGTTGGTGAAATTACCACCATCGCATCTCAGAGAGAACTAGTAGACACATTTGGTGCTCCTGGTTCTGATAACGCAGACGACTACTTTGTAGCATCTGAGTTTCTAAACTACGGCGGTCGCCTATCAGTTGTACGCGCAGAAACAGGCGCAGTCAACGCTGGTGCTGCTGCTATCATCAGAAGTCAAACCGACTACGAATCAAGAATCGAAACAACTACTCCCGCTTGGAAGTGGGCAGCAAAAACTCCTGGTATTTGGGGTAACGCACTGGATGTTGTTATCACTGACCGTGGTGCTGACCAGTATGTTACTTTCGCATCAGCACCTGCTGGAATGGCTGCAGGAACAAACCTAGACTTCGGCAGCAGCAAAACCGCCGAGGTTCTTTCTTGGGACACTGCATCTCTCAAGGCAGCAGTTATCCTTGATAACCCAACCACAAGACTAACATCTTCAGATACTCTAGATACTCCTGATACTGGTATTGCAACGGCACTTAGCGTTAACGCTGCTGGTAGTGATTACACTACAGGTGCTGCTACCGTAACTGGTGGTAGTGGTGCAAACTTAACTGTAAACGTTGTAGTTAATACTGGTGCTCCTTCTGCAATCACCCTATCAACAGGTGGATCTACTTACAGCGCAACTGGAACTGCAGTTGCTGTAACTGGTGGTACTGGACAAAACATGACTGTCGATTTCACTTCAGTTGGTGGAGTTATCGATAGCATCGCAATCGACACTCCTGGTACTGGATATACTAACGGTGAAGTTCTAGTTGTATCTGGTGGTGGTAACAACGCAACCTTCACAATCGACAACGTTCTTGGCGTTATCTCTTCTGCTAGTGTTACCACTGGTGGTACTGGTTATCAGACTAGCGATATCGTACAAGTTGTTCAAGGTTCTGGCGCTGCTGGTACTCTTGAGGTTACATTTGTTCAAGATACATCGATCGCAATCACTGTTGAAGACTGGTGGACAAATACCAACATTGATGCATCTTATGCAGTACCAGGTGATAATAAGATTCGCCTATCAGCAATCGGACCTCGCCCTGGTACTTCTCAGTTTGCAGCAGACAGAGGACTTTCATATGATGAAGTTCATGTTGCAGTTATCGACAGAACTGGTGGTGTTGCAGGAACAGCAAACACAGTTCTAGAGAGACTACTTTATCTCTCCAAGTTGTCTGATGGTAAGGCATCTGAGGGTTCATCCTCATACTATCCAACCTCAGTTAAACTAGCATCTGAGTACGTTTACTTCGGATCACACCACATTCCAGCATATAACCCATCATCTGCTGGTGCTGGTTTCGCTCCTGGTGTTGCTGGTTCTGCACAGACTTCGGGTACAAAAGCACAACTCTTTGGTGTAGTCAAGACAACCCTAGCAGGTGGTACTGATGACTATTCTTACACTCCTGCAGAGTTTGGAACTGGAATGACTCTATTCCATGATACCGAAACTGTTGATGTTGACTTCATTCTAATGGGTGGTTCCCTAACAGATGAGTCTGATACCAAAGTCAAAGCAGGTCACTGTATCACTGCATCAAACCTAAGAAAAGATTGTATCGCGTTCGTTTCTGCTCACAAAGGAAACCAAGTTTCTGGAACAACAACTCTAACAAGAGCACAGCAGAAGGACAACACAATCAACTTCTTCTCCACTATTCAATCTACTTCATACGCAGTATTTGATAGCGGTTATAAGTATTTCTATGATCGCTTCAATGATGAGTATCGTTACATCCCATGTAACGGAGATGTAGCGGGTCTATGTGTTGCAACTTCGGCAACACTCGATGACTGGTTCTCACCAGCAGGTCTATCAAGAGGTGGTGTACGTAATGCTATCAAATTAGCATATAACCCAACTCAAGCAGATAGAGACGAACTCTATCAGAACAGAATCAATCCTATTGTTTCTTTCCCAGGTCAGGGTATCACTCTATTCGGTGATAAGACTGCACTCTCCTCACCTTCTGCATTCGACAGAATCAACGTCCGTCGTCTCTTTATCAACATCGAGCAAAGAGCAGAAGCACTTGCTAAAGGAGTCATTTTTGAACAGAATGACGAAACCACAAGACTCGGATTTACAAATGCACTTACTTCCTACCTCTCTGAGGTTCAGGCAAGAAGAGGTATTACTGACTACCTAGTTGTTTGTGATGAGTCAAACAACACTTCATCTGTAATTGACCGTAACGAATTTGTTGCTGAAATCTTTGTAAAACCAACACGTTCGATTAACTACATTACTCTCTCGTTCATCGCTACTAGATCTGGAGTTTCCTTCAGTGAAGTAGTCGGACGCGCTTGATCTTACCAACTATTCAACTAACCAAGGGAAAAGGAAAAAACAATGGCTATTAACTCAAACGTATCTGAGTTTCTGCAGAAGATCAGACAAGGCGTTAAGCCTAATATGTTCTTGGTGGACATCGAGTTCCCAGGAACCCTCGCAAAGGGTGGTACTGATAAAGACCTCACTAACATCCTCTGCAAATCTGCAGCACTCCCCGCATCCAACATGGGTGTAATCGATGTTCCTTTTAGAGGAAGAACTGTAAAGATCTCAGGAGATCGTACATTCGATACCTGGACTGCTACATTCGTCAATGACGAAGACATGAGAATCCGTGCATTCATGGAGCAATGGGTTGCTCAAATGAATACACACGAGGGCAACAGAGCACCACTATTCACACCTGAAACTAGTGGAACTGGTTACATGGCGCACCTACTAGTCAAGCAACTTGAGAAAGATGCATCTGACGCAGGTAGCGTTATCAGATCCTATAAACTCTGGCATGCTTTCCCAACTAACGTTTCACAAATTGATCTTGCATACGACAGCAACGATCAGGTTTCTGAGTTCACAGTTGAGTTCCAACTCTCCTACTGGACTGCTGAAACTGGATCTGCTGCTGGGTCTAACCCACCTGAAGTTGCTCCTGGAGAGTGATTTTTTAAGATCATAAATAGAATAGTTGGTGAACAGCACGTTAATACACAATGAGTCAGTTATTTGGGTTTCAAATTAACCGTAAGGATAAGGACAGGGGGCAATCCCCTGTCCCTCCCAACGCAGATGACGGAGTTGCCGTAGCTGCGGGGGGATATTTTGGTACTTACGTCGAAACAGATTCTCAAGCAAGAAATGAGTATGATCTGATTAAGAGATATAGAGATATGTCTCTTCATCCAGAAGTTGATTCTGCTATTGATGATATTGTAAATGAATTTGTCGTTAGCGATTCCAATGATACTTGTGTAGAGATTGAGTTAACAAATCTGGAAGTTGGCGCTTCAGTAAAGAAAAGAATTAGAGAAGAGTTTGAGCACATCAAGCGTATGCTCAACTTCGATATGAAGGCACACGAATTAATTCGTAATTGGTATATTGATGGTAGATGTTACTACCACAAAGTAATCGATCTTGCCGATCCTAAGAGAGGTATTTTAGAACTTCGTTATATTGATCCACTCAAAATCCGTCGTGTAAGACAGAAGATCGGAAAAGTAGAGGATCCTGTAGTTGTAAGAGGCACCGCTCTAGAACATGAGTGGGGAGACTACATTGATTACTATCTTTATAATCCAAAAGGTTATGCTAGGTCATCTTCCCTAATGGGATCAGGTGATTTTGGAGCAAACCAAGGAATTAAAATTGCATTTGATGCAATCACATTCTGCCACTCTGGTTTGCAGGATATGAACAAGAGAATGCACTTGAGCTTTATGCACAAGGCAATCAAATCACTCAACCAACTTAGAATGATTGAGGATGCTCTTGTTATCTACAGATTGTCTCGCGCACCTGAGCGTAGAATTTTCTACATTGATGTTGGTAACTTACCCAAGGTCAAAGCAGAACAATATCTTCGTGATGTAATGAATCGCTATCGCAACAAGCTTGTGTATGACGCACAAACTGGTGAGATGCGTGATGATAAAAAGCACATGAGTATGCTTGAGGACTTCTGGTTACCTCGTAGAGAGGGTGGTCGCGGTACTGAGATTACAACTCTACCAGGAGCACAAAACCTTGGAGAACTTAAGGACGTTGAGTATTTTAAAAAGAAACTTTATAACTCTCTCAATCTTCCTCCTTCCCGTCTCACAGACGATAACAAAGGATTTAACCTTGGTAAATCAACTGAAGTCCTCCGTGACGAACTCAAGTTTAGTAAGTTTATCGGAAGACTACGTAAGAGATTTAGTGGAATCTTCCACGATATTCTTAAGACTCAACTCATCCTCAAGGGTGTCATCGCTCCTGAAGATTGGGATGATATGCAAGAGCATATTCAATACGACTTCATACATGATAATCATTTTAATGAACTCAAAGAAATTGAAATGCTGACCCAACGAATGGGTCTTGTAGCACAGATGGATCCTTTTGTCGGTAAGTATTATTCTGTTGATTATGTTCGTCGTCATGTTCTTCAACAAACTGATAAAGACTTCAAGGAGATGGATAAACAAATCCAATCCGAGATCAATTCTGGTCTGGTCATGGATCCAACTCAGGTCAATATGTTCGATACTATGGACCGACAAAATGCTGCATTCTCCCCAGAGTTGCAGGGCATTCAAGCAGATGACTCATTCGATAGAGAGCAAGATTCTGCTGATGCGAACCTTGATAGAGAAGTACAAAAACAAAAATCTCTACCTCCAAGTCAATCTAAAGATAAATAATTCTAAATTATGGAACAATCCAACCCCAACGCCGAGGTTCTTAGCGTAGTTAAGTCCATCGAAGACGGACAAAGAGCAAATGCAATAGATGCAATTCAAGATCTTTTGTATTCTCGTGCTGCAGATGCAATGTCTCAGTACAAACAGATTGTAGCGAAATCATATTTTGACGAACCAGCAGAGGAACTACCAAATGAAACTGATAACGGAAACGATTGAAGATGTAAAACTCATCACCGAAGGAACTGGTGATGATAAAAAAATGTACATCGAAGGTGTATTTCTTCAGTCGGAATTAAAAAACCGTAACGGTCGCATGTATCCTTTCTCGGTTCTCGAAAAAGAAGTTAATCGTTACAACGAAGAATACGTAAAAACCAAGCGTGCTCTAGGTGAACTAGGTCACCCTGATGGTCCTACCGTAAACCTAGACAGAGTGTCTCATAGAATTACTGACTTACGTTCTGAAGGAAATAACTTCATGGGTAAGGCACAAATTCTAGATACTCCAATGGGTAAGATTGCTAAAAATTTACTAGAAGAAGGAGTTCAACTAGGAGTTTCTTCTCGTGGTATGGGAAGCATCGATAAGCGCGAAGACTGTAATGTTGTTATGGATGACTTCATGCTAGCAACTGCTGCAGATATCGTAGCAGATCCTTCCGCACCAGATGCATTCGTCAACGGCATCATGGAAGGTAAAGAATGGGTATGGGACAACGGAATTCTAAAGGAATCAAAAGTTGCTAAATACCAAAGATATGTGAGCGAGGCTACTCGCTCAGAACTGGAAGGGAGGACTCTCAAAGTCTTTGAGAACTTCCTTTCAGGATTATAATTTAATAAATAAACTTAGACTAATCATACGAAACACGGGGAAACTCAAATGTCAGATATGTTAAACGAAAAGTTTGCGGAGTTCGTTAGTGAGCAAAACATTGTCCTAGCAGAGGGCGACCCAATGCCTACCGTAACCGCAGCTGTACTTCCAGCAAATCCTGCCGCTCCTAGCGGTGGTATTTCTGGTGAACCAAATCGCGCAAAGGGAGGTAAAGATCCTGCTCCTAGCGTGGGTACTGAAGTTGCCCCATCAGGTCAGTCTGTTACCGATAATGGCGGTCCCCGTCCAGATGGTAACGATGAGGGCGAAAACAACCCAGGAGCTAAAGCAGCAACACCAGTTGGTGCTAAAGCAGCACAAAGTGATGGTACCGCACAAACCGCAAATATTAACGATGCTGGTGATCAAGGAACCACACCTTCTATAGGTGCTGAGGTTGCTTACGGAACCAGCAAAGGTCCCGACGTTTCGTATCCTATCAAACCTTCCTACGAGTCACTTGACGTTTCTGACGACGTTAATGCACTATTTGAAGGAACAGAACTTTCCGAAGAGTTTAAAGAGAAAGCAACCACAATCTTTGAGGCTGCAATCAAAGCAAAACTCTCCGAAGAGTACGACAAGCTTGTAGAACATTTCGCTACTGAAATGGAGAAGCACGTTGCTGAAGCAAAGAACGAGCTTTCTGAAGAAGTTAGTGGAACTGTTAACTACGCCATCGGTCAATGGGTGGAGCAAAACCAAGTTGCTGTTGACCGTGGAATCAGAAATGAGATTACTGAAGACTTCATCGCAGGTCTCAAGAATCTCTTTGAAGAGCACTACATCTCTATCCCCGAAGACAAAGTTGACGCGGTAGAGGGTATGGCTGATACTATTCGTGAAATGGAAGAGCGCCTAGACGAACAGGTCAAGGCTAATGTGAAACTACAGAATCGTCTCAATGAGTCTGCTAAGCAAGTTGTTCTGAACATTGTTTCAGAAGGACTCGTAGATACTCAGAAAGACAAACTCGCTGCTCTCGCTGAAGGTGTTGAATTTACTTCTGAAGAGGAATACTCCAAGAAGATCAACACAATTAAAGAGAGTTATTTCCCTAACTCTCCAGTAGTGAGAGAAGAGTCTGAAGAGACTCCCGTAGAAGGCGAAGAGGCATCCCCAGCAATGACGGCATACCTCCACGCACTTAACCGTTGGGGTCAATCCTAATTATAACGTACTAATTTTTCCAAACACATAGGCACAAACAAATGTTTAATGCAAAATCTTTGCAGGAAAAGTGGGCACCTGTTCTAGGTCATGAGAGCGCAGGCTCCATTAAAGACAACTATAGAAAGAGTGTTACCGCTGTCCTGTTAGAAAATCAAGAGCGTTTCCTTCGCGAAGAGCGTGGAATGCTTTCCGAGGTCGCAGTTAACTCCCTCGGCGGTGCTGGAGTTAGCCCTGCTGGTTCAGCACTGGGCAACGCTAACACCGCAGGTCTTGCAGGATTCGATCCTGTACTGATCTCCCTAATCCGCCGTGCAATGCCTAACCTCGTTGCATATGATATCTGTGGCGTCCAGCCAATGTCTGGTCCTACAGGTCTAATCTTCGCAATGCGTTCACGTTACGAGAACCAAGGCGGCGAAGAGGCACTATTCAACGAACCCGATACTGGATTCTCTTCTAGTTACGACGCTACAACAGGTGCTTATACACCTAGAACTGGCGCTGGTGTCGGTGGCGATTCCGAAGGCAACAACCCATCACTACTTAACGACTCACCTGCAGGCACCTATGAGGTAGCACAGGGAATGGCTCGTGAAGATCTTGAGCGCATGGGCGAATCTGGTCGTCTCTTCCGTGAGATGTCCTTCAGCATTGAGAAGACTTCGGTAACAGCGAAGTCCAGAGCACTCAAAGCTGAGTACACTCTAGAACTAGCACAAGACCTCAAGGCGATCCATGGTCTAGATGCTGAGCAGGAGCTTGCTAACATTCTGTCTAGCGAAGTTCTTGCTGAGATCAACCGTGAAGTCGTCAGAACGGTCTATCGTGTTGCTAAGCCTGGTGCTCAGAACAACACCGCTTCTCAAGGTATCTTTGACCTCGACGTTGACTCCAACGGTCGCTGGTCTGTTGAGAAGTTCAAGGGTCTTCTCTTCCAAATCGAGCGTGATGCTAACGCAATCGCACAAGAGACTCGTAGAGGAAAGGGCAACTTCCTAATGTGTTCCGCAGACGTTGCTAGCGCACTAGCAATGGCTGGTGTACTCGACTATTCCTCGGGTCTAACTGGTGCTGGTGGTCCTTCCATCGGTGAAGTTGATGACACTGGTAACCTCCTAGTCGGTACAATCAACGGACGCATTAAGGTCTATGTTGATCCTTATGCAGCAAACCTAAGCGACAAGCACTTCTATGTCGTAGGTTACAAGGGCACCTCGCCTTATGACGCAGGACTATTCTACTGCCCATACGTACCCCTCCAAATGGTTCGCTCGATCGATCCTAGCAGCTTCCAACCAAAAATTGGTTTCAAGACTCGCTACGGCATGGTCAGCAATCCTTTCGTCACCACCAACGGTGCATACAACGGCACACCCGATGCTGAAGCACTTACCGCAAGTGCTAACATGTACTACAGAAGAGTCCAAGTCACGAACTTGATGTGATTCTCATCTACATATCAACACAGAGGACCTTCGGGTCCTCTTTTTTTATGTCTATATAAAAACAAAAACTATGAAAAGTGAGATGCAACACCTCATTTGGTCGTCTATAGTGGGACAGTTGGAGAAAGCAGGCGATAGAAAGTCTGTTTACTATAATCAAGCATACGCTATAATGAAACAACATGAACCCAAACAGAACAATGCCTAGAGGAAATTTAAGTAAGGTTGATATGCTGGCGAAAGTATACAAACTTAAGACAGAATTATACGATGGTACACTAGACAAGAAGTCTGAGGAGTACCACGAAGGTGCCCACACCGCTTACAATACTATCCTGGATATTATAAATGAGTATGGAAATTGATTGGCGCTACAGTGATGAGCGCATGGATATCAGAACTCAAGGTCTAAACATCTTACTGAAAAAGTTTGGATCTGAAATTTGCTCTGATGGATCACCTAGATATTCTAACCAAAGCATTTATGAATGTGTTCATGATTGGGTGTCTCAGGGTAACGTGAGAACTGATGGTATTGTCGCTTACTATAAAGCATACTACGTATGAATTCAAACGAGAGGAGAGAGTTCTACAAGTCATTACGAGAGAGAATTAACCAACTAAGGATGAGTCATCTCTTTGAAGAACCATGCCCTCTTTATGAACCTGAATGGGATGAAGATCTTTGGGACTGTAGATTAACTTACGATTACGACGAGGACGAAGAGGATGACTTCTAAGACCATTATTCTTATTGGGTGCTTTCTACCACTCATCACTATCTACATAGTAATGAAACTTGCTGTATGGGTATCGGCTGTTAATACAGAAAACTCTTATGTCGGAAAAGAACCTTTACGAAAACGAGGACCCTTCGTGGATAATGCATATGCAGACATTGACGAAGATGAAGAGGAATTTACAGATCGCACAGACTATAGATGATGTGCTTTATCAACACTATGTTGTAGAACAAGGAAAACCTGTTCCCAACTGGAGATACATTAAAGATCAAAACTGGTGGGTTGATTATCTCAAAAACCTAGGCATAGATCCACGTAACCCATGAACAAAGAACCAGACTACACAATAAATTTAACAATAGAAGATGTACGCTTGTTACATCATTCTGTTACGGAAACCATTAAATATTGGCCAGGGGCTCCTGCTAGACCATATGAAGAGCAAGAACATCTATGGTTTATGAGAGATTCCTTGTATAGGATTATGTTAGATTATCGATTCAATGATATGTGACGCACTAAATAGTGTGTAGCTTGGGAAGTTGACATGTCTGCTGACTGGTATAAAAAGCAGCCAAAGAACAGAAATTATCTATCACCATTAGGATTCAAGTTAAATCTTGAGTTGTTTGATGGTGTAGATTTTTTCTGTCAGGCTGCAAATATACCAGACTTGACTATGCCTGTTACAGAAGTCCCCACTAGGTTTCGCAGTGTTCCCATCATTCCTGGTGGCGGCGTAACCTTCGGGGACTTTACTGTAACTTTCATTATCGATGAAGACTTACAAAATTACGAATCTATTCAAAAATGGATTCGTTCTAATGGTAATGCAGATAGTAGTGAAGATGTTCCAGACCTACCAGAATATAGTAGAGGTGAATTAATTATTAGCACCTCTAATTACAATGCAAATTTTTCTGTTAACTTTTCAGGTCTATTCCCGATTGCTTTATCTGGTGTACAATTTGATACTAGACTAGGAGATCAAGAATATCTTTCTGCTGATGTAACATTTAAATATCATACATTCTCAGTTACCAATCTACGAGAACCAACCTCATCATCTATTCCAGTTCCAAGTGTTACGTTATCAAATAACTCTTGGCCAGTTGTTGGTCCACTAGAACCAACAGAACAATTTAACTTGCAGTATACATCATCATATGCAACTACTCTTAATATTGATAGGGGCGTAGGTTCAGTTAGAGTTGATAAAGATTCGATTGTTATTACTGGTAGTGATGTAGATGAGTACAAAGTAAACGTAGATAATTACTTTGCAGAAGTAACTTTCACAATTACAGCGGTAGGACCAAGTGGAACATCAACAGCAACAACAACTGTAAGATTTAAGAGACCACAAACAAGTGCAAACCGAGTTTGTATTGCAGTTATTGATGAAAACAATAATAACTCTCTATCAAGCATGGAAAGTAAGTGGTTGCAGTTTAAAAATAACTGGCCAGATAGAAGTTTCTTCCTACTACAACCAGGATCGTGTGCAAGTCCTCAAGTATTGAATGCTCCTTTAACTTTCATGGAGCAGACAGATCCAACGTCCATTATTAATCCATGTACATCTACATTGATTACAGCATACGATTCAAACTATGGTCTGTACTTATCTACATCTCAAAGTACTGCAGAAACACCAGCATTTACTAATGGAACTGTAGAGACTACCATAGATAATATTAATAAGTATGGTGTCTTTAGAATGGGTCTCGAACAAGGATGTGGAGACATGTCTGATATCATTACCCTTCTTCAAAATGCAACAAACCTATCTAAAGTTCTAACCTATTTAAATAATGGTGGAGTTCTCTGGATCAATGCAGAGTGGATATCTGGTGGATGCTCAAATCAATCTAACGTAAATACTATTCTTACATTATTAGGATCAAATATTCAGATGGATGGAGACCTCTCCACCTCAGGAAACATGAATAGATCTAATAATACTGATGTTATTAGTGCAGGATTCCCTGCTACGTTATACCACAATGCTACTGGTAAATTTACTGGAGGAACTCCAATTTATCAGGTAACAGAATCAGGAACTACTCATGATACTTTTGTATATGAGGAACTTGGTAATGGTATTCTAGTAGTAAGTGCTGATGTTAATACTTACCAAGATAACACATACGACGTTCAGACCAATATTCCACCATCAGAGTTGTATTCATCTCTGCGAAGTTTGGTAGCATAATAAATACAGGTAAAAACTATGGCTGTTTTAGGAGCACTAACAGTAGGTTCAGGATTGGTAAATTTCTTAAGTCCAAACTACTCTCCCGTTTCAGGGAGGGCGAATTCTGTTGACTGGACATATGGTGGAGGTGGAAATTATATTCGCCCATGGACAAGTTATTCACAACGTATTGTAGAAGCAACTAATTCCCTAGGTCCTTTTGCAATGAGACTAGGTGGTAATATTACAGGAAGAATTCTTATAAGCACTCAGTCAGAAAGTCTTGGGCAACTTGGATACTGCGACCAACCATGGTATACAGTAAATGATGGTAATACTGGACATCAATCTAAAGCAGAATGGTGGGGAAGTGTTGTTAAAACAGTAATACAAGTTAGAGATTTAAATACAGCGAATCATCCAATGATTCATGTCGAAGTTGCTGTATTTGATCCAACAGATCCAAACGAAAGATATAATCCTCCTACTTGGTGGGATAATTTTTCCTCAACTATGAATGGATTTATTCCAGATAATATTGGATGGTTGACTGGTAACCCATTTCCAACTCCTCCAAATGATACAGCAGGAACTCCTCCCGTATCAGATATGGCAGCATCGGTTGCTAACTGGGCAGCAAATATGATTTCCAATTTTGCTGTGGATATTATAACTTCACATACAGTTTTTACAGGAGAAGTTTTATCTGATGCTGAACCATTTATTAAAAATGTAATGAATGGAATTGAAGCTGGACAGATGGGAGTTAATAATCATATTGATCACAATAGAACTCCTCCAGACAGTAATGGAGATTTTACTGGTATTCCTGGAGAGACACCATTAAATCCAAAAGATTTAATATTAAGGAATGGTTTACAACAAGATTACGCCGCAAATTTAGGAGATGGATCTGGATTGACCAATTCTTTTGGTGATGTTACGACACCAAACGGTATAGATTCTGGTAAGTTATCCATAGCAGTAGTTAATCAAGGATTAGATACATCTAGAGATTGGTATGGTATTGCAAATGGTGGTAGAGGAACGACAGCATTTTATATTCATGGAAGAACCATTTATAATGATGGAAACTCAGGAGGGAATCCTGCTGCTGCAACAAACCCAACAATTGATAATGATGGAAACTTAAGAGTTTATGATACGTATGAATTTCAAAATAGTGGTTTAGATTGGGTAGCTAATACTTTTGTAAGACCATTTAGTGATTCATACGCCAATGAATTGCAAGCTTGGTTTGATACATCTCCAGGATTTCATACCGCTCCATCATTGAGTGATGCAGGAGCAGTAAGAACGACAAATGAAGGGAATACTCCAGGAAATAGTAACATCAGTTCTTTACAAAATACATATACTGGAGTGGTAGTAACACCACATAATTTGCAAAGCGGAAATCCAACTTTATATAACGAACTAAGGACCCACGGTTTTTATGACCACGTAGACCCAGAACTACTACCATGACCTCAACTTTCCCCACTTCTCAGAATAAAGAAACTTTTAAAAATTATCTGAGAGAAAATAAAAATAAGTTTTCTTCTTCTATTGTAGGAGCTAGATTTCAAGATATATCTCCAATGCTTGCGGGATACCACAACAGTTTAACAGATAGCACAGACTTGGATCTTCTTCTGTTTAACTATGGAGATACTGTAGATATTTCAAACGCTGCACAGTTAATTTACATTCCTGGATTAGCAAATGATGTAATTAATTTAACCAACGGATCTACAACTAAGGCAGTAAAAGTTACTAGCAATGGTGTAGAAGTTGATTCTTATAGTTACACACTAGGATATTCTTTCTCTATTGGAGATAGAGTATATACTCTATACGGTGTTGGGGGTGTACTTTTAAATGCTCAGTCTGGTCCAACATATACCGCTACTGTAAGTTCCGCATCAATTAATGAGGGATCTTCAGTAACAGTTACATTTGTTACTGCGAACACAGCAGACGCAACTTTCTACTACACACTCAATGGTCTTTCTGGAACGATAGAAGCAGCAGATTTTACTACTGTTACTTCTGGATCATTTACGACTGTAAACAATACTGCATCTGTAACATTAACAACTTCGGCAGACATTACAACTGAAGGAGTAGAAACTTTTGAAGTTGAAATTAGAACTGATAGTCTCACAGGAAATATTGTAGCGACAACTCCTACAATTACAATTAATGATACTTCATTAACAGCAACGTATGCAGTTTCTCCAGATGTAACCAGTGTAAATGAAGGAGATACAGTTACTTTCACTGTAACAACAGCAAATGTTCCTGATGGAACTACACTGTACTACTCAACTACAGGAACGGTAGAAGCAGCAGACTTTACTGGTACTACCCTAACTGGATCGTTTGTTATAAACACTAACACAGCAACAATCACAAAAACGTTAGAGAATGATTTAACTCTTGATGCTACTGAAGGAGAAGAAAATTTTGCATTAGAAATTAGAACGGGATCAACCACTGGTACAGTCCAAGCAACTTCTTCTAGTATAACTATTGCTGATACATCGATAGCTTCATACACATCAACAATTTCCACTACACAAGCAGCAGAAGGAACGACGCTAACAATTGATGTTACCACTGTCGGAATTCCTGATGGATACACTCTGTACTACTCAACTTCAGGAGCTGCTTCTACAACTACAGATATAAATTCTGTATCAGGATCGTTTGTTGTAAATTCAAATGCAGGTACGTTTGATATTGATTTACTGCAAGATTACATTCCTGATGATGGTGAAACGTTTACAGTAAATATTAGAACTGCTTCTACATCTGGAGCAATTGTATCTACTCTAGGTCCAATTATTGTAGATGATACACCATTTACATTAACTACTACTCCAAGTGCGACAATAATTGATGAGTCAACATTTAATACCAATGAGACATTAACCATTGCAGTTGCTACTGCTAATGTTCCAGACGGAACAACTTTTACTGCTGAAGTTAGAAGCACTGGGGGTTCTGTTAATAGTGGCGATCTAAGCCCCCTCACAAGGTCCCTGACGATCGCTAACAACGCAGCTAGCTTTGATATCGCATTGACCAGAGACGCCCTCACAGAGGGTCTGGAGACCTTTGTGGTTGATATCAAAAAAGGTGGAGTTACTATCACATCAACACCTACAATTGCTATCACAGATAGATCTTACATTGGTTCCAGAATAGACGGAAAAACATTTGGTCCGATTCAGGTCAACCGAGATGGGGGAGTTGCGACAAACATCTCAGACTGGTATACTTTATGTAAACTTGACCAAATTCCCAACGGATCTAAGGTAGCAATTTTTATTGATAAATCTGGTAGCATGACGCAATCAACTATTCAAGCGTCATTAGACTATCTAACAACACAATTATCTACTAGACAAATTACATTTATTGTAGTTACGAATTCCAATGAGGACTGGATCACACCATTTGATATTGACCTAAATTAATTCATGAATTTTGACGCTCTTCGTACTCGGTTTGAAAAAATCCGTGCTGAATGGAATGAAGACTCTGCTGTAGATTTCCAATTTAAGAATAAGCAATATAGCACAGATCTCGGACAACTCGCTTTAGAGATCCCTTTCCAGCACAATAAATACTTAAACCACTACACTGATCTATCACAAATTAAAACCTCACTTGAGTTTGAAGTACGCAAACTTGTACGAGAAAAACGAGAATACTACGGTGGAGAAGCGGAAGCAAAGGTGTATGCACAGAAACCCTTTGGATCGTCTATCAAAACATCGGAAAAAATGAAAGTATATCTTGAGTCTGATGAAGACATCATTAACATGGAAGCAAAGATTAAGTATCTGGATCAGATGCTTTACTTCCTTGATAGCGTAATGAAGCAGGTCTCAAACCGAGGTTTCCAAGTGAACTCAGCAATCCAGTGGGAGAAATTTATCAACGGAAGTGATTAATGACCGACATTGTAATCAAAAAGAAAAATGAAGTTTACGTCACTATAAAAGGTGCTCCTCATGTACATCATGAACTGTCTGATTACTTTTCATTTGAAGTTCCAGAAGCAAAGTTCTTAAAAAGAAATCCCAGATACAAATACTGGGATGGAATGATCCGCTTGTATTCGCCTGGGACTGGTGAGTTATATGGTGGTCTTCTAGATCACTTACAAGAGTGGGCACATGAAAGAGCATACACAGTTGGATTTGAGACTAACGATTGGTATGGTGAAGTAGAAGATAGTAATGACTTTGTGTCCTATGAGGGAGTCAAAGTTTTTATGGATAAGATTACTTCAATAAAACCTCGTGAGTATCAATACAAAGCAGTGTATGAGGCGCTGAAGAACAATCGCAAATTACTTCTTTCTCCTACGGGCAGTGGAAAGAGTCTGATGATCTATTCCCTCGTCAGATACTATACTGCTACCAACAAGAAAACGCTCATCATCGTTCCTACTACGTCCTTGGTAGAACAGATGGTCAATGACTTTAAGGAGTACGGGTGGAATGCTGATGCTCATGTCCATAAAATTTATAGTGGTAAAGATAAGAATACTGATAAGGAAGTCATCATTTCAACTTGGCAGTCTATCTACAAGTTTCCAAAAAGATACTTTGATGGTATTGACTGTGTGATTGGTGATGAAGCACACTTGTTTAAGTCTAAGTCATTAACAGGCATTATGACGAAACTTCATAATGCAAAATATAGATTTGGTTTTACTGGAACACTAGATGGTAGTAAAACTCACAAGTGGGTATTGGAAGGATTGTTTGGATCATGTAAGCAAGTTACCAAAACAGATGATTTAATTAAATCAGGATACTTATCTAAATTTAGGATCAAGGTATTGCTATGTAAACATAATCCAGAATACTTTGAAACATATCACGAAGAAATTGATTACTTGTGTGAACATCGTGGTAGAAACAATCTCATCAAAAACTTAGTAGCAGATATTGAAGGAAATACTCTAGTGCTTTTCAATTATATCGAGAAGCATGGGGAACCGTTGTATGATTTGATAAATAGTACAGTAGAAGAACAGAGAAAAGTATTCTTTGTTCATGGTGGTACTGACGTTGAAGATAGAGAAGAAGTAAGAAAATTAACTGAAGCAGAAAACAATGCTGTAATCATTGCTTCTTACGGAACATTCTCTACTGGTATCAATATTAAACGACTACACAATATTATCTTTGCATCACCCAGTAAGTCTCGTGTTCGTAACTTACAGTCCATTGGTAGAGTTCTACGTAAAGGTGAAGATAAAGATCTAGCAACACTATATGATATTGCTGATGATATCAATGGTAGAAACTATACTCTTAAACATTTAAATGAAAGAGTAAACATATATCAATCAGAAAACTTTAAGTATGAAGTTATAAAGGTAAACCTACGATAAAGAACGTATGGAAGAAGAATTTATTGCAACTATTAAATTAGTATCTGGAGAAGAAATTGTAACAAGAGTTGCTTACTTACCTGAAGAAGAGTCATGTTTAATACATGAACCTATGGAAGTAGAATTAATAAGCAAAACAAAGAAGAATCATACTGTAGATGGTTTTACTTTAAAAGAATGGATTCATTCTACTTTTGAAGATATGTTTGTTTTACCAAAAAGACATATCATTACTATGACTGAATGTGATGAGAAAATAACTGAGTTTTATTTACGTTGTTTATCTCAAGATAAGAAAGCAAAGTCATTAACTAAGTTTCATGGTGAAGGTAAGAAAGGTGATCCAAGTAAGATCTTACCTGGGTACGTTGGATCAGTAGAACAATCAAGAGATCTTCTAGAAAAGATTTATAAGTCAGGTACAGGTACTAAAGAGTAGCTAAGAGCTTTAATTACCTTTGAACCTCTCACAAGGTTAATTGTACTGAGTTTCTGAGGTTTCGTCAAGCCCCCTACTGAACCTATTTACATTTGCACACAGAACCTCTATGTGCTATACTCCTAACAGGAATCAAAGACAACAATGGTCAAGCGTAAAAACACCGAATACTATGTAAACAACAAAGAACTCCTAGAAGCAATGACTTCCTATCGGGAGAGAGTGATTTACGCTAAAGAACATGAGAAACCTAAACCAAGGGTTCCCAATTACATTGGTGAGTGTTTCTTGAAGATCGCTACTCATTTGTCTTACAAACCAAACTTTGTAAACTATCCATTCAGAGAAGACATGATCTGTGATGGTATTGAGAACTGTCTCCAGTACATTGATAACTTTGATCCTGAGAAATCTTCTAATCCATTCGCTTACTTCACGCAGATTATTTACTACGCATTCCTTCGTCGTATTCAGAAAGAGAAGAAGCAGTTAGAAATTAAGCAGAAGATTCTAGACCATTCCGATTCTGCTACAGTGATGCATGTTGATGACCATGGTAACGGCATGTCTGGTATGAATGCCTCTAGGTCTGATATGAATAGCATCAAAGAAAATATTGAAATTAGAATGAACCGATGAATTATGAATGGTATGAAACACCCTATGGAAAATTCCGTATTGAGAAGAGACGGTTTGGAACGTGGACTAGCTTTGGTGAGGATGGCGAGGGAATCGTCACAGGCGGTACGAGGGAATCTGTCATGGTCGGAACGCCATTCCACTTGGAAGGTGTCGCTACTAACTGGGCAAACTGTAAATACTCAGCACGATATGATGGGACAGTAAGCGG